ATTGACTTCTGACCGGCTCCGCTGCGCTCATACGCAATGTTCCACTTAACTTTTTCACCGACCGACTGTGTCACTTTGTTCTTAATGATTTTCGCCGTGATTTCATGCTCATGCACGCGACCCTCTTCCGACTTCACCTTCTTGCCGAGAGAGATACGCACTGAAGCGTAAAACTTAAGCGCTTTACCGCCAGGTGTCGTCTCAGGATTGCCGAACATAACGCCTGGCTTTTCACGGATCTGGTTGAGGTAAATCATCACCACATCCATGTCATCGACGAACAGGTTTACCGCTTTCAACGTCGAACTGGTTACTCGAGCCAGTGCCGTTGTGTCGTTCATGTTGTATTCGCTGATGCCCTTTTCTGCAACAGATTTTGGTACTGCAGCTGCCACCGAATCCTGAACAATAACGATTGGCTTGTCAGCAAACTCTTTTGAGTTTCGAATTGCTTCAGCAACTTCTAACGCCTTTGTATTGCCTTCTTCCCAAGTAACCGGCTTGATATACATAAAGTGTGGTCGTTTTGTATTCAGACCTAAGTCTTCAGCGAAGTCTTTCTTGAAAGACCGCTCGTAATCCACAAAGATTCCGACACCACCGGCTTTCTGAGCGGCAATCATGGCCATTGTCGCCATTGCTGTCTTACCTGATGACTCAGGGCCGTAGATTTCATAAATGCGGCCGGTGGCAAATCCACCATCCGGGTTGCCGCTCAACACAATGTCCAACGGCAAAAGCGATGAACTCATAAAGTGATTTTCTTCTTCAAGCCACTCTTCGTCACCTAAAAGACCGGCTAACTCTTTATCTAAACTTGCCATGCTGAATGCTCCTTATGCGAATAGACGTTCAACGGTGTCTATTTGATTCGCCAAACTGATGAAATTGTTGTCCTCGAAAAACACCAAAGTTTCTTCTTTACTGAACTTAGGCTTTTCCATCTTGAGGCCGCTTGGTTTTGGCGACTTGCTCATATCCATAAGCGCTATGTTCCGCTTAAGGATCTCCAGACCGCCATTTTCGTTGCTACAAAAAGCGTTAATCTTCTTGCGAGCCCGAGTAAGCTCTTTGGGCAAGTCTTCTTTTTCAAACTCACCATTTGCCCGATAAGCTTTAATCAATTCAGCTATGCTTCCGAAATGATTAATAACTCGCTGAGCTGTTAGCTCTCCCAGGCCACCAACGCCGGGTATGCAGTCTGAGTTGTCACCTTGCAAATACTTAGATTCGAGAAATTGCTTGGTTGTTTTAAACCCTGTCTTTTTCTCGAAACCATGAGTATCAACTACCTCATCGTTATGTAGGTTGTACCAGTGAACGAACGGGTTAACCAATTGCAGCCAGTCCTTGTCACCAGTCACAAGCAAAACACGCTTGCCGTTGTCCGATAACTTTTTGCTTATCCAATAAGCCAGGTCATCAGCTTCTAAACCTTCATAGCTCAATTGCTGAATGCCCATCTTTTCGAGCGCTTCTTTGATCAGGGGTCGCTGCTTGCGGTATTCTTCCCGCTCAGCCGCCACTTTCGGATTGTCGTCACGCTTTGATTTGTACTCAGGGTATATGTCAAAGCGGAACTGACAGTGCTCGTCCCACAGACAGATAATTCGAGCGTCAGGGTTTAAGCGCTTAAACTTGATCATCTGCTTGATACTTTGAAACACGGCTTGAGTTTGGTTACCGTCTCCGTCGTTAAGCTTGCGAGTGCTATTCGACTGATAACCCACCGCATTCATATCAACCAAAATTACGTTATACATGGTGTGAATCTCCAGTGAAGAGAAAGGGGGCTAACGCCCCCTTTTAAAGTTACCGAGTGAACCTTACAGGTCGCCCAAGATGTCGTCTAAGTCATCGTCGCTTGAAGACTCAGCTACCGGCGCGTCTCCGCCTACAACTTGCTTTTCTTCAGAAGCCTTTTTCTCAGCTTCAGCTTTGGCTTTGGCTTCTTCTTCAGCTTTCGCCTTAGCTTCCGCTTCTTTGCGCTGTTCAGCTTCACGCTTAGCCTTAGCTTCTTCTTCGGCCTTAGCCTTTTCTTCGGCTTCCTGGTCGTCAGATTCAGACTCAACAACCTTCTCTTCTGAAGCTTCTGCTTCAGGCTCGTCAGCCGGCTCGTACTCAGCATCTTCAATGCTTTCGTCCAACATATTGTCGAGTTCACGGCGCTCACTGGCTTTGTTCTCAAGAGCTCGACCACCATCAGCAACTTCGATGCCGACAATAGAGCCAACAGTAGCGATTGCCTTATTGACTCGCTCCTGCTCCCAGTTCTGAGCTTTAATCCACTTGTCGATGTCCTTGCGAGCTTCTAACTGCTCTTTAGTCACGTCTTTAACGTTATTCTTAGGCGATGTCGGCATGACTGTATATTTACGGTCAAAACCCGAGCCTGTTGCGTTAACAGTGATATCAAGGCCGTCTTCCGTTGCAATGATTTGCTCACCGTACTCTTCAAACAGACTGATAATGTCGTTTTCAAACAGTGAACGTGGAATGTCGATCACTTCAACGCTATCATCTGAGCGCTTGTCACCACGCACAACAACGTTTAGCAAAATACGATTACCGGCGTTCGCTTTCTTAAGCGCTTTAACGCTGTCATCACTGTCATTGATTTCACCCATAGACTCGCGAACATAGCCAAACGCATCGCCAATAGCGTTACAGGTCGGACACTCTTCGTCGTAAGTTGCGCGAGGGCATACATGAACACCTTTCAAGTCGCCTTTTGCATCTTTTACAAAGTGCATACCAAAATCGTGAAAAAAGGTGTCGTCGTCTTCGCGCCAACCCGGTAGGATGCGCAACTGCGTTTTGCCTTCTTTCAGTTTATAAGCACTATCGTTACCTAGTTTGCGTTCTTCAGCTTGTTCTTTGCGTTTCTTGATGATGTCGTTTAGTTTCATGATGTTTCCTTAGCCTTCTACATTCATGCCAGTTGCTTTTTGAATTCGTGATGCCGCAGCCCCACGGTCCTTTTTTGGAGCTGAGTGATAGCCTTCCAATGAAAGCTGTTCAGACTCCCTTTTGGCCAATTGCGAAATCATTCGCGAACGTTGGTCAAACGCTTCGTTCATGCTCTTGCAAATGCCCAAAACTTCTTTCGCATCGATGACTAGGTCTTCCACCTTTCTCATCAATGGGTGTGTCTCAACTTCGGCGGCGATTGCCGGTTCAGTCTTCTTGTCTCCGCTATCGAGTGCTTGCTTGCGCACTTCTTTAGCAAGAGACGACCGAACTATTTCAGCCGCACGTTTGAGACGCTCATGTTGCTTCTGAGCTTGGCTGTGAGCGACACCGGCTAGAAAGGCCAGTGACGGCTGACCTCTCATTTCTTCATCCAGTCTTTTGTCGCTGATAGACAGCTTTGAGCGCATTTCTTTTCCCGTTAATGGGTTTCGAACGGCTAGCTCAGAAACAAACTCTTTCAAATCTTTTTGCATATTTTGTATCTCTCTGCTGATTGACGAGAACTATAAAACACTTTCTTAAGAATATCTATCTATCCACTGAGATATTTTCCTAAGTAAAGAAATTACTTTCCAACCATTTCTGCTGCCCGGATAAACGCATTTTCTATTTCTTCTGTCAGCTCTGGCTTCATGTAAATCATGCCTGGACTGACTGTGAATAAATACGTTCTGTCACCGTCTACATCATAAACGTCTTGCCCTGACAGCTCTTCAATTCCACCTTTAACATCCGGGTGAAATGCACGAACAGTCATTGAGCCGGATAGAATGCAAATAGCAGGGTCCATAATGGCCACTTCTTCTTTTATGATGTCCTTGTACGCTTTGAGAAGATTCGGATCTATCTCTTCACCAAACTTAGGTTTTTCAGTTTTGAACAAGGTTGTGTAATACACCTCTGCCATTCCAAAACCTGCATTCTTAATGGCCGCTTCAACCGTCCCTCGCGTTTTCTTGTCGAGCAACTCACCTTTCTGCAGCTCATAATAGTTTGGCGCATCAACGATCATCATGACGTATGGCCGCTTACCTGTTTTCGGTACCACTTCAATCGGCACATCGTATTCTTTTTCTTTATCCTGGTACATTTTGAGCAATGTCGGTTCAGCCAGGCCAAAGTTCATCCTGCGATTAGCCGACACGTCAGCCATAGCAAATGCCCCCATAACTTCTTTCTGAGCCCGAACACGGTCAGCGTGCAACGGATGCTTTTGATCCGGCTCGATGTCAGCAAACGCACCAATCGAGTCCAGGTTCTCAATTGCTCGCTTATTAAGTTTGCGACCGTCTACCCTACCCCTTAAGTCTTCTATCGATTCGAAAGGGCCATTCTTGCGAGCTTCCAGTATTGCTTCAACACTTTTGCCGCTGACGTACTTAACACGGTCGAGAGGTGTGTATAGAACCTCACACTCACGAGCTGTGTCATAGACTATCTCAAACTTACCCGATGACTTGTTTATGTCGGGCGGCAAAATAATCACCCCATCGTTTGCAGCGTCTCTCGCTACACTGCCGACTTTGTCATCTGACAGAATCGACATTGATGCTGCGTAAAATACAGCCGGATAGTTCGCCTTTATATAGCCGCACTGATACGAAATTAGTGAGTACGCCACTGCGTGCGATTTGTTGAATGAGTAGGCAGCAAAGCCTTCAATATCATCCCAAAGCTGCTGAGCGTCTCGCTCAAGCATCCCTGAATCGACACAACCGTTAATGAACCGCTCACTCATCGTTGCCATTTTCTCAGCGTCTTTCTTGCCAACTGCTTTACGCAAAATGTCAGCTTGAGCCATAGTGAAGCCAGCCAAGTCTTGCGATAGCCTCATGATCTGCTCCTGGTAAACCATGACACCAAACGTCTCTTTCAACGCCGGTTCAGCTTTACCGTGAACGTATGCTTCATTCAGCTGACCTGAACGAATCTTGCAGTACTGCTCTGACAGACCGGCGTCGAGTGGACCCGGACGGTTTAATGCGTTGACCGCAACGATGTCTTCAAAGGTCATTTCGCCGCCTTCAGCGATGTCTTTTAGCAGTTTTCGAGCATTGCCCCCTTCAAACTGAAAAACCCCCTTAGTGCGACCCTCAGCAAACAGCTGAAGCGTTTTCTTGTCATCAAGCGGAATCGCATTAAGGTTTAACTTAATATCCCGCTCTTCTAAGAAATCCAGTGCAATGCGCAAAATGTCCAACGTCGACAAGCCTAGCAAGTCGAGCTTTATCAAGCCCTGGTCTTCTACATTCGACTTATCCCAGTTAACCGTTGCACCTTTTCGAGTTTCGAGAACGGCACGCTCCCTGATCGGAACTCCTGCGACAATCAAACCGGCTGCGTGCTGAGACAAGGTTCTTAACTTACCCTGAAGCCCGTCAATTTGTTCGATTATCTCAGGGTACTTCTCTGCGAAACCCTGCATCTGATCGTCTTGCTCAAGCGCCTCTTCAAGCGTCATTTCATTCAGCTTTTTGGAGACGTTTATCTCCGAGTTACTCAGCCCATGTGTACGACCTAAATCACGAATCGTTGAAGAGCCACCCAGTTTTGAGTAGTTGCTGATACCGGCTACATATTCTTTACCGAACTTGTCCTCTAAATGCTCCACCACGTTCTGACGACGAGACGACATAAAGTCCAGGTCGATATCCGGATAGTCGAGACGGTCAGGGTTCAAGAAGCGCTCGAAAATCAGGCCAAAACGAATCGGGTCAACATCAGTAATTCCCATTAAATAAGCGACCAGTGAACCCGCCGCTGAACCACGAGCCGGGCCTACCGCAATCTTGTTCTCTTTCGACCAGTTGACTACGTATGAAACGAGAAGAAAGTAAGGAACGAAGCCCATTTCTTTGATAATGCCAAGCTCATACTTCAAGCGCTCTTTGTAAACCGGCATATCTTCCGCTGACGGCTTATAATCAAAAACCGGCTTACTGAAACGCAACTGCCAGCCTTCTTTGCACTTGTTAACTAGCTCACCGAACTCATCTTCAGCAAGTTTAGGTAGAGATATCTCCTGACGCTCCCACTTGTAATCACAACGCTCATGAAAAGACACGGCGTGCGGCAACAGTCTTTTCAGAAGATCTACGTTGCAAGAAACTTTGAGCTCCTGTGAGCTCATCAAATAAGCATCCCGGTATTGCGGTATCGGTCTTAGCTCAGATTTAGCCGGAGCTCCTTTGAAAGAAGAGCCGTTAACTATGTAGCTTAAATGGTCTCGAGTATCGTCCTGACCCTTTTTATACATAGCCGTTCTGGTGATAATCAGTTGAAGACGCTCAGAATCATCGTTCTCAATGAGTTCCAATGCTGCATCACACACCGACTCGAAATAGCCTGTTGGCAGCAATGGCGCCTCAAGATAAAACTCTGGCACTGTATCGACCAAGTTTCTGACAATGTCGGTTGCGTTTGGCAACAACAAAGGAGAATTCATGTCATTCGTGGTCACGATGACATTTCCACGACTTGCAACCTTAACGATGTCGTAAAGAGACGTTCTAGGGTGAAAGTAGAAATACTCTTCACTGTTAGCCAGTGAAAGAATTTCAAACAAGTCTTTCATACCCTCATCATTCTTAACGATGATTCGCAACTGGTACATTGGGTTGTGCGCTTTCTTCTCGCGCAGCTTTGGATCGGCAACAACCGTTACCGATGCGCTTATCACATAGTCCAGGCCAAGCTTGTTGCACTCATCAACAAACTCAGTCATCCCCGAGACAGTATTGCTGTCAGATAAAAGCGCTACTGGCTTTTCCAACTCTTTTGTCTGTTGAGCGACCTCAGCCGGCTCTAACAGAGCACTTCCGAGAGAGAAGTGCGTTTGTGCGAACTGATAAACTTTCATAGTAACGTGTATTCCTTGCCATTCTTTTCAATCATGCCGTAGAAGTCGAGCGCCTTTATTGCCGCCGTAACTTCTGACTGAGCCGTTGTCTGAGCCATGCCCAGGCCTAATGCGTAATCCAATAACTCTGAGCGTGTGAAGCCGCCTGTCTTCAGCATACTTACTGCTTGCCAAAACACTTTTCTATCTTTGTGTCTCTGACCTGCGCCTAGTATGTCAGCACTTACATACAAATCTTTATCAAAAAGAGAGAGCACAAGCTTCTTAGGGTGTTTAGCTAATTGATCTAGCTTTTCAGCAAACAGCTCTTTCTGCCGGTTGCTCTCTTCTTTTTTCATTATCTTCTTGTCGTCACTGTCACCGCTAAAGCTTTGAATGACGCCTTTGACCCGTTCCGAGCACTTATCCTTTATCTCGCACGATTTACAGTAGTCGCTTCTCGGGTCATAACAGGCAGCGTAACCAAAGCACAGTCTCATACTTAACCCCAAATTCGTTGAGCAAACTCTTCACACATTGCAGCGTCTCTACCTGGCAGTCGATTGCTAAAGGCTAGTCGTGCACCTTCAGCCATGTCACCAAGATCGATACCGTTCTGAGCAATGTTGAGAATTACCCGGACGCCGCCTATCGTGTTTGAGATTTTACCTTTCTTAAAAGAGTTTCTGACCATGCCGACATACTCCATGATGCTTTTAGCTAGAGATTCGTCCGCATCGGTCTTCTTCATGAGGATCTCGTTTTCCACCTCTTCCCCTAACCCTTCTAGGTGGTAGACGATTCCAAAGCGCTCCATGTTTGCTGCATTCTGAAGCTTAGCCCCTTGAAACAAGCCGCTCTCATCACCTGCACCGTTCGTGTTTCCGGTTGCGAAGAATCGAAAGTCTTTGTGTGGGTGAACAATGTTGTTCCCGTTATTAGGGCCTCGAATGACTAAAGGCTTTCCTTCAAGCACAGCCTGATAGTTTGCCGCAACACTTGGTTGAGCAAAGTCATATTCATCAGCTATGTAAATCCAACCTTTCGTCATGGCCATAGCAAGCAAACCCTCAGCGTAATAGCTGCCTTCTTTATTGACTCGCTCTGTACCGAGAATCTCCCAGTCTTCTATCTGACCTGAATGTTGAACGCGAATGGCCGGCTTGTTATTTCTGGCGGCGAACTGCTCTATTAAGCTCGTTTTGCCGTTTCCAGGCATACCGAACACATAGACTGGTACGTTTCGCTCGTAACCCATTCTGATGATGTTGTCGGCTTTTTTGGGTATGACGTAGTTATCGTCAATGGCGGGAATTCCGCTATTTGCATCTTCTTTCATGACCGGCTCCGGTTTTTGCTTTTGCTGAATGTCGTCTTTAACGTCTCTGCCTATTTTCTTGGCGATGGACTTGTACGCTTTCTCCGTGTAAAGCGATGCGCCTGGAAACAATTGCGCATATTGCTTTTCAGCTTCAAATGCGTCATTGCTATCGATATGAGACCTGCTGCACTCTTTCAAGTGCTTAATTACCGCCTCACAGTTCTCACCGCAAAACTGACAGGTGACAGTCTTCGACACGTTGTCCTGTGTTAGTAATTCAAATGTCATTTTACCGCGCTCGTATTGCTGAATGTGTTCTTATAGTATGACAGTGCTGAGATATATTCAACTCGCCAAAAGACTATTTTTCCATCGAATTGAACAGCTCCAGAAGCTTCTCGGTCATATCGTTGGCGTCTTCTGACACCGTATGATGGTCAAAGAATACTCCTGCATGGTTGGTTCCGACCCCCAAACTGCACATTAAAATTTTTCTACGCCACTTATTAATTTTTTTCTTCAAGTCTTCTTCAAACAAATGATAGCTTTCACTTTTACCGCTCATGGCTTCCGGCATACCGTCACTGATCACAAAAAGCATCTTTTTGGACTCAGGTCGGTCTATCAACATTTTGCAGCAAATATCCACCGCTTCACCGTCCACATTGTCCTGGTATATCTCCGGATAAGTGGCCATGTCGAACTTGTTTATATTGGTCATTTCAGACCAATTCTTAATAGTTGGCATAAGAAGTGGCTGAATTCTGACGTAGTCTTGGGCCATTTCTAAGTCCAGATAGTGAATGTAGTTTATTGGTATGCCACCTTTATTCACACAATTGGCCGTTGTATGCCCCATGACCTTACAAGTCACACCAACCTTATCCATCACACTCGAAAGAGAATAAGCGGCCTTCATCGCCTCTACATGGCGATTTTGCTCTATCATTGAGTAGCTCATATCAATCAGTATGATTGCAGCGGCGCTCTTGTCTTCTTTATCGCTTCTTTTTCTGAAGATCCGGTCGTCACCGAGTGCAAAGCGACTTATCTTCTTGGGATCGATAACACCAGAAACATGACCACTGTCCCAACCCGAGTTCGTCTTGCCTATTATTTTTCTTTCAATGGCATTCATCAGCTGAGCTCTACCGCTCTCAACTTCGATTTTCTCAAAGTCACCAGGCAAAGTGTTGTGCTCTTGAATGACGTCCAGGATTGGCACCCCTATCATGTCGTATGAGCGCGACATCACAGAATACTCTTCATCGTCATCCTCATCAGACTGGTTCAACTCCATTTCTATTGCTTCACCAATGTCGCCGTTTCCAGGCTGCTCAAACTTGTCAGCCGGGCTTTCTTCTGACTCACCCTGCTCATCATCTTCTTCCGGCTTCGAGTCGTCATTTTGGTCACCATCGTCCTGCTCTGGATCTTCATCGTCGCCAGAGTTTTCAACCTCATCGTCCTCTTCTTCGTCAAAGTAGAGTTCGCTCAGTATCTCTGATATACGGGAGGCCTGTTCACAGCCCTGCTTAGAGTTTTCTATTTGCTGACCGCCGAATTCACTTGCTATCTGGTCGATCACTCTTGGGCAAGCAACTTTGAATTCGTCCATAAACTCAGAGTGTCCGGGTACACCGTATATGGCTCTCAAAAAGGTAGGCGCCGCCGAAACGAAATTGTTAACCTGGTCCTGGATACTTTGAGGGTTTTTGAAGTCATTCTGATAATCCGACCAAAGCTTTTGCTCAAAAACAGCAACAAGGTTTTTCGCTGAACCTTTCCAACGCTTTATCCGTTTTTGCTCGATATGACAGTCTTCAACAATCTGCCCCACGAACAGTGCCACCTGCGAATCTGCAAACTTGACCTTGTACTCTTCGCGTCTATCAATGTCTGTGTACTCAACATGGCTCACCTCGTGATCGACATAGCCGTTGTAGAGTCGCAAAGTTTTTTCATCCAGATCATCTTTTGGCTCTGGCAGTATCAAGGTTTCAGGTCTCCCATCCACCCCGTACTCCAAACCTGCAGATTTACCGGCTACCAAAACACTGATCTTGTCTTCAACCAGGCTTTCAGCCAAGTCAGCGATGTAGCTATTAAAGCGCTGCATATATCTCATTCCTTAAATAGTGCTTCAAAACGAAAAGAGACCGCAAAGCGGCCTCTAGTCATGAATTTGTTTTATCAGTAGTTGTTGAGAAACTCTTCGAGTTTTTCCATAAACTCGCTGTCGATATCTCCAACCGGAATTCTATCTTTGATAGTGTCCAGTATAGCTCTATCACCTTCGTCAACGACTACACCGCAACGTTGCAAAATATCGTAACGTTCTTTATCCCACGTTTTAAAAACAAGCGTTGCAAGCTTGAATTTATCGAGGCCGTGAACGTTTTTAGCAAGTGCTTCAACTTTATTCATTGGTAAAACAACACTGCCTTTCTTCGCCATAGAAAGGTTGTTTTGGTTTCTATAACCAATCAGTCGAGCAATCTCACCAACTGACTTGCCACTGTGTTCAATCGGGCCCTCAATGTAATCTGCTATTGCTTGAGCGCGACGAGGCTCTTTCTCTTCAGCTAAACTAATTTGTTGTGCCATAACGTTTCTCCAAAAACTGTTTACCAGTACATCCGTTTACCTGGTCTTTTTTTTAAAATCTCAATTCGAGACAACTTGAAGTATAAGACTTGTTGTATTTGTGTCAATAGATATAAATGACTAATCTCAACTTTTATTCCTAACTGAGTAAAAGTATCTAAGTTAAGAAAAACTTATTACTCACGCTTTCTATTTTTGGATTAACTAGCTCTTAAACAGTAGTTATTGTTAAAGACATTGAAAGACATTAAAAGAACATTACGGTGTTCAAGATCGAGCTGCAAGCGTTGACCGGCTTGAGCTTCAGAAATGGTCTGTCACTCAAAGTACGCGCCGCGTCACCCGTAGTACGCTACTTGTCACCTATGGTTCGTAAAAGCGTCACCCAAAGTACGTTACCCAAATCACAGGTTCCTAACAGCTTTTCAACAGCATATTCACAGGCAAAAAGCTGATATTTGAGGTCAAATAGACCTGTAACCCCTGCCAAACCCCAGTTTTTGCCAAAAAGCGTCACTCAAAGTACGTTATTTCGTCACCTAAAGTACGCGAATTCGATTTTATGCGTCACTCAAAGTACGTTTCTAATCAGCCCCGTCACCTAAAGTACGTGCAGAGCGTCACCCAAAGTACGTGTCACTCCCCTGCCAAGCCGTCTCTTATTGCTTTGGCTGACATATTGATCCGGTAAAAGGTAATGCTGTCTCTCTTGCCGTCTCCCAGGTCGATAGTTAATCCGGGTAGCCCTTTCTCCTTGAGAAGCTTTCTCAACTTGTACTTGTACTGCCTGAACGTGTTTTGACTGTTAGAGCGGCGGTAGAGGTTTTTATAGCTGATAGTGAAAGCCTCTTTTTTATACATCATCGTCGTCACTATCATGTAAACAACAACAAGCATTGGCTGGCTTATAGAAAGAAGCTCCCTGTCAAAAATTCGGGTAGCTGTCTTCTCTATAAACTCTTTTGCAAGAAACGGCGACACTCTGACTTGAATAGCCGCTGTTACAGTTCTGCCGTCCTGCTTTTTCACTTCGAGCCGCTTCGAGCTTTCAATGAACCGTTCGTCATTAACCAGGTTCAATTGGTCACCGGCTTGGTACTCTTCAATTTGGTCAGTGTCGAATTCATCTTCAACACTGGTCTTCACAAACTTGTACTCTGTACCTTTGAGCCTTCTTATCGCCCTCTCAAAGTCCTCATAGTGCTTGCCGCTCGGGTTAGGTATTCCAATGAACTTAAAGTAGTCCCTGGCTTTTATAGTGAACTCGTTTCTCGGGCTGTCAGAATTATCTTCAACACCCTTTGTTCTAAAGCCCCTTTTTATGGCACCTATGTAGCCGATGATCAGCAAGTCACTGACTATTGGCATACCCGCCTCTTTATCAACCACATTGACGCACATACGATACTTACCATCCGGCGATACGTAGTCAGGCATTTCCGTCTGGTGCTTTCTCAGCGAAAAGAAGTTGTTCTGAGCCATTAACAGGTGGTGAACCGGCTCATCCTGCAGTGGCGAGTCGTAAAGCGCTTCTGATGGAGGGTAATAAGGCGACACATCCCCCTCTGATGGGGGAATGAAGTCTAAGTCCAGTTGCTTACCCTTTTTATCTGCCATGTTAAATCACCTTGAGGCGCTTCAGTTTCTTCTCTATTTCGCCCGAGATAAAGTCCTGCATTGATATGTCTTCAGTAAGGCAGTGCATTCTCAGCGCCTTATGAATTGACTCGGGAAGTTGGACACGGACATTCTTCATCGGCTCTCTGCTTCTGTCAACAGGCTTAGCCTCTGCCTCTTCGCTCTTGCTGAACGGATGCTCTTCGCCCTTCTTTTGAAGATCGACAGGTCTTGCTTTTCCTCTACCTTGAATACCCATTATTGTTCCTCATTCAGTAGTTGCTCAACATCATCACAGAATCGTTTCATAAAGAAAACAGGATTTTCATAAGCCACTTTTCTGCTTTTCGGCAGCTTTTCGATAGCGTCAAAAAGCGTCAGGCCTTCGCTCATTGCTTCACCGATTTTTACACTGTTAGGTAGTGCTGAATCGAAATACGGAAAGTCGTCTTCTTCCACCATTTTCTTCAGGTTAGAGCTCGATTTTTGGCTGCGAGTGAATTTGGTCTTAACCACGCCAACAAAAGCTGAAGACTGGCCGGATTGAACCATTTTCATCATTGAATCGATAGCCGGCCTGGTTGCTGCATAGCCTAACTCGTCCGGTGACACTGGAACTATAACGATATCTGCGAAGGTTACAATCTCCTTGTGAACATCTGAGTATCCCAACTGAGTGTCTATCACAAGAACATCCACACCTTCATCAGCAATTTCCTCAGCTAGTTCAGTAGGACTTTGGTTAGGTTGTAACTCCCAAACTCTCGGGGAATGTAAGTCTGGATGATTGGCCTTACGAACATCATAAAAGAGAGATATACCTCTTTGGGGATCTCCCTCCATAACTCCTATTGTTTGTTCGGATGAACATAAGTGTTGTGCGATGTGAGAAGCGATGGGAGTTTTACCCACACCTCCTTTGGGATTGATGATAGCTATTACTTTCATTTGAATCTCCTGCTGAATGTTTGAATGGATCGCCATATATCCATCATTCCAAACTATAAGAGTTATTTACTAACTTCGCAACGTCCTGAGAGAAGTTTTTACATTGGGATGATACGATGATCATTAGTTCATTTGTTCATTGAGAGGGAGAGAGGTTTGAAGTGGGGGAGGGCAGTAAGTAATTACCACCCTCCGTTTGATTATCTCACCTTATATCCTTTGGGTTTAGCTTCTCCACCTCCTATGAGAGTAGGGGAGATAAATACAATCTTCACTTTTGATCTTCCCTCTCCATAAGGCTGTTTTCTCAAGTGTCCGCGTCGCCAGTGAGCTGACTTTCCAGCTCCTTCTTTCGATGCTGCATAAAGCTTATCAACCGGCTCCGTACTCTGTATGAGTATGTGCTGTCTAGCCTTTCTTAAGCGCTTTTGTTTCTTCTTGAGCTTCGCTTTGTTTCTTGTTTCTTTAACAGAGTGGAGTAGGGGAGTTAGCTCATCAACTTCTGCTTTTACTGCCGAACTGCTATTTATGAACAATAAAACGGTAACCAGATAATCGATAAGAACACCGATTTCTGACGCAAAAATGTCAGTAGTAGGCTGCACCTTTGCAACACCAATGACGGCATCAATTTCGCGATAAATTTCTAAGTGAGCTTCTAACACCTCGCCAATTTCTAAATCTTTATTATCGTCAAATACCAGGGCAATATCTTTCGTTGCGTCATCGAGAAGGTTTTCTTTGCCGAGAGGTGAGCCAACAAAAGTCAATTCAACTCTTCTGAGTTTGTCCGAGTCGAGACTAATAATGCCTCTTTTGCTAAGCTCTTTAGACACCGGCATTTCCTTTATGTGCTCCGGGTCTGAATACTCGTTTATGTAGCAACCCTCAACCTGATGCTTTCCGCTGACTTCGTGAGTAACGAAAAGATCCAAATTGCGGTCCTGGCCAAACTCTATAAAGCAAAAGGGCAGGGGGCTTCTGAAAAATGAAGTCGGTGTATCTTTAGCAAAGTCTGTTCTTAACAGTGCGTGGGACAGGGCGTCTTCAATTTGAAAAGTAGGGCGGTCTCTTAGAATCCAGGAATAAACCATTAAGTTCAGCTGAAAATTTCCCAGGTTGGAATCCCTGCCTTCTTTGTTAAATTCACCCATTACTTCGGATGCTTCCGGCAGCGTTTCAAAAAACTCACCAAAGGCCTGACTGAACGAAAGTCCGGATCCGACCCGTTGGTACAGTCTCATTACGGCAGTCGCAACTCTGTCCGGTGGTGCTACCGCAACCATCATTTCGAACGGGAATATACCGTTCACTGTCAATCTCATGGGATGAGGTAGCAGCATCAGGTCTTTAGACTTGGTTGCTTCTTTTGACAAAAAGAAGGGGTCTTCCTTGAAATTGTCTACAAACAACTGACGTGTTCTGAAGAAGTCTTCGTTGAAGTCTTTCTTTTGGTGAAAGGCGTTCCAACCTTTGCAGTAATACGTTGTTTGCTCGATGAATTTGAGCATCATCTTTATTTCATGATCTGTTGTGGCCATAGAGCTCTCCGTTGCTGAATGCTCTACGATAATACGTTAACAAGCTCAGGGAGCAAAACTTACAATTAAGATATTTGCCTTACGATCATAAAGCGGCATTTAACATAATGATATTTTATTTATATTTCAGAATTTCTATTACGGATGGTTTTTAAAGCCCTTTGAAATAAGGGCTTTGGAGATACCTGTATATATTTTAGCCATTTAACATAATCAGGATTATACGCAATTAACGATCTCTTGGTGAAAAGTAGATCGTCAGTACTTTATTAAGTCAGAGAGCTCGTCAGAATTGTCGATAATGATGTTTTGCGAGTCTTCTAGCAACTCTACCCACGGCTTCCCGGTTATCATCAATGACTCAAACTCAAGCCCGGACAAAGCCAGAGGCTTGTTATTGTGAAGTTCGTAAAATACAAGGTCCGAGTGTATGTGTCGGGGTTGCATACGAACGATGTTTTGACAGTATTCCGGCACTTTTCTGCATTGCTTGGCGTATTCTTTCCAGGTCATTTCCATGACTTCTGTTAAATTTTGCTCGCTTGCTAACGCATAAAGAAAGCAACGCCGTCTCGGTATCGTCATTTTTTTAAGCCAGCCTTCAAGTTCGCTTAACACCATTACAGGTTCCTTCAAAACTGGCCTTCTTAAGAGTGGTGCATCCATGCCTATCTCTCTCGCTCTATCAATACAGTCTTTAAAATAATCAACTGCTCGTTGGGCTTTGGTTCGGTCATGCTCTCTCATTAACTGATATGCCAGTACAGAGTAATCTAGTCGGGTAACGGTATCGACCGCTTTGTTCCATACTTTAAGTGATTGAATTCGTTCGCTTGAAAAGTATTCAAAAGAACGATCTATTACCTGACTCACTGACGCCATGTCCAAACTCCTTTTAGCCTTTACGTCAGTTATACTCAAAAAAGAAAGGGGGCTCAAGCCCCCTTTTCTTATATTTTACAGATTGAGTGAATCTGAAATTTCGTCACACATCATGTATGTCTTAGGTAACTGAGACCTTTTTATAACCAAGTTGTAGTTCGCCTTTGAAGCAGACATTGCTGATTCTCTAGCCTCTTCCTCATTAAACCTGTAGTTTTCAACAAGTTTTGACGTTTTGTCGGTCAAAAAGACAGTGAAAAGCTCAATACTGTCGAATCTACCAATTATAGACTCTACCTGATTGATGCCATTTGCATCCGTATAGATAACAGCTCTTCTTTCATCACCAGAGTTTAAAGCCTCTTCAAGATCAGACATCGTGCTGTAAATGATTCCATTTTCGAAACAGCTTGTCTCTATTGCTGAGCCTTCTTGTATCTCTTTAATTGCTTGTTTTCTATCGACTACCTTCATACACTCACTATTTTTGTCAGTAGTCTTGCCAGGAACAATGCTGAATTTGAGTCTTTTGAAAAGGTCCTCGCGAAACTCATCTGCAAGCTCAAAACCTTTAGCGATGGTTACCGCTAAAACGATAATTCTGTTGCTACTTAAACTCATCAAATCCCTCACGAATAGCTTACTGTGTCTTTGTCGAAGCGTGGACGCTCAAAGGCCGGGTGGCGCAAGCTTCCATCTTTCGTCTTTTCCATGTACGAGATTTCGATTATGTTACCGATATACTCATCACGGTTTTTCCATATTCTCAAGCGATCAGAATACGGACGCTCCGACAAATCGGTTAGCTCATCTTCTTCGCCAGTAATGTTTGTTAAACCGCTACCAACATTAACTCTGACACCTTCAAAGTCAACAACGAAAGCACCGGCTTTACCTTTTATCTCACCCTGGCCCTCAACAACATCGACAACACGAACGTCAACCGTCTCTTTTGGTTTCAGCTTCAGCCAGCCCTTATTCTTTCTGTTTTTGTAGGGCATATCTGGCTGCTTCACTATGGCGCCTTCCAAACCCTGCTCTCTGAAGTTTTCGTAGTGGAAACGAATGTCACTGAGAGTCTTGGCAATCGAACTTGGTACCGGCTCTAAACTCACTAATTTTTCATCCGAGCTTAAGTAGTTCGAGCGAGCTCTTAACTGACGCTCTCTAAGCTCAGACATAAGTACTTTAGTTTTTCCCTCAAATTCGTCAAGAGAAAGATAGCAAAATGCTAAGAACTTTGCATTTTCAGCGTTGTTATGCGAACCGAGCTGACTCATTGTCCCGTCAAATGAACCATCGCCGGCCATTCCTTCTACTTCTATCAAGAAACTGTCACCGGGTAGACCAATCGCTTCTGCGTCTTTGCGGCACTGCTCTGAAAGGACTGGTTTTAAGTGCTCCAGGCTCTTAACATCAAAACCTTCTCGACTGAGAATTTGAAAGACGCCATTTTTCATTCTTAATTCCAGACGCATACCGTCATGCTTAGGTTCAATGAATACCGGCAGCTGATCTACGTGCTTCTCGTCATAAGTCAGGCCTCTCATAACTTCAAACTCGTAAATGTCTACGTGTTTGCCTATGACCGACTTTCCAATACCAACCAGACCTGTTTTAGCAAGCAATGCTTTCATCAACTGATGGTGCTCTTCAGACTTCGCCGCAATGACAAGCCTTTCTTCTTCAAGTTCTCGCTTTGCTTTTGCTTTGAGTTCGGTGTGTTTCTTAGCCAGATCCACCATTTGCTGAAGGCATTCAGCTGTTACCGGATCACCGCTTGGAATGAGGCCTTCAAACTCACCTTCTATGAACTTGCGTGAAACATGAAACTTCTGATTCTTGTCGTAGCACATGAAAAGATAATCTTTTATTGGTGCCGACTCCGCTTCAAGTCCGGCTATCAGACTCTCTAGTTGGTCTTTGTGAATCTTCTCCTGCGTTGCAGTCACTAGCTTGTTAAACATCATTTCCTCTTTTTATTGCTGAATGCGAAAGAATGATATCAGTGAATAAAAGTAAGTAAACACTGAAATACTAACCCACTTAAATTTTATTTCCTCAGTCTGTCTAATACTGAAAACTTCCAGTTAACCTCTTTGGCCTGATTGAATGCAGCAAGAACTTCTGACGGTTTGGCCGAGTCAGGGTCGTGACCGTCTTTTAATTCGCAAACCATGCACTTCAGGCCTGAGACTTTTTGAAGCGCATACGCTTCTTTTTTGGCGCTCGCTATCGTCTTCTCCTCACCATCCCACATAAAATAAACGGTCTTGAGACCGTTTCTTTTCAAATCCAAAAGCTGAGACAATTGAGAGTCTGTGTCGAGACTGTTAGATAAAGTCTTGCCAAAAGTCCCCAAAGCTACACCATCGATACCGTTTTGCTCGAGAATTCTCTCCATTGCATAAACGGAAAACACGCCTTCGCAGAGAACAGCCGTTTCCGCTCCTACGGCATTGTGAGCGTTATACAGATATCTTCCCGTAGCCGGTAGACCAGAAGCCATGAGGTACTTTCTATCAGACTCACCAGTTACATCCCGACCCTGAAAGGTAACCAAGTTACCCTCCATGTCTCTTACCGGGATGAGAACCCGACCTGAGAAGTACTGTCGCTTCTTTTCGCCGTTAAGAACAAACTCGTGATACCCATTAGAAGAGTATCTCAAGCCATGCTTTTTAGTCTGCTCTTTAGTAACACCGCGATCCGTTAAGTATTTGAGGTTTTTGCCGCTCTCAGTCGGTAGCTCATGAGACTCGGGCAATTTTAGGTCGGTAATGTCGACCTCTTTCACCTGTTTCTTCTCAACTTTTGGGCGCCAACCCATAGAGTCATTAAACTGACGTATGGTTTTTACAGCAGGGCCGTTCTCCAAACCCATGTGTGCCGCCACAAAAGTGACCTTGTTGAACCAGGGATCATCAACACAAGCGCCGTGAAAGCAGTTGCCCACTCCAGTGTCCCGGTTGATAAACACCTTCCAGTCCTTGCCGCCGCACCGTGGGCATTCCTTTAGGTTCAGCTGCTCTCCGGAGCGACCGTGTTTGACGTTATAATCAACACCCTGGTCGTCTAGCCAAACTTCTAAATCGAACTCCTCCAGGAGCTCGTCAATGCTGCTATTGGTGCGGCGATTCATCAGGTTATCTCCAGTACTTCGGTGATAAATTGCTGACACTCGAGGTTATTTTTAACCCGAACAGTCATCTTGCCCCGTTGGTTACGTGATGCAGCAAAGAATAGTCGAGATTCTCCGGCTGCTAGCTCATCCTCTGTCGCGTTGATTGAGATAACCAAGTCGGCAATACGAATCTTGTTGATGTCGTCTGAAACGTCAGTGTCGTCAGCAACAGTTCGTTTCATGCCTTCACGGTTAGTCTGAGTAGCAGACAGAACAGCAAGGTCGTGCACTTTTGCAATGTCACGAACACCCGTCCAAATGTTCTTCGAGTTTTCTTGCTTGTCATTCATCCAACGGTCGGGAGCCATGATGTCGAGGTAATCTACAACCAGTAAATCAACCTTCTCACCACGCGCCTCATAGTCTTCAATAATCCGCTCTAAATCCATAGGGCGGAATGTCGATGCCGGGAATTCGTAAATATCAAACTTACCGGCTCGCTCACTGACTTTCTTGACCTCATCAAGAGTCATCTTCATTTTCTTGGACAGTTCGGCCATAGGTACGCCAGAAATGTTCGAATCAATACGATCCGAGATAATTTCTTTACTTACCTCGAGAGAAACGCCAACTACGTTGTACCCCTGAAGGGCAATGCGCTGAGCGAAATCCCAAATGGCCATTGTCTTACCGCGCTTGGCTCCGGCCATGAAAACGGTAAGCTCTTTAATGCCGAGACCCTTGTGGTGAAGCAGGTTGTCAAATTGACGGATGCCAGTCGGGATGCCGTTTGGCTTAATTTTCCCTTCAGCAATGTCAACGCGGCGTTTAAAGCGGTCACTAGATTTCTCAAAAAAGTCGTAAGCTTCGACGCCAATTGACTTGCCGACCTTTGAAGCGCTTTCGAATAGCTCCATGATGGAGTCAAAGTCGCCTTTTTCGTGCAAATCGACCGAGCGCTCAATGGCGTCGCGAATTGCTGCGTGCCGAGCGAACTTGGAAACTTGGTCGGCGTAGTACTCGTGATCTTGCAAGTCTGCTTTGTAGATTTTTCGAACTCGATCCTTAACGTCCTCGACAAGCTTCTTAGGGATTCGTTGAGAGCTGATTGCACTGTGAAGCTCCTCCTTCAAAACGCTCGTGTCTGACAACACCGACTCGTAAACTTCAAAATGGCGGTTTGCCAGCTCTATTAGGCAGCCGACAGCCGGGTCTTCAAAATAATCCGGCTGAACCAATGTCTTAGTTTTCTTTGCAAACTGAAGGTGCCGCATCTGTAATGCGGCAATCTTCAGCTGAAAGTCTTCAGTGAATTCATAGGTTACTTCGCTCATTTCAAGCACCTTTCTGTTCGTCTTTCAGAGTGATACTTTCGAGCTGACCCTTAAAGTGAACGACGCCTTCCACCATCACGGTAAACTGATCACATTCTTGAAGTTCACCATTAATAAATGCTCCGCTAGCCAGAACAACACAAACCTCTTTGCCAATAATGCTTTTTAAATAATCGTGGTGACTCCAAGCCTTCGGCTTTTTGGATTTTGGACGGGCACTGCTGTTTGCTTGCTTGCGACGGTTTAGGGTTAAAGTGTTTTCACTTGGCATTGCTGATACCTCTTGTTTTATTGCTGAATGTTTGTGAATGCGAGAACATACTGCTCTCTTATACTTTGTATGTCAAGACTGAGATAGCTCCCCAACTTCAAAAAGAACCCTCTCGCTGAAATAAGACGTCAGCCGCTCAACTACCTCTCTTCTCACATGGCCGCGATTGATTGCGTTGGCCAGGCAGTACTGTGGGTGAGACATTTTCAAAGCGTGTTGAATGACGTGTTTCTCATGAGCTTTTTGAAGCTCACTGACCTCTTCGCCGGGTTTGATGATGTAACGCTCGTCTCGGGCAAATCTAGGCGCGTAACGCTGCATTTCTTGCCAACGCTCATAGACATCAGCGACTATATTCACTTCATACAAGTTTGACGCTGACAGCATGAGCTTTCTGGAATCCGACGTCTTCATTCTACCTATAGCCGCTTCGCTGTTTTTTCTGCGTAAAGCGATTTCAGCGGCATTTGTAATGTAAAAGTCGTATGGGGCGCCCATTTCATCAGCATACTGTCTCGCCTTCCAGAAGTAAGTCGGCGTTGATATCTTTGCCTTCTTACCTCTGTTCGGTCTGTTGTCGAGTGGGTCAGGTCTGGAGTATCCGCGAACATTATCGCCAACGTCACTGTCAATGTGGCGAGCGTAAAGCCGGCGAAAGGTTTCACGGAATGTTCCGGCGAACAAATATGTTTTCCAGGTCGGATGCTTAGCGCGGTAATCCCACCAACAGATATTCATAAGCTCCGCTTCTTTCTTCCGGTGCTTCTTTGTGATCCGGTTCACGGCTATTTCTTCGTACTCCGTGTGTGAGAGATTAAGTCCGTACATTTTAGGGTTGCCTACTTGCTTTGCTGAATAATTAATTATTAATAAGTATTAAATCAGATAAATATATATAAATACAGAGAGACACCGGCTGACCCTAAAAATAGTTTCCTAGCCTATTAATAGATTTCATGCGGTCATTCACCGGATATTCGTTAATCTCTTCTATATCAGGCCGGTAAACTTTGTTGGCCGGTTCCCGGTACAGATTGGGGTTGTTCGCTTTAAAGTAAAAGACAGACGTTCCCCGGTCGTTTCTGCCTACCGGCTTCCCTGTTTCAGCTGAAATAAAAGCAATTCTGCCTCTTGGCATGAATATCGATTCAGCCCGGTCGAAAGCTTGATGAAACCAGTGAGAGCACGTTGAGTTGGTAACCAACACACAAACATTGGCGCCCAGGTCTGACATTTGAATAGCTCTTTCAACGAAAGGTTTGATGTTGCTAAATGGCGGGTTTAACCATACGAGCCCGTCATGAGCCGTGTAATGCTCTAACCAGTTTGTCTCTAGCGCATTGTCATCTTCAGTAATAAAGTCTCTGGAAACAGCGTTTGCGGCGCTGCTAGCTGCATCGAGAACGATTTCTCTACCGATAAAGTCTTCAAAATACGAAACAACGTTGTCTGGTGTCTGCCACAGGTCTTTGTTTGCCTTTTTTGTCTTGCTTTCTGTTTTTGTGCCACGCATAAAAATACTCTCTTACAGGGGAAACTATAAGAGAGTATATTACAGCACTGAGATATAAATTTACAGTTAACGGTAGCGCTTCAAAATTTCCCGAACAATGCCCGAGCGAACAACGTCGTCTTCATCAAACTCAATAACACTTGCACCCTTCATACCATCGAATCGATGAATGGCATCATTGAGACCACTAGGGCCTTTGATATCAACCTGATCGATGTCACCGTTAACAACGACTCGTGAGTTTTCACAGATCCGGGTTAGAAACATTTTCATTTGTTTCGGCGTACAGTTTTGAGCTTCATCGAGAATGACAAAGGCGTCATCGAAGTTTGAGCCGCGCATATAAGCTAGAGGTCGGGCATCAATAACCTTTCGCTTTCTAAGGTATTCGACTTTGGATTTGCCCATAAGCTTTTCGAAAGCATCAATGAACGGCTGCAGGTAAGGGTCAAACTTTTCATCAAGCTCGCCTGGCAGTGCACCATGATCTTCTTCGATCTGGACAGCCGGTCGTGTGATAACGATTTTTTCTATATCGCCATTTTGAAGCATTTCAGCTGCAATTGCTGATGCGACAAATGTTTTACCTGTTCCGGCAGGGCCGGTGCCGAACGTCAGTTGGTTACAAACGATAGAAGAGGTGTACAGACCTTGAGTTTGCGTTTTAGGTTCAAACCTTGCTCTCTTTGGCTTTTTCGGACTCTTTATCGTATGAGCAAACTCTCTATCCAACAATTCGTTCTCAATTTGATTTTGATCTTTGATATGTTGGGTTTTAGAGCGTTGCTGACGCTTTTTCTTTTTTGACATTTTTCACCTACTACGATGTTTTGCACAAGTCGTTGTGCTGATGGATTGTATTAGTGATGAATGATTTGAACTTGGCGACGTTTCGCTTTCTGAGACAGCTGAAAGTGCTGTTGCCGATGTGATCGCATATTGAAGTGATATCTTTAGAGCGCACCTTTCCATTCACAAAGGTTGGCCCTCTTGTGGCCATAGAAAACCAGGGGCTCGTTAGCTTCATAGACAGGTGTTCTGGATTGTAAACAACCCATACCATGTCAGCTCCGGACTCCGGCATTCTGGTGGATGCTTTCAGGTGAGGTTCGACAAGTATAACCGAGCCCAGGCTTTTACCCCCGGTTAACTCTCTCAGCTCCATCGCCTCAACAACGTACCTGCACGCCTTTCCAAAGGCTACAATGTGGTACTTTTTATCAAATCGAGACATCAGCTGCGTGACACGGCTTAAAGAGGGTACGGCATAAGTGGTTATATTGTCTTTGATGCGAAGGCACTCAGACTCGAACGGCAAATCAATAGCAAAAAAGTCCAGGGCGCTAGGGGCGCTCGCTGGACTTAATACTAAAACCTGGTTGGTTTCTTGGCTCATATTTCGAAGACCTCAAAGCGAACGGCGTATGTCACCGGCTGTCTGAATCCAATATGAACCCACTCTGCGTTACCGACCTTTTCATGAATCAACTGGTCGAACGGCAAATCTTTCATTTCCTGAATTGCCTCGTATAGCTGCTTCACTGTGATTCCGGATGGAACGATATCTGCGGCCAAGCCAAACAAGTGAGCGCTGTCATCTACGCCGCCTACTTCTTCATTAAGCTCTTCACAGCGATAACCACTTGTGATGTAAAGAGGTATCTCAAATCCAAACTTCTTCTCAATGAAGTCCCGAATTGATTGAAGGCCATGAGCTGTCAAAAACAGGTTGGAAAGTATTTCTACGTTTCCGGGTACGTTATCTATACCCTTTTCTCTTGCCGTGTTTGAGTCAATCAACTCGTCATAAGAAATGTTATCAGGGTACACGTTACTTCCCCTCTATGACTATTGGTGTTTCAGCCTTAACCCGCTCTGTAATGTAGTTTTTCAAAATAACAGGTCCGACTAACGAAAATACGATGTAAATAACACCCACAAAGCCTAAAGACTTCAGGGCAAAGGTAAGAACCGACTTCCAGACGCTCGAACTGAAGTTCTCAAAAAAATCCAGTAGCTTTTTAAGCCTGAAGTGGTCAGTTATGTGCTCGTGAGCTTCCACCCTCCCAAAATAAGAAGACAGCTTTGATTCAAGCTGCCCCTCCAAGCTGTCCGCTATCTTCTGCGAAAAGTCTTTCTCGAACTCAGAAAAGGCCAAGCGAGTCTCGACACCATACTCTTCGCGAGATTTAGCGACAGCAGCGTCAATCATTTTCTGAACTTGCTCATGGCTAAGCTCATTGCTTTTGCCTGACATCACCACCTCTCATCAGCTTTCTTGAGTATGGTATCAGTAAACTCACTTATACCTCAATTATAAGTCAATGCTGACTTATTCTTTTTCTTCTGACTTTTCTACCGGCTCAACCGCTTCATAAATTTCATCAAGAAGCTTTTCGCTTTGCGGGTCCAAGCCAAGCTTTTCAGCTAAGCCCTGGGCAAATTGAGAAAGCGTTGAGTTAAGGTTGCCGGCTGTTTTATTCAGGTCGTAAATTTCAGCTTTCAAGGTCAGGTTTTCCTGCTGAAGCTGCTGCATTTGATTAGGCTGTTGCATTTGGAATCACCGTGTTTAAGAAGTGAGTTTCAGCTTGCTCGACAATCGGCATCTGGTCATCTTCAGTTTCAAAAGATAAAAACTCAGAGTCATTTTCGTCGCGATATGTCAGCGGATCTTTACCGTCCAGTCGATGCTGTTCGCTCGGCCAATAGATAACGCTGTACTCGACGCGAATGTTTTCGCTTGAGTCTTGCGAGTAAGAGCCGTCTTCCTCGTTAAATCGAGCGTTTTTACTAGCGTACTTGTTTAAATTTGCATGGTTTACAGCAAAAACGGGCGCCTCATGGGTCAATCCGTGTTGGTCTGTAAAATTAGTTACCGTAGTGATCATATTTACCTCTTAAGAGTTTATTGCTTATCGATTAGCACTAGCTCAATGCTTATAGTATTCTATTCCAATACTGAGATACATTCAATGAAAGCATGAGGTTCAGATGACAGCAAACGACTTCTACGAAAAGCTAATGGCAAAGTCCACCAGGCCATGCGAGCCCAATAACCGGGTTAACGAAAGACTTGTGGTATTTGAGAATGTCTTTACTGAGAAAGAATGTGATGAAGCACTGAAAAGTTTCGATCACTTTTCTACTGATATAGGTACCGTTGGCAAGCCTAAATCTGACGACTACTCAGAAGAAAACTACAACCATGTGCTCGACTCAACTCTTAGAAACTGTCTTGTGACCTATGCAGATCGCTTGTTTTTCAACAGCTGGATTCATGATCGTATTGAAAAGAAGATTGTAGAGGCTAACGAGGAGGCGTGGAAATGCCAGATTACCGACTTCAGTCAGCCTATGAGGTTGATGACTTATCGAGCCGGTCATCATTTTGGCAGTTGGCATCAGGACAATGGCGTTCTCGACACAAGCTTCAGAAAACTCACCGCAATCGTTCAACTATCAAAACCAGAAGAGTATGAAGGCGGTGAGTTTCTCATAGCCGGACACCCCACCCCCGCCGAAGCTTACAAGCAAGGTTCAGTAATTGTATTCCCCTGCTACTTGATGCACCGGGTTACTCAGGTCATTTCTGGCGAGCGTAACAGCATCGTTCACAGGGCGATAGGTGAACCGTTCAGGTAATTTTCGGATGTCTTTTTACGTGCGTTTGGTGGTCGTCGAACTGGTTACCAAACGCATCCACTCCTTTCGCGTAAAGGTGTCCGTTTCTGCTTGGCTTTAAAGGGTCTTCTTCCTGTCTCTTTCTTGCAAACTCCCTCTTTTGCCTACTTTCTTCTTCAACCTCTTTAGCTGGCAAAACCTCCAGGCCGCTTGATACATTAAACGAATCAATGAAGCCTCTAGGGACAGGCATAATACAACCTATTAAATCCCCCTTTTTTATTGTAACCGTGTGCCCAGGTCTCGTGCACTTAAGGTTAAATGTGAAGTCTCTCCTTAAGTTGTCCGATTCAACAACACCGGTCATGTGGCCAACTCCGTCTATGAAATGGTTTGGCGGATTTACCGTCATAAGATTGACACCTTTCGGCGTCTTGAAATTAAATCGGTTCTGTATAGTTACCACTCCCATTCCAAAGTGAGAAGTTACTATTTGAGGCCTCTCATTGAGTCTGGTTCGTGAGTATTTGTTGTCCATGATTATACTGACGTCTTCCGGATTGTTGCCGCCATTCCATGTAAACTTGAAATCGTAAAGGCTTCTAATTGAAAAACCATACTGGTTACCAATTAGAAGCGGTAAACAATGGTAGGCGTGCTCAGAGAACCAGTCTCTCTTTTTATCCCCCGCCATTGGCTTGACTATTTCAGCAATGTGCCGGTTGAAATTTTTATGATCGGGTATTGCAGCTATTGTTTTATCTTTCATCACAGTATGCTCTTGCTCTTCAAATCCGTCCAAAATGACGAAAGGTTGAATCTTTCTCTACCCCCAGGTGGATTTACCCCGTGTTTCCATTCCAGTGTTGACCTGAACATTAATAAAGTGCCTGGTTTCGGCTTTAAGGTTATTCCTTTGTTTGGGAAGTATATTTCTCCGCCAGAGTAGTCGTTGTTTAGGTAAAGTATCGTCGCAAACTTTCTCCAGTGGACCGGGTGTTTGGTGCCATCTTCGTTTTCGGCATCAGCATGAGGCGGCATTCCAAAGCCTATAGGCCACCTGGATAAAGCCAAAGTGTCAGGGTACAACCTAGAATACTCTGAGTTCTTTACGACACAGCTTCTCATTCTTAGCAACAGGTCTTTGGCCAGGCAATATCTCTCGCTGTTTTTTAAGGGCTCGCAAGCCCTGTTTTTCCAAAAACCAGTGCCACCTAAATCATTCCAATTCGTAGATCTGCACAAATCCAGAAGAGAATTTATCTCCCCTGGTTGTGCAAAGTTTTCTACCACCTTCATTATCTAATCATAATGTTAGGCGGCCAGGTGGGTGGCGGCGGTATGTAAGGAGGTGGCGGTGGCGGCGTGTAGTCAGATTTGCCATGAAGGTGGCTCATTGAGACTGAGCCAGACGTTCTCTCCGCCAGGCTTCTCACGCTGCTCTGTCCTAGTGATATGGAGCCAGATTCACCTAGCTCCTGTCTCACTTGCAGCATCGTTATTGTTCCTGAAGACGGTAGTGCCATTATGCAGCTCCTATCATTCTTTCAATCTTATCTAGTCGAATTTCCAAGCTCTCACGCTCAAACTTCTCCTCTTTCAAGGCCTCAACCAAAAGCGCAATTATCTTTTCTTTGTGAACAGTCAAGTATTCATTGTCGAATGGTGCCGGAACCACAGCATCAGGTATAACCTCTCTCACGTTTTGAGCAATAAACCCGGTTTCGTGCCTCATTGACGGTGAAAAACCTAAATCCTCACAATTCTTTTTCCAGTCAAATGTGACACCATTAAGCTTACTCAACTTCTTCAGGGCATCAGGTATCCGCTCTATGTTTTCCTTCAGTCTTTCATCTGAAGCGTATGCTGTAACATTTCCTTTTGTATCCAAAGACTTGTTAAAGTAAAACTTGACCCTGTCGGTATATATGTGAGCTGCACTTGTATTGGCGGGTCCGAAGTCTATATAGCCATACTGAGTAGTATGCCTTGTCCATTGACTACTTCTGGCCCAAAAATAATGGTAGCTACCACCGTCGTACAACGCTATACCCGAATTCCCGTATGTTCCTCCAGATCCATTAGTCCCATTTATATGCAGTATGCCGGCGTCTGAAGGTGTTCCACCACTACCAAATCTAGCATCAATAGAAATCCAGTCATTTCCTTCTTTATAATGAACTCGACCGTCGACAGCTATTTTATTTGTTTGGAAAGTACCATCTGTATGAAATAAGTATCGAGTATCTGGACCACCACCAACTCTTATTTGAAAAGAACCACTAGCATCATTTTCGTTGGATGCTAAATCCCATTTAGTTGTATTACCAGATTTTAGCCTTATATATTTCCAAGCATTTACAGGGTTTTCTATTTCTAATCTAGTTCCATTAAAGGTTTTAATTCCACCAACATTTTGACTAGCCGTCGAAGATACAACACCTAGTTCGCTATATTTCGGCTTATGCCCTTCGTGGTAAACTCTTTTCCCATTGACTTGCGGGGTAGAGAAAAAGCGCACCAATTGATCGGTGTAGTAAAACTGCATAACCTTGTTTGATGGTATAGAGTCTGTTACAGACCCCATTCCTATCCACCCCTTACCATCGCCTGTGTAAGTTAGATGGAGGGCTGCACTTCCCTTTTTACCTGATTCCCCTATAGATATTCCAGCCCCCTGATCGGTTCCAGTACCACCGGATCCTGGTGAGTCTATGGTTAGCCAAGGATTGCTCTTAGAAATAGCAAGGTCACCAGAAAGAGAGCCACCGCTTAAGGGTAAGTAACTGTGACTGTGGGACGCCTGGGCTGCTCCAATTTCGCCAGGGGTGGGCTTGTGACCGGTGTGATAAATCTCTCTGGACCCAATAAAAGAGCCGTCTCTAAACCTTCTAAAGAAAAGTCGATCTTGTAAGGCTGCTACACCTATTTGAAAGCCGTTACCGCCACCACCAGAAGTGATAAATGTAGGGTAAGAGCCGATAGCGCTACCTGCATGGTTGCCAGCTGAGTAAAATCCGCTTTTTTGACCTCCTGCATCATCAGCGCTTGATAAGCTCTTTTTATAACCAAGCCCAAACTTTCTTACATCCTCATTTCTTACACTGCCTAGACCTACATCACCCGCCGTGGTTGCTCTAGCCCTTAAAGAAGAGTAAGTTCCAGATGAATTAAACACGTCACCTTGCAAGCTGAAAGTGGTGCCATTCAAACTCAAGCCAGCCCCTGATGAGTATTGCGTGTCACCAATTAAAGCTGATGACGGCAAAACTGACGTCGGTATTATGCCACTATCTATCTCGCTTGCTGTTGGGTGTCTATTCGGCAAAACTTCGTGAGTTTTGTCTACAACTCCCGAGTGTGAGGTTTCAAATGTAATGTCAAAATTTGAGCTTGTCGAGCCATAGCCAATTACAAGGTCCTGCACTGATACATGAATGTGAGACCAGTTAGTAGTCTCTTCACCAATAAGGATGTACCTTTCCCCACCTTCAGTGACAAATCTAACCTTGACTCCTTCATAGTCTTTATCGGCACGACCAGAAACATGAGTTCTAAACCAAGACCCGCCCGATATGTAAGTGTAACCGCCTACTGTTATATCTAAAAGTCCAGAGTAAGACCATACAACCACTCTGGCGCTAAACATTACATTGTCGCTGCCGACATTTATCTTTATAAAGCCGCTTGACGTCGGGTCTATGTATCTCCCCGAAGTGTTCACCTTTTTTGTGGTGCCACCCATACGGTCAGATCTAAGAACAAAATCAGGTTTGCTAGTCACCTCCGACCAAGAAGGCCAACGAGTTGCTGTTGCCGGTTTTCCGGTTACCTCAGACCAGCTTGGAGTCCACCCTTCAGCCTTAGCTCCTATCTCAGACAGGGTAGGCCAACGAGTTGCTGTTGCCGGTTTGTTCTTAACTTGAGACCATGAAGGTGTCCAGGTGTCAGGCAGAGCGTTTACATCAGAGTATGTCAGGTTTACTGAACCAACATAACCATTAACGCTATCAACCTTGTCTGAGCCGTCCTGTTTGAACCACTCAGAGTTTTGAGGGTTGTAAATGATGCTGTCGCCAGGGGCGTACTCGATGCCTAGTATTGTTCCCGAGTTTACGATCTTGTAAAAAACTGAGCCAACGTCAGGTGTTGGTGGAACTTGGCCGGTTGACGCATCCCATTGGCCACCCATATACATACCACCCGTTAGAGCTTGAGCGGCCTGTTTTGCCTCTTCAGAGTAACCTTTTGAGACTGAAGACCAGTGTTTACTGCTGTACTTGCCGGTTTCAACTTCAACACCGTCAGCTTCTTCCGCCCACTGCATAGCCTTGTTCATGTGAGACTGCGCCTGGCTCATAAAATATGATGCGTCTGACTTGTGTTGACCTGCCGCTTGCTCGCTTTGAAGAGCTTCTGCTGCGCTCCCTGCTGACTTTGTAGCGTGGTGTCTTGAAGAGTAAAGGCCCGTCTCTACCTCAATATCAACGTCCTTCTCCGACCATTCTTTAGCCTTTAATTTGTGCTGTTCTGCCAGTGACTCTGAATTTGAGGCTGCAGCTGCACTATCCGCCGATTCCCCGGCTTTCAGTGTCGCTGTCGATTCTGAGTCTGACGCCTCTGAAGCTTTTTGAGAAGCTATTTGTTCGCTGTTAGCCGCTGCCGTCTCGCTATTTTTCGCGGCATTTGCGCTGTTCTTTGAATCAACCGACCAATGATAAGCAGAATACTCGCCAGTTAATACCTCAACGCCGTAAGCCTCTTCAGCCCATTTCTTAGCCAAGTTTTTGCTATCTGCTGCATCTAATGAGTGAGAGGCTGCATTTTGCTTGTGCTGCTCTGACAAGTTTGCATCGCTAGAAGCACTTGATGCTTTTTGGGTAGCCACCTGCTCGCTTGCTGCCGCCTTTTGCTCACTTTCAGAAGCTTTTACTGAGTAGTGGTAAGCTGAGTATTTGCCAGTTGTTACTTCTACATCAACATCTTCAGTCGCCCAACTTAGAGCCTCCAGGCGGTGTTGATTTGAAGCTGTTTCGCTTTGCTTTGCCGCTTGCTCTGATGAGGCCGAATTGGTTTCAGACTTTTTAGCGTTGGTTTCTGAAGTATTTGCAGCGTCAGCGCTCGCTTTAGACTCTACCGACCAGTGATAGGCAGAGTAAAGTCCGGTCTCTACCTGCACGTTGTGAGCTTCTTGTGCCCACTTTTGAGACTTCTGCTCGCTTGCAAGAGACGCCGTTTCGCTATCCTTTGCTGCAACTTGGCTATCTGAAGCTGCCGCTGCTGAATTGCTTGCCGCTGTTGCTTTTGAAGAAGCGAGTGATGCACTTGCCGCAGAGTTGCCTTCGCTGTCAGCAGAATTTATTTCACTGTTTCTTGCGGCTGTTGCGGAGTTTGAGGCTTCTAACGCTTTTGCCGCCGCCCTGTCCGCCTCATCTTTTGCATTTTGGGCGTACATTGGTGCGTCACCAATCAATGCTAAATCTGCCTGAACCTGGTCAGCATTTTGCTGAATTTGATAGGTCATCTGAGGCAAAGTTTCTATTTGAGTGGCACCTGAAGGACCGTGGACTTCGACGGTGCCCATTTCATTGAGCCAGATGTCCATTTTCGTAAACCAACCAGTAAAAGCATCGTTTTGCTTTGATACCTGGCGTGTTACTTCTCGCAAGTCTACTGTTGTTGGTAGCAATAAGCCTTTAACTCCAGCCTGATCTGCGTATGGCCAGGGCTTTTTAAGGGTTAGCTCGTAGTCTGAACCTGAGACCTTTGTAGCTCCCACAACGGCCACTGGAAGGCCTTGCTCTGTGAAAAGAGCAATGGTTTCTGACAGAACAAAGTCCTGGGTATCTAGTGATGCTTGCACCACTGTCGCGCCGGATGTGACGGACAGTGATGTAATGTTGATAATCTCTTTCATTTCGCCACCCTTTTAAAATCTTTCCTCTATTCTAATATATATATCTAAGTACTGAAATATAAAGTTAGTCCCGTTTGTGACCTATTGCCGTTACATATTCTGATTCTTTTAGTATCTGGAACGATAAAATTTGACGTGAAAACTGAACTTTAGAGTCGGGCCAGGAACCATCCAGTGACGCCTCCATATAACAGTCAAAAACAGGGCTTGTGTTTTTAGGAACAGTAAGCGCTACTTTTTTAGTTAAAACTTCTTCTCCTCTATTTACCTGATTGTATCGGTGGCTCTCGTAATTTCCATCCCTGAACCATTCAAGCAAAAATGAATTTTCTAAATTAGGGGCATTATCACTCCCGTCAACTATAATTCCGTCAACAATAACTATTCTGTCCGAAGGCGCTTCTTTAATGGACAGCCTTAGCACTCTTTTCCTCTCGCCACCTATTCCGTCATAAAAAGATGCAAATTCAAGCTCTACAAATCCACCGGCTGACTGCTCACCTATAATTTTTTCAGCTCTCACCGTTCCAGTGAAGTTACCATCAACACCATTCAATGTTGCCCCGGTGATATTGTTACCAACAAGATCACCCTTGAACACGGCAGATCCACTCTTCTTAACGTAAAACACAGCGTTGCCGTCAGTTTGAGAGCCCTTTCCCGACCATATAGCGTAATTACCCCCTCCACCGACTACGGTTCTGTTCCCGTTATAAGATGGAGAAGCGGTTCTGTAATAGCCGCCTGTGAATGATGTACCGTTGATCGTTCCGCCATTGATCGTCCCGCTCTCAAAGGTGGATGATTTTAGGTGTCCCCGAATGACCATTTCCGAACCGTCCCAGGTTATCGGACTCATGTTTCTACTTGCCGAATAAACCTCCAACTCTTCTGCAGCCAAACGAATTTTGCTCTGCGAGCTTGAACCGTTTACATGAACGCCGGTTAACACACCATTTGAGTTAACCCCGACAAAAGAGCGAGCCATTAGCTCGCCTGTATCGTCTTCTAACGCTCTAAAATAGCTTAGCGCTTGAATGGTATTGCCCGAACCATCTGTGAGCTCTGCTGCTTTAAGGCTTTCTGCAAATGGGGATGCTGCACGCCACACACCTCCGGCTGCTTCACAGGCAGAGGGTGTTTCGTGAGAGGTTACGCTTCCGCTTTTCATGCAGTAGCCAACCATCGTTCTATTGTTGGTCTTTATTGATGACGATATTTCGCTATTTAAGCTAGACTCTAACCGAGTTAACGCCTGGGATCTCGCCGTTGACTCATTGGATATCGCATCATTAACCTCATTTATAGCCGACTTTCTGTCGTTTATTTCTCCGGTTATTGCTGTATCCAGGCTGTTGTACTGAGACACTCGAGTACTGGTTTCATTAGATATAGCCTGATTGACAGACGTTATCGCTGCCTTTCTTTCCGTGGTTTCGTTGCTTATTGCTGCATCGAGACTGTTAAACTGAGTTGCTCGAGTTGAAGCCTCGGAAGATATCGATTCGTTTACTGACTTTATCTCTGAAGCCCTTGTCGTGCTCTCATCAGATATAGCAGTGTTAACCTTGCTAATGTCGGTAGCTCTAGCCTGGCTCTCTGAAGCGATTGACTCCTGGAGGCTGCTGACCGCTGACTGTCTGGCCTGGGTTTCGTCAGACAGTGAAGAGTTGAGCTGACTGATCGCCGTCGCTCTGGTTTCACTTTCTGTCGTAATTGACTTTTGAAGGTTTGTTATCGCTGACTTTCTTGTTGCGCTCTCATCTTCGATCTGAGAAACAATCGATTCTCTAGCCGATGCTGACGCCTGTTTCTCGGTAGCAATCGTCTCGTCTATGCGTACTATCTCTGCCTGTACCGCCTTGTCGTTCTTTACGATCTCAGAAGATATTCTCTCTATCTGGTAAGAGTGCTGAGCGTCGGATCTTTTCGACTCCCCACCACCTACAATGTCCATGAGGTTTTGCTGTAAAATCTTTTCCAGCTCAGCCTCGCTTTTGAATGCTGAGTCGCTTATGTCATTCAGTCTGTCGTCGTATTGCTCCTCTAAGGTTTGCAGTTCACCTTCTACAGCCTCAACCTTTTCATCTACGTTTTTGATAGAGTCGTTGACCTGCTGAACAACCTCGTCAGAAATTGAGTCTATGGAGTCAAATAGAACCGTTATTATCCACGGCGTAGCAACGCCTAAACGGTAATACCGGGTTGCTTGAAACTTGTGCGCGTCAGTTGTCTTCTTTGACCAAAGCTCAGACTTTGTTTCTGGCGTGCCAACCATAGAAAGCGTGTAATCAGCCGGCCCTGTGAAGTACATCACCTCGATGCCTTCTTTTGAGCGCAAGTCAAACTCTGCCGGTGTCGTCAGAAGCTCATGAACCGGCTCTACTTCGTTTTCGGCGCCTGATATGTCAGCAGGTATAACGACATAGTCATAATAGGTATTCGTCTGAATTGGCTCGTCTACATAGTAGGTTTGAGTTGTTTTCGCTATCAGATCGAAGCCGTCTGGAATTGTGCCGTCTTCATTGAATTGAAAAACTGGAGCCGGCGTCAAAGGTCTACCTTCAGAGTCTCGAGCAAAACCCTGAGAGCGTCTTAGAACCTTGTAATGGCCAACAATGTCTTCGCCAATGTCATTCTTCGCGTCAGCCCATGACAAAACAGCGGTGTCCTGAAAAAGCGCAACAGAGAATTCGTCAGGCTTTTCGGGTGCGGTATTGTGCTCTATCAGAATTGTTCCGAAAGATGACTGCTCTAATTCCTGAACAGACACGCCGTTTCTAGCGCAAACGATGACCTTTACACGATCAAGGTGTTCAACCTCGATATCACTATATGTTCCGGCTCTCGACTGGTAAAGCTTAGGGTCTTCGTCGTTTTTGGAAACCCAAACATCGGCCTGTTGAAACAAGTTGGATTCAGGGTATGACCAATAAGCGGTCAATATGAGCCTTCTAAGAGACCCCTGACCCCTCATGTTTACCTCAAAACTAATGTCGGTTACAGGCTTTATCTTTTCGTCAATTGGTGGCGTATAGCTTGGTAACGGACCAGTCTCACCTGAAGTCATCAGCTCCGGCACATATTCCATGCCAGTTATTTCGTACTCGTAAACGTCTGAGCTTTTTACGCCGGTTATTAAGAACTGCTTTTTGCGGTACTGAACTTCACCTAAAGACCAAGCCAGACCTTTAGCGTTTGAAGGCAGCAAACCGTCGAGGGAAATTTCATTGTGTGTACCAGGCCCGGTTGTTACGGTTCTGCTTTGAACCACGTCTTTTGCATACGCAATGCAAGCGTTGCCTGTGCCTGTGATATTTCTGTCAACCTGGACCACGCTGTCATTCAGGTAACCAAGAACTATGTACTCTTCACCGTCGAAAACGATTTGAGATATATTCTGATCAGCAAAATCGCCCAGTGTGAACTTGTTGTCTGTAAAGCTGACAACTTCAACTTCCCCCAAAGACAAAGATGGAAACTGAACAATCAGCTCATACTCTGACTCGTTAAGGGTGACTTCTTTATCAAGTTCAAGAATTGAGTTTCCGTTTGAATCCAGGTGCTCTGAAACCCGACCACCAACAGACCAGTTAGGCATAGGGTGTTGGATATAGACAACATCGCCTATCTGAACATCTTTACCCTCAAGCGTCGAAGTAAAGGATACAGTTTGGCCAACTCTGTTCATGTTGAGGGCAAACATACCCTCATCAAAGGCCTGTTGATAATCAACAACGCCGTGTAGAGTTAACTGCGTCGCCCGAGGCTCGTCACCTCTTTGAAAGGCCAGCTGATCATAAACTTTAAACTCAGAACGCTTGTAATCGTTCTCGCGGTCATAAAATATAACATCTATCTCATTAGCCCGGTCTTCACTTCCAGACCAGGATATAGACAGTGAGCCCGATTTTATGTTTGATTCGTTGAACAGCATTGACGGCATTTTCGGATGAATAATGCTGACGCTGAACAAGTCGCCGTGCATTGTTCTCCTTGCATGGCCAACTTTGTAAACTGACTTCAGTGAGTCAAATATATTGCCGTCAGTATCGAATGTTCCGTTGAACATCCAGCCGTTCTCGTCACACACTTTCGCCCACTTTATGAAAGCGGGTAAGTCCATCTGAGATCTGTCGTACCGGCCGCCCCAACGCTTATGAGTTAGAACGTTGTAAGTTATCCAGGCCGGGTTCGCAGTGTTTTCTTTTTTCCACTCTCCCGTTTCAGAATCGTAAACGTCGAGTACTGCGCCTTCCAGGTCAAATGTGACGTTTGGAATTCTTGAAAGCTGATCGGTTACCAAAACCTCAACGCCTAAAAGCGCCGTGTGCTTGTAAGACACACCGTAAGGCATAGACTCTACAATGTCGTTAAGCTGCCAATCAGAAGGCAGTGGATTTCCGTTCTCGTCATTTCTTTGAGGTGAAATACGATCAATCATCACCTCGTACTTTTGAGGCTTAACTGGGCGAGACGATATGTTGTATCTGTACGGCGACATCACTTTTTTTCTGATCTTGTGGATGCCGTTTTCGTTGTAGTTGCTTCTTATTCCGTATGGCGTTGAGGAACCGCTTATACGACCAACCTCTTCCTCCTCTCCAGTGTGTATATTCACACCTTTGATTATTTTTCGAGGCTTTTTGTATTGAGGTTTAGTGCGTCTAGGCTCTCTTGATCCGCGATACCGGTCTTCACCCTCTCTTATGAGGCTGTTCTCAGCAACGTCTCTCCCATGCTCCCTGATGGTGAAGTCTTTATAATCCCTTACGTCAACAACCGATTCGTAAGTTATCCCGCCTTCTGTAAACTCTTTGGTGTTTGGGTAAAACTCACCATCGCTTTCTGAAATAGGAATTCCAGACGCATTACTTATAAACTCTAAATCGCCCTCTTTCGACCCTGTTTGTAGGTACTGCCAGGGCTCATTAGAACCTAGCGGTCTCATTTTGATCGCTAGCTTTATTGAGGCCGACTGCATTTCGTTTTTCACCAAGTCATAAAGTCTTGGAATGGTAACGGATAGATCTATCTTGTTAGGCTCATTGTTCGTTTCGAAAGTGAATAGATCATGCTCGTTTTTGAACGAAAAGCCTATGTTCTTGACCTCTTTTACGGTCTCGAATCCTGGTATCTCTGCCTGATCTGCTGTCCCAAGGCGCTTAGTGATGGTTGGATTGAAAGACTCAGCATCAATATCGTTAAACTTGATATTGGTTATGTCCTTTATTGGCCCCTCACCGGCGTTGATAAGCATATAGAGGTACTGCTCGCGACCTCTATTGTCGGTGTATAAAGAAACAATGTTACCGGCTACCCGACTCTTACCAAATGTTATTGGTACAGGTATGCCCTCTCTTGAGGTGTTTTTAGGACCGTCTATTCCGTAGGTAGGCGACTCCCCTCCAGACATTCCCTCTGAAGCGTCCATGTTTGGAGTTTCAAATGGTAAAATTGCGTTTATTAACAACGTACCACCGGCCGCTACTGCGGCTGCAGCCCAGGCTCCGTATGCTGCGTATGCGCCCTGAGTGACAACCGTCAGTATGATCGTCGCTATTATTCTGACAATAGTCTTGCCGTCATTATCCCCGCCGCCTGGGAGGACAAGTATTGAAAGTACCTCTCCGGCCTTCGGCACAACAGTGCCATACTCATGCTCTTCTATCTCTCGCCCATTCAGCTGAACTGAGAAATCTAGGTCAGTATTAACACCATAAAGTAGGTCTTTAATGGTGCGGTCTTCCGCTTCAACACTTAAATGCTCGAAGTCGTAAAGATCAAAAGGGTTACTGAAAATCAGCGTTTCAATCGTGTTACTTTGGCTCATATACTCCAACCAACCTCTTTTCCCATACACCAGAAAGGCGCTCAACAACTACCATGTCGGCGCCCTCCCAAGCGTGAATGAATTCATCATCACCCAAATAAACAGCCAGGTGGCTTTCATGTCTCTTTATTCTAAAAACCAGTATTGCGTCTCGCTTTAAATCGCAAGGTCTGCAAATATCTCTTAAAGCAGAGAATATATTCCTGGCATTTTCAGACTGGCTCTTAGAAGACTGGTAGGACGGCAAAGGCTTTCCGGCTCGACGGTAGTATTCGTATAGAAAGCCAAAGCAATCGTAGTAGCCGTCCTCGCCTCTTGAGCCATACTTGAACGGCGCACCAACTAGATCCGAAACATCCGTCATAGGTTTCTAACCTGTATTGACGGATACCCCCCGAAGTTTCTTACATTTCCATGCGCTTCACAGCCGTTTGGACCGTCCATCGACAAATCGCATGACTCCATGCTGCCCGTATAACCGCACTCGGGAGACTTGTAGCGCCATTGACAGCGAAGCTTGGTCTGTCTTCTCGCCGGGAACTTCTGAGTTAACTGATTGGGTACGCCGAGATTGATTGTGGCGACATAGCTTTCCGAGTCCGAGCTAGCACTTTTTACACTGAAGCGATAAAAGGCCGGCTTCATATCAGTTTCGTTGGCGTTGACCGTTGCTATTCTTACCTTGCTACCTTTCAACCCCTGGTACCGCTCAAGGTAATTATTAAAGACAAGGTATGGGTCCGACATTGAGAGCGATACTTCAGGCAGCTCATTCTCTTTCTCATTAATGTTGAAATCGAAAGCGGCAGCTTCATAAGTGTTTCCGTTTATCACAACCGGCTCGGAGTTTTTTACTGCTCGAATCGTTTGCTCAACGTCACCCGTTTCCTGGTCGATAATGTCCAGTTCCACAGCGAGAAGACACACTACGTCTGAATTCACCGCTGATTTGTTAATTGCTGCCGCTATCGATGTATTTTTCATAACTATGTCAACACTGAGATATATTTGTTTCCATTATAAACTAGGCGGTCTTCAATTCAACTTTGATGTTATACCTCTTCGACTTTCCGAGGCCTTGATAAGTAACGTCTGGTTCTTTGGCAAACTTCACTTCCATGTTCTTTTCAAGTACCGGGTTGAACCAGGTGAATGTTTTGTACATACCGAACTCGTCCCACATTTGCTCGAATATGCTGTAGTGGTCTTGATCCAACATAGTGAAGCCTGTGGTGTAGACTTTTGGCGGTTTTCTGGTTGATCGTGGTCTTCCCCATGAGTAACCATCTTCTGTTTCTATCTCTACCGCATTACTTTGAAGCTTGACGCCATAAAGCGACTGGTCCTCTCCTTCGGACCAGCCCGTTGTTTCTTTGGGTGGAAAAACTGGATCTAACATTACTTAATACCTCTAATCGTTTCTCGGACCGGACCTGGCTTGCTGGCATTCTTGAGAAATACATCAATAATCATTTTCTCACCATCCAGTCGACTTCTTGATTCCGCCTTTTTCTCGTTGCCTTCGTTATATACATTCACCTGGACATCTTGCCCAACTGGTCTCTTGCTTGCAGCTTGTTCAGAATTTGTAACCGTTACCGGAATCGTTCTTCCGTCAGGTAGTGGCACGTATGCCTCTGGCATTCTTCCCTCGCCAAATAAAGCGAGTTGCGGTGAATTCGCTATTCCTCCATTGGCGTAAGCGTTAAGCGGTGCACGACCGTGATCTGTCATAATGCCACCCTTAGCGAATTTATTGGGTATAGCCGGCATATCAAAATTCATATTGCTAGCCTGACTTTGCACTCCGCCTGATATTTGACCGCCACCACCGGCTCCCCAACCAAAAGCGTTCATCATTGGTTGAATTACGTACTTCATTAAGATCATTTTTGCGATGACTTTGTTTAGCGATTTAAGGACACCTTTAGCCCAGTCATCCCATGAACCACTGCTTCCGGTTAGCATATTAGCCATAGAGTCGGCAAAGCTCTCCAGGCCATTAACCTGTACTGACTTAATGTTTTTCTCAAAGTCTTTCCATGAATTTATCATCTGATGGAGCTCGTTTTGCTCCATCTTTTGAGCTTTAGCTAGGTCAGTATAAAGAGTTTTGGTCTTCTGAAGTCCTGTTATAATTCTCTCTTGTTGAGTGGATAGAAAACCTTTAACTCTAGCCTCTTCTTTAACTCTGGCTATAGCCTGGTCGATCATGCCTATCTCTCGCGTGTATCTTTCGCCTGTCTCGCGTCCGACGTTATTTATCTGCTTTTGAAGCTTCTTGTTTTTGTCAGTGATAAGCTCAATGCTATTAGCAAAATCAGCGCTGTACGCTTGCTCCTGCATATCTATTAGGTCTTGCAAGCTCACGCCCATGTCAACAAGACTTAAGCCGAGAGCGTCCGTTTCAGCCGCTACACCGGCGAATGAGCCTGACAAGTTCGAGGCGACCAGTTGAGACTTAAGCCCGGCTTTCTCCAGTCGGTCATTTATCTTCCCAAGATCCGCCTCAAAGGACTTCAGGTTTTTGTTGCTGAAAAAGTCATTGTCTAGGTTGGAAAGTGTATCTTCAGCCTTAAGACCTAAACGGTCGTACTTAACGCCTAACGTACCAATTAAGTCGCCCGTTTTTTCGAGACCTCTTTGTGTCTTGTAAAGCTTTTCAGTATTTGCCATTTCAGCAAAGATTTTCTCAAGCTCTTCCAGAGACTCTTTCATGCGGTCGTTCTCACGGACAGATTCAGGTAGAGAGTTAACGTATGCCTGAAAAGGAGTGGCGTTTTCCATCTTAACCTGTAGCTCGTCTATATGACCTCTTACGGTGCTAACCTTGCCCTCAACTTTTGACATATAGTTACTTAAGGTGTTTAGCGTTGGATCAACCGGCTCATCCATGTTCTGAAGACGCTCACGTTCGTCGCCCATTCTCTCAAGCTCATCATTAAGCGCTTTGAGAACAGCTTCGTACTCTTCCTCATTCAGATCGCTTCTTCCGGCGTCGTATTCTTTTTTGAAGGTTTTAACTCGTTTTGTAAAAAGCTCCATCAAGCTTGCCTGACGCTCGATTTTTATAGCTTGAGAGGCGCCAAAAAATTCATCCTGAGTAATCTCAGAGCCGGGTGCGTTGTAAAGCTTGTTTAGCTCTTCAAGCGCCTCCGCAAAGCCGCTGCGAACCTTGTCAGTATTCGACTTGAAGTTATCCACTATTCTGCCTGACACCGACTCTGCTGAGCGCTCTATGGCAGAGTTTAAATTTGTATCGATTCTGTACTCAAGCTCTTTAATTGCTTGTTCTGCATTTGTTATGTTTTGCTCGAGCATTTCCCTGTGAGAGCCGTCCGTGTCGTACCCTTGAGTTACGCCGTTTTCAAATGTATCAAGCGCTTGCCTTGCCTTTTCAAGATTTATCTTTTCCTCTTCAAGCTGCTCCCTGGCCCTCTCTATTTCGTCCATTCCTATTAGGGCGTCCGGGTTTCTCAGAGTTTTAAGTAGGCGCTCCGTTTCTTTGTTGGCGGTTATCATTTTCTCGATATACATGATGATGCCGCTTATCGCAATGCCGCCCATTATTCCGCCGAACATTCTCATTGCGCCGCCCAGGGCTCTTTTGGCTACGGCCATTTTCTGAGTAGCCCGGCGTTGTCTTTCAATGACGGCTGCGCCCTGAGCCAACTGCTCGACATGAGCCCTTTGAGCTCTTGTAAGGGCTTGGGTTTTAGTCTTCATCGCGCCTATAGCGACCATGTGAGCTCGGTACCCTTTACTGGCAGCTGCCATGTGACGGTTGATTATGGCCTGATCTTTAATGGTCGTTTGAGACATGGCTTTCTTAGCTGCAGCCAGGCGTCTAACCGCGACAATCTGACGCTTTATTTTTTGAGTGGCAGACTGATAGCCAGACCCGACACTCTTTATGCCAGATGTCATCACGTTGAACACTTTCTTACCGGCGTACAACATGAATACGGTTTTTATAACCTCACCGTACTCATAAGCGGTCTGTGTCAGAGTAGACATTAACTTAATAACGCCTTCTAAAAACTGACCAAAGGTTCGGGCCCACTCTTTAGCCTCGCTACTCTCAAGAAACTCAAGAAACTCTCTCATTTCGCTTTTTAGAGTGTCGAAGTAACCGGCTTCATTCAACTCTTTCATTAGAATGGTGAACTGGGTTTTTATGCGTGACTTGAGACCGTCGTAGGTTGTCATCAGGGCATCGGCCGAACCTTCAGCGTCAATTATCATTTCTCTTGCCATTTCTTTCATGGCTGATTGAGCGGCAACTTTACCTTCAGAGACAAGTTTCACAAATTCGGCATACGTCATGGATAATGAACGAGCTGCTAGTTTTGCAGCATTTGGCACTGCTTCACCAAGCTGCTGTCTCAGCTCCTCCATTGATATCACGCCTTTGCCTCCCATTTGCAGAATGGCAACTGAAGCACGTTTTAACATTTCCGAGCTGCCGCCAAACTGCGAAACGGACTCAGTAAGTCCTTTAAATAGAAGGTTCGCGTCTTTTCCGACGCCAGTGTTTAATTTTACCAAACTATCTTGAAGTGTATTGAACTCAAACGGCAGCTGCTTTGCTTTTTGGAGAAGTCCGTCCACCTGAGCTTTTGCATTTTCCATGCGCTCCATTCGGGTGGCGCCTTCACTGAAGTTCGACATGATTACTGTCGATCTTTCTAGCTCAGCATTGGTAGAGGCAATTGCGTCATTCCACCCCCAGGTCATGTTAATCAGATCCGGCATGAAGTAACGGAATGAGGCGCCGATTACGGACACGTCTCTTAGCACTGAGAGCCAGGACTTCTGAGTTCTGGTATTTCTCTTTACGGCTTTGTCCAGGCCATAAACAGACTCACTCATTTTGTCCGTGGTACGCTGAAAACGGCGGATCTTCGCCTCACCGTTGTTATCGTCAAAGTCTAGGTCTAAAACCAACCGTTCCCGTGTCGTACTCATCTATTACCTCACTGCAGTCTCTTAAGTCGCTCAATCGATTTCTTGCTGGTTTTTACGTGCTCGACAAACTCTTTCTCAATCACTCCACTCATAGAGCTCTCAAGCTCTTCTGAAATGGATTTGACGCCGTCTTGAGAGTGTACTGCTCCAGCTACCTTCAGCGCTCTCATATCTTCCTCAGCACGTACTGCGTCTATATGCTTGTTCATCGCCCAAAAAAGCTTGATTCTCATGTTCAGAATCTCTTCCGGAGAGACGCCGTAAAAACGACAAAAGCGAGAGAAGAGAAAGCCGAAACTTACCCGGCTAACTCTCCAACTCGCCTGTTGTTCTTCGTCAAGCTCTTCCGGGCTTACGGCTTTTCCGGCTCTTCACCTTCTTCAGCGGCAGAATTTGCTTGAGTCAGCCAAGTCATTAATGCAAACAGCTGCTTCGGCTTGAGCCCTTTCAGCTTCTCTTCGGGGCAAGTTGGAATTGAACGAGAAATTGCCTCAATCATCTTGAGCATCACTTCGTCCTCACCAATGTTTTCTTCTTCATTGGCTTTTGCCGCTTCTTTTTCTTCTCGAATCAATGTGATGTACTCACCAACACTTGACTCGACAACTGGGTATTCTTCGCCACCGATTTTCACGGCACGCTCTTCTTGCGCGATTTCGTCTAAGTCGAACAGGTCAACTTTGTTACTCATGCTTCACCTATTGCTGATTGATTAAAATAATTAAGTGGCTACGTATGTAGCCACTTAGATACTAACTTAAGGAGTAGTTTCTGTTGCTGTTGGGTCACCAACGCTGAAGAGCTTGCCTTCGGCATTCGGATAACCTTTAAACTCAGCATTAAACACTCGTTCGTCGTCTTTCTTGAAAGAGTATTCCATGCCACCCGGCGTTGACGCCTTAAAGATTGTAAAGTCTTGCGACTTATCTTCGTCAGGTAAGTCAATTGGGTGCAGAGTTAATGGTTTAGCTGACTTAACCAAGTCCTTGCCAATGCCAGTGTCGACGTCAACACGTTTCTTGGTTTCGTCAGTTGCGTCAGTTACCAAAGTAGCGCCTGGCATTAGCGCGACAAGGTTTTCCAAAGTGGTTTCGGCAAACCGAGCCGATACGCTCACGTTACGACCTTGAATGAACTCTTTAACAACCGTGTCACCGTATTGGTCTACAGTTGTCTCACGAGTTGTGGTTGTCACGCTAACGTCTACACCACCAATCGTTAGACCCATATCATTGCCGTCGAGCATTACCTTACAGGTGCCCAACTGAATGTTTTCAATGTTCCCGTTTTGTGTTCCTGTTGGCATTATTACCCCCTGTTGACAAACACAATCTTAAAATTCGTACTAAATTCATAAGCTGAACTTTTGTTCTTGCGGTACTGAACCGGCAAGTGCTTCGGCTTACACTTTTTAATAAGTACGTCTTCATTTCCCAAGTTCGCAAAATCAAGTGACTTAACGATCTTGTTAGCCAGCTCGTTACCGGGCTGGATTCTTTTTGAGGCGACTATTACTTGAACCTCTGTCTTGTAGTAACCCGGAAGCTCTTCATCGTGAGTTACCGGGTCCATGTCAGGCATAACTGCCACCACAGTTTCGCTATCACTTGGGATTTGAGGCAGTTGCCGCTCGAATACTTTTGGCAGACCGTTGTTCACGTTAAAAGAGGCGCATATACCCTCTGATACCAGTCTTTGAGAAATAATCTCTAAGTACATTAAAATGCCCCCTTAAGAATAGAGCGGACCCTGCTAACTATCTCTTCTCTCTGCCCTCTGTAGGCTCGATCCATAAATTTAGGGCCAACGTTCACCCCAAGCCTTTCCTGCTTCTCTTTTGACTTGGGACCAAGCTCGTAGTCTCTGTTCTCGTGAAGCCAAACTAGGTACTCGCCAACCATAGAGTCTTGTTTAAGCGCTATGTGAGTCTCATCGACAAATACCGAGTAAACGTTTCTTTTGAAAGGCGCTCTTTCAATGTGAACCTGAATGGCCTCTGTCATATCCCCGTCATCTACCGGGACGAACATTTGCGCTCTATCTCTTATTTGATAGATTCCGTTTTCCAGTTCGCGATTGATTTTCTGGCCTGTTTCTTTGTAGCCGTTCATGATGCGCTTGTTAAAGCGAGAAAGTTTCGCGCTGAAATTCGATACGTTTCTTACCCCTGCCATAACTTACAGGTCGCCTCGTAATGGTCTATTTTTCCGCTTATATCTCTCATGGGTCGCATTTCAGCAACCTCATGCTTTTGAAACTCGCCTTCTATCTGAACTACCGAGTCAGGTCTAGCTTCGGTGCTTGGGCTTAATTGAACCAGGTACTCTCCGGTTTTTATCTCACCTCGACCTCTCGAGCTAGATGCGTCCGCTCTGATGGAGCTAATGCTCTTGCCAGATCTGCCGCTCAATGGCGTGCATATTTCTCCGCCTATCTTCACCAATTCTTTCTCTGCATAACGATTCAAATCGTAAGAGTAGATAGTGATCGGTGTATTCCCCTTAAACATAGCCTTATTTTCCTCTCTGGCGTTATGTATGTCAACGTTTAGATATATGGAGAGAAAGAGGCGGACGTTCTTGGGTGATAAGCTCCATCGCTTTTCACAGAATCAATCAAACCGTTCAGTGTTTTTGCTCTGTAAACCTCAGAACGTCCGTTGTGTCTTACTTCTACCGAGCCCTTGCCGAGCTCATAGGCGTAAGATATTTCGGCAAGATTGACAGCCTCCGACGCTACCAGTGCAATCATGTCTTCAAACAGCCGCTTGTTGCGACCGTCTGTCACTCTTCCGGTGAAACTGATTGAGCTTTCGGAGAAGTTTCTCTTGCTCATAGTGACAAACAGTTCATTTGCCAGTTGCTTTACATACTTGCCCGACTCTCTAATGAAAAACTCTCTTTCTTTGCTGGCATCGTAACCGGGTAGTCTGCTAGAGACGATCAGGTCAAAAGCTGAAACTAAACTGAAAGACGCTGAGTCAGAAAGTTTTGATGAAAGAACCCGAAAATTCTTTTCACCTCTGTGCTTTGACAATGCCCCCAAGAAAGAAAGCCTAGTTGCGTATGCAATAGGCTTTATCTTTTCCGCTTTCATCGCGTCACCACAACCGAGTTATCAATATATCGAGCTATGTAACGCCAAGCTCTTTTGTGGATCATGTTGTCCACCGGCTTCGAGCGAAAGAATGTCGTTGACGATTCACCAACTGTTTTCGAGAAAACCCCGGACTCTCGCAGCTCTTCATTAGGGTCTTCCTGCAAAAGAATGCTTGCCTGGATTAACTGAGCCTTTCTGAAGTCATCTATTACAACGTCGGGCACCACTTTCCAATCAACAAGGCTAGGAACGCTATGGCCAAATATGCCTTTGTTCAACGGGAATCGAGTTATCATGTCGTAACTCTCCATTAAAGCTGTAATTAGCTCGCCACGGTTTCCGTTGAAGTTTATCTTTGTCAGTCTAGGTATTAGCGACAACGCCTTGTTAAAGCTCATAAATGAGTTTGAAAAGGGCTGTAGCCGCTGCTCTCTGACAACAAAGTAGTAAACAGTGTTTCGGTAAGTGTTGCCGTCTACACCTGTCATAATGAGAGATACCGCTCTCACGGATGCACCGGCTGAATCTGACAGCGCGTTGTTTTCCGCATTGACGGTTAATTGTAGTGGCGATGAAAATTCAGAAACGGTGCCAGTTTGAAGAACCTGATCTTCGTCATCAGTAACCTCATACTCGGCACTAGCTACATCGACAGGCTCACCCTCTTCGGTTTTAAAATCGATTTGAACGTGAACGTCATTGTTCTGCAAAAAGCTTTTCATCACCACCTCTCAATTAGACTTTGAGTAATTTTTCAATCAACTCTTCGATGCTCTTTGCAGAAACATCGTGCTTTTCACCGATTTCGCGTAGGCCTTTAATGCCACGGTCGTCAGCTACAGACTCAAGGTACTCGCGGGTGTACTTATCGCCGCCGTCTTCCGTACCTTCAATGCCTTCTACAGAAGAGCTATCTTCTGCACCTTCAGCACCGTCTTCCGGGTTCGCACCTTCCTGCTCGCCGTCTTCTGAGCCCGTTGGGTTGTTGGTTTCAGTTTTGTCTTCATCACCAACATCTGCGTCAGCTGAACTCAGGTCTTCAGAGTCTTCACCTTCAGGGGTATTATCTGAATCACCGCCACCAGGATTGTCGGAGTTGTCAGGGTTGCCGTCTTCACCTGATTCCGCGTCAGTTTTTTCTTTCGCTTGTGCTTCACGCTTGGCATGAGACTCGCGTGAATAATAAGTAACTGGCGAGATTTCGTTACCATCATCGTCAGTAATGGGCATTGAAGCGCCGATACGTATGGCTTCTTGAATGCTCATCAAGTCAACAGAGCGGCCTTCTTTGAACTCAACCATGCCAATCATGCCGGTGTATCGCTCTAAGCCTTTCTGTTTAATTCGAATATGTAGTGCCATTAAACACCTCCAGTAAAAACGGAAAAGTGGGGCAAAAGCCCCACTTTAATGCCAGCTATTAGCTAGCGATAACACCTTCAACCGCAGATACCGCTTTAGTGCTCTTAAGAGCCATGCCGCAGTACATTTTGATACGAGTACGAGTCGCATCGCGGTTTTGAACGGTACCAAGATCTTCCAGTACGAAACCGGCTGTACCTTGACCACCATACAGACCGTGTAGGCCGCTAGCTTCGTCAAAGTTGACCGCGTAAAGCTTAGAAGTCTTGTCAGATGTACCTTTCGCTTCGGTTTCGATTTTGTCATTCACCATGATTGGAACACCGTCGTGAGAAGGCATTGTCAATCCGCTTGGCAACGTGACAAAGTCAGGAGTTGTGCCGCCCAGTGAGCGCAACAACGCCTTGTAAGCGCGGTACATATCTTTACGCATCAGGATTGCGTCAGCACCTAATTCACAAGCGTCAAGTAGCTCATCGAGCATTGACAGTGAAAGTGCATTACCGTCCGCTGCTGTGGTGATGGTTTGTGCGCTAGGCACCAAGTTCTTCAGACCGTTGAACTGCTTGTTAGCGGTAGAACCGTTAACCAGTGCGTCACGGAACTGCATAGACATACCCTTCACCTTGGAGGCGATCTGGATAGCCTTCTGGCTGTTCGCATCAGACTGAACGTTGTTCAGGAATTTGTCGACGTCTACGTCACCGATCAAGATACGCAGTTTAGTAGTGATCTCGTCGAACGTGCTCGCGCTTTCGTTGACGTCCTGGTTAGGGTCTAACCAGTCACCTTGCGCCAAGGTTTTCTCACGGTTGTAAACGTAAGCTTTACCTTCTGTTTCCGCAAAAGGCAGCATTTCAAATAAGTTATCCGTCTGGATGAACTCTTCGATTACGCCGCGAACCAAGTCGTTTTCTGACAGTTTCGCCGCTTCTTGTGCTAGTAATGGCATCTAACTTACCTCTTTATTAAAAGTGAAAGGTATCTCAGCGATGAGATACCTGTTTGCTCACAAAATTGGGTTAGCCGCCCTGACTGTCCAAGCCAGCTCGGATACGGTCAACCCCTTTACCAACGGTCTTCTTAGCTCGACCGTTACTCTCTTTGGAATCAGAGCCTTCTTTAACCTTTGAACGCAAGATTGTGTCTTTGTCCGGGTCCGCCTCAATGATGCGCTGCAGGGCAACGTCGAAAGAGGCAGGGTCGCCGTTCTTATCAACAATCTTCGTGCGGTCTTTGGCTCCTGATGGTTTGTCGTAAGCAACCATTTTTCCATCTTCACCGACCTCAAAGTGGTCACCGTAAATCTTCTGAGTCTTCTGAGGAGAAGGTACCAGGTTTTCACGGATGAACTGGCTTTGGCCAAACTGTGAATCAACAACAAGAGATTTAAGCTGTGTATCGCGATCACCAAGTTGAGACTGCAATTCTTCAATGGTGGATGTCAGCTCACTAATTTTCTCATTAGCTTCGCTCTCAACCTGCTCAACACGACTGTCAGCTTCAGCGCGAATTGTCTGTTCAAGCTCTTCATAGTTGCCTTCTTCAGCCAACTTACGCTTTTCACCTTCTTTCTGTTGAGACATAAGCTCTTGATACTGCTCAAGGTCGATGCCTTCAAACTTGCTGTTCAGCTCTTCAAGCTTGCTTTCAAGTTCTTGACGCTGAGTGCTCGCTTCTTCTAGCTGACCGCTTAGCTCTTTAATCTTTTCCTTGCGAGACATCGACTCTTTTAGAAGCTGACGTTTTTCAGGGTCCATGCCCTTGTCGTCATCACCTTCTTTACCGCCGTTGTCACCGCCTTCGTTGCCGCTGCCGCCTTCATCGCCGCCGTCGCTGCCGTTATCTTGGCCACCACCACCGGCTCCGCCGCCTTCGGCTCCTACTTGATCTTGAACTAATGTGCGATTAGCCATAAGTTTCTGGAAAAATGTCATTGCTACTTACTCCTTCCAACGGTTTCTTGTTGGGTTAAAAAAAATAAACGCCATTCTCTCGGCAAAACTACTACTCATCTTCGAGTTGATCAGACTCTTGACTTTCGTCATCTTGGTTCTGCTGATTAGGTAATGAAGATTTCACTTCCTCACCCAAACCAGAAGACTTTTCAAATTTCTCCAGGGCATCTTCCATTTCATCGATTGCTTCCTGAAGTTCTTTGATTTCTTTCTGAGGTGCACCCTGATAAAGCTTATTAACAGCTCGCTTCAACTGATACTGTCGCAATTTAAGCGGTGTAGTAATCATTTCGTAGCGTGCTGACAGCTGAAGCTCATCTTGTGCACCAATAACATCGTAATTCTCCGGGTACTTAACCAGAGGCTCGTCGATGTACTTCTCATCCCATTTATCGTGGTAGCGCAGAACAATCTCTATAAGCTTGTTTTCCGCCCACTCAAGGCTTTGACCTTTTGAAATAAGAAGAGAATTGACGCGCTCAAAGTCGAACGCCTTAGCAACGCCGGATGAATTGTCGATACCCATAGCGTTATCTTGCTTGGTACGCTCACCGGCCATGCCAATGCAGTGATAAATTTCATTGATGATCTGCTGAACCACGTCAGTGATCAGGCTTGCCTGTTTTGGATCTGGAGACAGGAACATCGGCTCTCCGCCTTCAGAGTCGTAAAGAAACACACGTTTGGTGCCGACTTCCTGCATCTTTTTTCGAGCTTCTTCATCGCCAGTTTCGTCATCAACACTCATGTGCTCCTGGAACAATGAGGATTGAGCCGGCATAGCGAGCTGAGAAAAGGTTTGGTCCTGGATGATTGCATCCAGGTTTGACAGGTAGTTGGCAACGGCGCGGTCGAGATAGGCAATATCATCAATTAGCGACTGAGAAGAATACTCTTCATCCGAAATCTGATGATCAACCGGGAACACCGGAACAACGCCCAAGTTGTGAGAGCCTTCTTCGATAAGTCTCGATGGATCTTTGGACGTCGACTTGGGTTCATCTATCGAGCCACCTAGCTCGAAAAGATACCAGTCCGTCTGAGTCCAGATTCGAATTCGATCAACTTCCTTTGTGTCACCAAAAGGATCGGAGTCATGTCGAGCTTTCTCAGCAAACATGATCCAAATAATGTTGCCGTCATCGTCGTAGGCAACGTCAAGCATATCCTGGGGTCTCTTCCAGTAGAAAAACGTCCGATAATCGGCACGCTTTTCATCTTCGACTGACTTAATTTCACCTAGAGCTTTCGTTGCATCAACAACTGCCCAAATACGGCCGTAGATGGATGACCCTTTCGAAAGTGTTGGCATCATTTTCTCGATAGACCAACCATTTCGACGAGAGCGACGCCAAAAGCGTTTAATTTCTTCAGGCGCGTCCTGTGAACGCACCACCTTGCCGCATCGCCAAACATATTTGTTGACGAGATCAACGACTTCTCTGGTGTGGTTGAATCGATAAGCCCGCTTCTTGCGCTCTTCAAATTCTGACTTAGACTCCTTCATGTATTTGAAGATGTGCTTGTCGAACCAAGCACGACCACCACGATACGTCTCATAGAGAAAATCCCAATGAGGCTTCATGTCTTTGTATTGCGGATGTCGGCGTATCGCCAACTTATCGATCTTTTCTTTACTGAATCCAGTCATATTGTTAATTCTACTATTGTTCCTAAGTATGTCAACGCTGAGATATAATAGTTCCTAAAGATTTGTCCCGAGAAGCTTAACTTTCTTAATTGGGAACTTGTATTCAATAGGATAACCAACAGCATCAGTTGCGTGCTCCACTCCGCCTCGCTTGTCGACTTCGGGGGCACCCTCTTTAAATATCGTCTGTTCAAATGACTTGATCGTTTTCTTGCAAGAACGATCAATGAACAAACGAGCTTCGCCTTTTGCGTCAGAGAACATTCGGTTAACAGAGTTAATCCGGTCTGCGACAAGTGGCGCTTTCTTCTTGAAAATAATCTTCTTAAACCCGGCGTCGCGGAATATGTCAAAGCTTGTTTCACCACGAGCGTGCTGACGGTTATTGCCTGACGGGTCCGGGAAGATGCTGATTTTACTCTTGTGTCTCCAATACCGGCGCTCGAGTTCATTCGAAACATCGACTACTGAAGAGCGGTCGCGAATGATTTCATCGACAATCCAGACTTCGCCATTCTTCTGAGGCTGCATAACCACCGTTGACATTGGGTCAACGTTAAAGTCCTGGCCGACCCAAATTGGAAGGTCAGGGTTGAACTTGTAGTCCCCAACGTGCTTCTTGCGATCAAACGAGTGATAGACACGGCCTGATACAGACTCGAACGATGCTTCAAATTCCTGTCTGAACGTTTTGTCGTCCATATCCTGCTTCGCCTGTTCAATCTCAGACGGCGGTATGAACGGACTCGATATTGTTGGAAACTGCCAACTTTGCCATTCAGGGTTATCTGACTGGCCATTAGTGTAAAGTTCATAAAGCAAGTTGTAAGATTTTGGTGTGCCTATCATCATGGCATCACCACCGGAGTCTACCAGTGTCGGACGAATTGCTTCGTACCAAACTTCCGGGGACATATCCTGGATCTCATCGAGTACGGCGTATTGAAGTGATACACCACGCAAAGAGTCAGGATTGTCTGCTGATTTACACTGTATGATTGATCCGTTTTTCAGGATCAATCTCATTTCAGCTTCGTTTTTCTTTTTAACCCACTGTTTAGGGACTGACTTAACCAAGCTCATCCACATGATTTGCTTGGCCATTTGGAAAGATGGAGCTATGTACCACACCATCTTGCCTTTATTTTTGGCCGCAAACTCTATCATTTGCGACTTGGCTAACTCAGTTTTACCCCAACGGCGACCTGCAACAACAACCTTAAAACGGGCTCGCGTATTGCGAACCTCCATCTGTTTAGGATGTAGCTTGGTTACCTGTCTGTTTCTCTGCCGGCTCGACCTGGTAACTCGGCCAGCTCTTGCTAGCTGGCTCATCAGTCACCATCCTCGTCAATGTCTTCAACGTCAGCATCAACTACTTCGCCACGGCTTTCCCGGTATTGAAGCTCCTGCTGTCTTCTTATCTGGCCAATGTCATCTTCAGACATTTCACCAACCAACAGATCCGGTAGATCGTCGTCTTCCGTCTGGTCTTCACCAAAGAACTTGCTTGCAACATCCTGTATCGTTCTGAAAGACAGCGCCAAGCCTTGTAGAGCTTTTACGTCATCGCCAAGCAAAGCCAGAGAAGTAGCCTTCTCACCCTGATTCTTTTTAAGAATTCTTAGGTGAGAATTGACAAGCATTTGCAGCGCTGCGTGCTGCTGCATATCCCACTTCTCCAGGCGATCCTTTTTGATGCGCTCTTCTTCAGAAAGCTCTTCTTGCTCTTCCTGTTCTAGACGGCTCATTAGGCTTTCTTCGATGCGCTTTTTTAAAACGCCCTTCTCCCAACCATTCCGGCGAATGATCGAGTAAACTGTGTCACGTTTCAGATTCAGCGTTTCCGCAATATCATCGACGGTATGCTCACCTTCCTCCCACATGGATTTGATAGCATACTTGTCACCGGTCATGACTTTTGTGCGTGTTTTACTTGGCATTCAAAAACCCTAAAAATCGTTATCCCTAGAAACAAGTGCCTACTCTAAAGCTCTTGATATCCGGGGCTTAGAGAGATATCCGGACTTGAGTTTTCAATTTTTAGGGTCAAAACGTGTCTCTCTATATATATATTTATACTTTTTACTAATTATTTATTTATATATTTATAAACAAACGAAAAACCCGGATTGACCCTAAAAACTCTGCCTAAAATTAACTCAAGTACAAACTACCTTTGTCAGTGATAACCCATAAACACCGGCTAGCACCTCTACGTTTCTGATACCCGGATTTCTTAATCAAACCTTTTTCCTTTAAACTCCGGAGTGAAAACTGGATAGCCGGTTTAGTCACTTCGTAAGGAACTTTCTTAATGATCTGGTCCAGGTCCATGTGGCGTCCGGGGTGCTCTTTTTCGTAACTACCACCGGCTACCAATGTTTTTAGAATCATTCGCTGTTTTTTCGTTAAATTCATAAAACGCTCTCAAATCGTTTCTAAGCGGTTAAAATGTCTTACCCTTTACAATGTGATATCTCAGCATTGAAATACTTATATGAGCTCAGTCAGCTTCGAGATCGTGCATCGACAGGGGGTCATTCAGCCCTTGTTTGTCAAATTCTCGAAGCTTTAGCTGTTTTGGCAGCTCTCGACCGTAGTCTGGATTTGTGTAAACACCATAAAGCAGTTGTGTGTGAATCAACTGATTGCAGTTTTTCAAAAGCTGCTTGTCGGTGTACTTGTCAGCCAGAGAATCTATCTTCTTGCCTAAATTCACACCCGTTTTGTCTTTGGTTGTGAACTTCCAATAGAACTCTTCAAAGTCCTGCCTAAGCATTTTCTTGATAGGCCCCGGCTTTGACTGCCACTCTTCATAGACCGCAACCCAGTCGTAAATGTTGCAATCAAAACGCTGAGACAAAAATTCAATGCCGGCTTCATAGGCAAAAGAACGACTCGGAGGTGCATAAACGAATCCCGATTTTTTGGCAAACGGGTTAAATCGCATCATTGCCGATGTAATCTCGATGTATTTACGCCCGGTCATGCGGCACGCTAAGTTCACCATGCGGTATGAGACGCCGGCTCCTCGAAAAATCGGGCTTGTCACTATGCGTGACGCACGTAAGAAGTTTTCATTGAGGAATTTAGCTCTCACTTGATTTGACGTTTTGGTCTCGGTACCCGTTGGCTTCAGTCTCGGAAACATTACATGACGCTCTTTCAAGAGCATCTGAGGGGTCGAGAAAACGATCACTCCGATCAATTCATCGCGCAACATACAACGATACATTGAGTGACGCGGCGGCATCGACTCGGCTTTGTAATGCAAGTGGTGCAACTTGTCCCAGTCTTCCAATGTAGCCGGCTCGACAACCATTTCATCTAAAAGTGAAAGTGCCGGGGAATCCGGCACGTTATTTTCAATGACTTCTGGATTCATCAGTAGACCTCCAGCTCGGCCGGGTCGGTTACCAACATTTTCTTCTCATGGGCGTACTTCTTAATAATCGTCTTATTAGCGCCCAGGTCACGCTGCAGGTCGCGATGAGTGGTTGCGGCCACTACTGCAATTTTGTGCTTCAATGAGACATTCCAGATGTGCCTGGCAAGCACTTTTGCAGTCTCTCTGTCCAAAATTGCACCAAATTCGTCGCAAATAATGACATCGACGTTCTTCTCAAGCAGCTTTGCAATTCGCAAACGGTATTTCTGACCGTCCGACAGCTGATTAGGCTTTCGGATGAATAGGTGTGCATCGTTCAAACCCGCCATGTTCAAAAGTTCGATAGCGTGATTGGTCGTCTCACCTAACTGGTCGACAAGCGGCTTATCTTCAATATCGACTTCGTCCAGATCACCAACTTTGAGACCGGCGTCGATGTAGTCTTGCTTCATCTGACGCAAAAGCTGAGTTTTTCCAGAGCCGGATTGCCCGGTTACATAGATACGCTCGCCTTTTTCAGTCTCAAAGTTAAAGTCTTCGTAGACAGTAAACGTGCTGTCCGCCATATCCATGCCGAACGCTTCACAGGCTTCAATAACCCGATCAGTCCGTTCGACCGAGATCGGGAATTTAATGTTAATGCTATGCTGAATGGGAAAATTAGACATTGGCACTCTCCAACAACGCAACAAAGGCCTCTGAACGTTGCTCGTCAGTGGCTTTAACCGGGTCATGGCCAAGCTCGTCTAGCTTAATGGCCATAAACTCACGTAATTTTCGTGCGTGTTTTTGAGTGACCGTCTTAAAGCCGACCGTTTTAGTCAGTGCAACCGTCTGATCGCCCTCGTCTTCAACTTCATCATCTTCGATCCCGGGATCTACCTCAGTCTCGTCTTCAATGTCATCCAGAGGCACTTCCATTTCACCTAAATCTTCAGTGAAAAGCTCCAAGTCACGAACTGAAAAGCCGGTCATTGCCGCCAAATCTTCTTCGCTAATGTCCTCATCAAGCTCTTTCATGATGACGTTCATTTCGAGCTTTTCCATTTCCGCATCGTACTCGGTCGATGTGGTTCGGTTCGCTGCCAGGCGTAAGCGACGCATTTGCGCTTTACTCAGGTCATCACGAACGTAGACAGGTATCTTTTTCCAGCCTAGCTTGTTTCTGCAGGTCATCCATCGACCGTGACCGCTGATTATAGTGCCGTCAGGCTCGATATGAGGGTATTGCTCAAGCCCCTGGTCTTGAATTGACGCGGCGAGGCGCTCAAGGTGTTCATCCGGGTGCTTTTTGGGATTGTTTTCGTATGGCTTGAGATCATCAATATCAACAAGCTTCGGCTCTAAGATTACTTTATCCATCGTGGTTCTCCAGGTACTCTCTCATGCACTCAGCCAAAGCTTCACCCCGGTTAATGGCATTATCGGAGTCGTCAAGCTCTAGCATATCGACGATTTTGTTCAGGTCGCGCTCAAAGTCTTCGTGAAAATCAATGCTCACTCGAACACGAACAGGCTTGTATAGCTTCAGATCGGTGGTTGTGTCTTTGCGATCAACTTCTGGCGGTGTCTCGTCGATGTCGTCCAGGTCATCAAGCGAAACGTCTGTAGCCCCCATAATCTCTTTCAGCTCGTCTTCATCGATTGGTAGAGTTTCTACCGCAACATCTTCAAGTTCACGAAGCAGTTCGTTCAGGGCGTACTGGTCGTCATAACCATAGCGTGAGTTATCAGCAATAGTGATTTGCTTAGCACGCTCGTCTGAGATATTTCCCAAGTTAATGTACGGCGCTTCTTTACCGCGCTGGATGTAGTACTCACGACGATGGGCGCCGCCGAGAATTTCATGCGTACCGTCTTCTAACTCCCGGACTAGCAACGGTTTGAACTCGCCTTCGTCCATTGAAGCGAACAGCTTTTGTTCGTTCTCTGCACTCATCTGGTTCGGGTTCCAGTCGTTCGGAATGAGCTCTGACGGGTCCCCGTATTGGATAATTAGTTTGTCACTCATTTGACCGCCTCAAAGTATAAGTATAAGATTCATGTATCTCAATTATGACATACATTTTCCAAATATATAAGGAATCGATATGAGTGAAAGAGTCGTAATAGGCTCGGGAGCCGTCAAAGCCCAGGTCTTCGAGGGCTCGCGTGACGTTGAGCGCATCATAAATAAAGCGCTCAGCTACCACGTCTACGGCAGTGAGCACATGAACGAAAAAGGGGCTGCAACGGGATGGGACGGCATGAGCAGCTTTTACTCGTTCAGGAAGAAACAGTTTCCGGCCGGTTTTGCACGCTCGGTTGTGACGTCTTTGCGCAAGAAGGGTTACAACGTTATATGGAAGCAACGCCAAGCACCGGAGCCACTGGGCCCACTAAAACCGAAAGTAGATGACTTTCCGGAAGATCCACGTTACAGCTATCAACCTGAAACGGTCAATCGCCTGGTGAAGTACCAAAAAATCATTGCGAAAGCAGCAACCGGCGCTGGCAAGTCACGTATAGCACGTTTAGCGCATAAGCGCATCGGCAGAAAGACATTATTTCTAACGACTCGCGGCATTTTGATGCACCAGATGAAAGAAGGCTATGAAGAGTCCATCGGTGAAAAAGCGGGAATTGTTGGTGACGGCGAATGGGACGAAGTCAACGGCTTTAACGTTGGCATGGTGCAAACACTCGCTCAAGCACTGGAGCCGGCTGACCTCAAGAAAGAAACTGAGCGCTACTTCTCCAATAAAGAAGCCGAGCTCGACCGCGATGTTGAGCGAATCAAACGAGCTCGCAAGCGTCAGGGTTTTGCGCTTGGCAAAATCATGGACGAGATTGCTGACTATCGTGATAAATTCAATGAATCGCAACCAAGCTCTGAAGAAATAGAGAAAATAGTGCGTAAGCGCTATGAGCGCCAAAAAGAGCGTAATGAAAAAGCGCTCAAGTTCTTAGAGACCGTCGACCTTCTCATCTTAGAGGAGGCGCACGAAACCGGGTCTGATAGCTATTACAAGGTTTGCAATGCGTGTAAAAACGCCATGTACCGCTTGGCACTAACCGGTACCGCCTTTCAGAAGTCTCAGGCAGAGGATAATATGCGCCTCATGGCCGTCAGCGGCCCAATTGGCATTATCATCAGCGAAAAACTGCTTATTGACCGGGGCATTTTGGCCACACCGAAGTTTATGTTCCGTGATGTTACGGCGCCGACCAAGCTTTACCGCTCGACGGGTTACCAACGAGCTTACAAATTCGGCATTGTCGAGAACCAGTTGCGCAATGAAGATGCGGTTATGCACGCCACACACCTCTCATCGTTCGGTCTGACCTCGATGATGCTTGTTGGCCAGAAGAATCACGGTAAGATCTTAAAGTCGATGCTTGAAGACGCCGGATTAAGGGCTGAGTTTATCCTGGGCGAAAACAGCCAGAAACAACGCCAGGCTGCGCTCAATAAACTTGGCCAGGGCAAAATCGATGTATTGATTGGCACGACTATTCTGGATGTCGGTGTTGATGTTCCCAGTGTCGGCGCCGTCTTTCTTCTCGGTGGCGGTAAAGACGAGGTCAGTCACAGACAGCGTATTGGTCGTGGACTGCGAGCCAAGAAGTCAGGGCCCAACATTTGCTTTGTGTTTGACTATCTCGACCGCAAGAACAAACACCTCAAAGAGCACGCGGCCACACGCCTTAAAATCATTAAGGATACGCCAGGCTTCAGAGAGAACATTGTCGAAAACCTTGAGCCTGAAAAGTTTGGCTTTGAGAGGGCTGCGTAATGGCTCTCAGATTTGGCAAAACAAAGAAAATCGACCTGAGCAAGCTGACAGCGAGAGAAATCACCTCTCGCTTTCACACCATTATCGGCCAAAAACACTACGAGTCGTGCTATCCAAACGTTGTTCTCGACGAATGGGGTGAGCTCGATATCCTGGCTTTTCGAAAGTCAGGTTTTGCTGATGAGTTTGAGGTGAAAATAAGCCGCTCCGACTTCAAGCAGGACTTCAAAAAGACCTGCCATTTCGAAAGGCGTGGAGACGACACGCGCAGAAAGCACAGAAACCCGGTTCGCGACAAACACGGCTGTCTTGAGGCCGGAGACTGTCTGCCCAACTATTTCTGGTTTGTGACTCCCAAGGGGCTCTTAAAACCCGAAGAGATTCCGGAATACGCCGGTCTTATCGAAGTCAGTGAGCTCGGCATCCCACACTTCATAAAGTCGGCGCCGAGACTGCACAGGCACAAGCTCGACCCGGAGAGACGGTACTACATTGCTCGAAAACTAAGCTTTCGGTACTGGGATATGATAAAAAAGAGTTTTTAGGGGTTTACACGGTATCTAAATGCTGAGATACTATTTCCAGTTCAACAACATGACGACCTGTTGAGCCATTTGAATTCTCCACAATTCAGACGTATTACCAAGTCCTTTTGGTTAATTTTAAATCAGAGCCTTGCTTTGTGCACCGCGCACACTAGCTGAATGAAGCCCCTTTCGCCATGAGGGGCTTTTTTTATTGCTGTCTATTGACCCCCTATCTATTTCATTTAGCATTGTCCGTGAATTCACAGAAACGGACTAACTGTATGAAAAAACTACTATTTATTGGAACATTAACCCTGACACTGGCCGCTTGTGCAACTGGTCCACGACCAATGATGGCCAATGGTGAACGCTGCAAAGAAGACTACTACTCTCCGACCGGCGTACTCATGACCTGCGAACGTCAAAAGCGACAGGCCTCGATTGAAGCCAGTGAGAAGCTCAACCGTGAGCTCATTGAGTTTGCGAGACAACAAGTGCGAGAGACTAACGAACGAACAGGGTCCAGCTCTCGCGAGTGTGATGAGATTATTATTTCAAGTAGCGGTGAAGAGCTCTGCGTTATAAAGCAACGCTAGTGAGTATGTAGGGGCTTTGCATAGTGGTGTGAACGTTTTTGCTTATTGAGAAGGCAACGGCCGATGTGTAAAGCTCCACAAAATCCTGCTCAGACGTTGCGGCATCCTGAATAAACCCGACTATCATCTGCGCGACATCAAAGCTATCCCCTGGGAAGTTCAAGCACTCCCCTATTTTCTTGAACGTCAGCTCCGCATGAGGCCCCTCAAACTGATGAAACTCAGAATGAAAGCCGGTGGTCTTGACGTGCAGCTGATAGGACAGCTCATCTTTCTCGATACCGCTAGCTTTGTTCATTTCTTTTATGAGCGGCAGCATGACTAATGCAGCCCGGTCATTACCGCTGAACGGATAGTCCTTGCTCTTGCTAACATAGCTGTTCATAGCTGCTACGCCAATTGCCGATGGGTGTGTCATGTTGACGGCGACTTCTGGTGTCATTTCACAATTACTCCTTCTGTCCTGTTGAGGCGAACTATATAAGAACGAGTTTTCAAATAAAACCCCTTGTTTTTTCTTTTAGAGCTTCAAAACCACGAATTTGCGCATTTTGTTGATAGATAACTGTCAATTTTCGGAATCTAAACCATTGATGGTAAAGGTGTTTTTAATTATTTCTGGAAAAGCGGCAATTTCTTGCCGAATGGGTATTTTTTAATCTGTTCGGGCTGTAACAAAATGTGACAGTGCGAATTTTTGTTATCCGTACACGCCTAACGTTTTAACAATTATGCTCTATAAGTATTACTCCTATCATATCTACGTCTGTCTATAGGGATGAGTTGCAGCGAATTATCACACGGTTATTACCTAACATTTGTATATTGTGCATTTCTTTGTTTTTTAAGCGTCTTTTGGTGATTTCGGGTTAAAACTCACTTAAGTGAGTGTTTCGTTGTAGTCACTTAAGTGATTAGCCTGTTCTATAAGGGTTTTGGCGATTGTCTAACAAGTGCATTCATTAACTTTTCTTTTTTCTGACTTCGGCAATGGGTCAAGTAACGCTTCTCTGCAGCCCTTGTCAGTTCGTTCTGAGAGTCGGGTGGTCTGGTTCAAATTTATTGGTTAAGCGCCTTAAACTGGTGCAACCAGTTCTTTTCAAAACTTTACACTTTTGTGACTGCGGCCAATGCCACGAATTGACAGCCGGCTTTGAGCTTTTTGCTATACGGGTATAAGAGTCGATAACCTGGTGAGGCGGAAATTTGCCTAATTCCGTCGACCGGGTGATTTGGCTTGCTGTTTTGATTTGGCTGCTCGGGGAATTTTAGGCGTTTGGGTATAAGGGTGAGTTTTCTGGTAGGCGGAAATTTGGGTATAAGGGTGAATTTTTGATTGGCAGAAAATTTTGATTCCATCGGGGTCACGGCAGCTGAAAATCTCTAGGACTTTCAGTACCCGATTAAACTCTAATCATTCAATCGTTTTAATCAATTCAGCATCATAATGCTATTACAAACAACAATCCCCGAAACGATCAAGCCGACAACGGATAATAAAGCGGCTTGTTTTAGTTGTTTATTGCGCTCTCTGCGCTTGATTCTCTTACTATAACGGCTCATAAAAACGCTCCCGATGACATATAAGCTAGAGTAAAAGCAAACGGAACACCGACAACAACGAATAAAACGAATTGAGCGGCTTTCTTAGCGGTTTCTTTAATCATTGCGAACACTCCGACCGATGAAAAGAAAGAGCGGCACAGAATGCCGCTCTGTTGCTCTTACTTGATATTGAATGCGGCTTTAAGCGTATTAAGCTTTTTAGTGTCCGCTGTCTCAGTCTCTAAAATACCGCCCCGACCGATCCAGTTGCCGAGCCCGATAAAAGCAAGTGACTTTAAAAACTCACGGCTTTGTGTCGCTGTCTTGTTGTCAATATGCTTTTGCAGCTTATCGACCGTGATCGCTTTCTTGTCGAAATTCTCTAAACAAAAACGGATCGCTTTTTCAAAGTTCGACAATTGCGGGTTGTATGTTTGCCCGTTCGCTTGTCGGGTTGTGTTCGCTTGATGTTTCGCTTTTTTCAGTGCGTTTTCTACGGTTTCACCGTGAAGAATGAAACATAAAGCGCTCATTTTTCCGTAGTTGTTGCGCTTTGCTTGCTCTGGATTTTTAGCGTGTTGTAATACGTCCGCTACTTTACCGGCAAAAGTGTAGTAGTTGTGTTGAGTAGCGGCTCGCTGTATAGCGTCAAAGTCGGCAGCGCTTTTGTCGGTTTCACTGATTTTTTGCGCTAGAGCTTCACGCTGCTTTGCTTGCTCTGTTGCAAACTCTGCAAAGCTCGGCTTTGTCTCTTCTGCTTTTTTCGCTGTCTGTTTGCGAGTAGCGGTTTTTTTCGCTGCTGCTTTTTTAGCGGTTTCTTTTGCTTGAGTTGCTTTAGTGTTTTTACGTTCTGACATAATAATTACTCTCTAAGTTTGATTGATTTTAAGCTGTATCGGCTCGGCTCTTTGTGCCGTGTCGATGATTCTTATATTACAACGCTGAGATATTCGATCAAGTGCTTTTTATAGTTTTTTTTAATAAATTTGATTGTTTGATTACTTTTTAATCATTAGTATGTTTTTTAGTCATTCAGACAATAAATATAAAGTTTTTGATTTTTTTCTATTGTATTTCAGCTAAAGCCGTGATAGTAACGCACGCACGTTAAATAAAAGTGCGAATCCTCGATGAGAACACTCCTTATCCTCAACCACAGCCGTCACTTCTCTATACAGAATTCCAAGGACAAGCCCTCTCCCCTATGCTAATACAGCCTTTCCCTAACCCTGGCACAGCTCTCCCTGGCCATTCCTGTTGTCACAGCGCCAAGGTAACCAAGGCTGTTTTCTACAAATCCAAGGAAGCTCAGGTTTGCCCACGCTAACGCAGCCTTTCCCAAGTTTTACCAGGTCAGGCACTATATAGACCAAGGCAACCTTGGAGCCGGTGTGTGCTTACCAGTGGTCGGTCTATATCCCTACGCTAACGCAGCCATTCTTAAAATTTGAGAGGATTGCCTGAAAAGGCGTGGCCGGCCAATGATAACGAAGATAACCAAAAGGACCGGCCGGCCACGATTGCCCGAAGGCAATTAGGGTTGGAGCGCTACTGAGTAAACTGAAGTAACAAAGAGAGAATGAAACCTCAGTAACGCCCCAAAAGTGGCGAGAAGGTGTAGACTGGACAGTAGTGCAATGTGTGGGAAACTGTCTACACCTTCTCTGAAAGAGTGACCACCATCAGGCGGTCAAACGGGAATCTTGGGTAATTTTCAGCAAACCCTCATCCCTTTCAGCAGCAAGCATGAAATCAATAGCTTCAACCAGGGCCATGCTGAAAGTAAAGTAATGCTGCTCAGTTACTTTACGCTCCTGGTTAAGCGACGTTCTTAGCCTGAATTTATCCCCGACCTGTTTGATATGAGCAACCGCCTTATCACTGATATGCAGTTGCTCGCTCTCATCGGGGGTCTGGTAGACCCGCTTCATATTAAGCGACTCCGCTCACCACAGCCTGATAGCCTGTGAGCTTAGCGTTCTTTAAGCGCTCTTTTTGTGACACGAATGTACGGCTCTTAGTCAGCCCAAACAAACGTCTCTCACGCTCTGACAAGACACTGAACGGCTTAAGTCCTTCTTCTTGAAGAAACGCATAGCGTTGCTTATCCAACGTGAATGTCGCGCCATGCGAAAAGCCGTCTGACTTTAGTTGTTGTATCTGTTGAGCCGGTGTCATTGAAAGAAGAGCTTCCATGCTGACTGACAATTCCTTTTTGCTTTCACCGTTGCCAAAGATTGCTTGTTTCATTGTAAAATTCCTTCTGTTGCTTGCTTGTTTGCTGAATGTTGTTGAGCGATTTGCTGTCTCGCTTCAACGGTTTCTATATTACAGTGCTGAGATAGGGGAGCAAGCGAAGTTAAGAACTTAAATCCCTACGCTTTCTAGCTCTACTCCAAGGACGCCTTGGTTTATACAGAACCAGTGGACGACAGGCATTCCTACGCTAACGCAGCCAGTCCTAAAACCTGCCTTGGCAACCTTGAACCGGGTGAGAAACAAAAAAGGGCGACCGAAGCCGCCCAAACTTGCAGTGACAAGTTAAAAGACTCTGATTAACGCTCGACCTCTGCGTAAACGTCCGAATCAACGTCCTGGCCAATTTCTTTCACAATATCGGTAGGAATAGGCATCAGAAACTGAATTTTTCGTGAAATTCCGTCTTCAAACAAAACGTTTAAATGCTCTCCACCAACATATTTAATCTCCACCGGCTCCTGAGTAAACTGCTCTAACATTCGTCCGTCCACCAGATACGGTGTGGTGGTTTTCTTCATCACGTTTTTAAGGTGTTGTAGTTTCATTCTTACCTCACAGTGTTATTTCTAAAAGTTCAAATTCGAAGCTGTTGGGTGAAATGTGGTATTCAAAACCGAAGCTATCATCCAGTGCGTTTATCTCTAATGGCTTGAACACCTCCAAAGCGTTACGAGAAAACATTGCCTTGATGTAACCCTTAAGCGTCAGCCCTGCGTCACCCGCTTCTTCACGCCAGTCTTTCTCCAGGTTTGGAGTGTGCTTCATAAGCCTTACCATAAGCTCGGGCAACGTATCTCTGTCATCGAGATCGGCAGAAAAGGTGTGCTTGTTCTCCGCATTTTCAATGTCTATCAAAACCAGCGTCTGTTGTGATTTAAGGTTCATTACTCGTTCTCTCTTGCTTGCTGAATGTGAGTGTATATTACAACACTGAAATAGGCACTCAACAGCTTATCATAAACTATTTACCTCACAGCCGGCTTGGAATAGGAATAATTGTTTAGTCATTCGCTTGAACGCCTTTGTGTCAGTGTCATAATACACACTCATTCATAAAGAGAGAGAAAAACAATGTCTGAAAAAGAGCCGAATTTCCTACGTGAAATCATGCAAGTGTTTATCCCGTCTACTCACAAATTTTATGAATTGAACGAGTTTGAGGACGGGAGCTTTAAAATTACTGAGCAAACGATTGATGAAAAAATTGTAACAATTGAAGAAGCCGACCTTGTTGACTTCTACGGCGGCAAAACAATCAACTCTTACGAGAGTAAAGAAGAAGCTGTTGAGCAATTTAAGGAGCTGACATTCTCACAAATCTAAGCAAGCGGCCTTCGGGCCGTTTCTTTTTTGTCAGCCGGCACCAAGGAAGCCTTGGTATGAGTGGATTAAACAAAAAAGCGGCCGAAGCCGCCTTTCTCAGTCCGTTAATACATAGCAGTGCCAATAATCTCTCAAACTCACCTCTGCAATGCTCTGATAACTTCTCATCATGGAAAAGTAATCATCCAGGTTATAAATAACGGCTTCAGGATGCTCAACCTCAACCGGCTCTTGGGTTAAGAAACTGGTTCCATCAAGCTCTTCTGCCTGTTCAAGCGTGTATTCGCTCTTAGGGAGTAATACAATTGTTGTTGCCATAACTAATCCTTACCGATATTGACGTAAGTGACCCAAACCGTATCCAGGTCAATCGCCTCATCGTTACAGTCGTCCATAAACTGCGACAGAGTCATCACCTGAATATCGCAACACAGCGTATTACCTTCTTTGTTCACCGTCTCAGCAACCGCCTGAATGCTCTCAAACGGTCTGTCCTGGATTAGTTCGGCCACAGCCCGACCATCATTCACCCGAGCGGTTGGAATCAGTACTATATGCTTCTCAGACATCACGCTTCTCCTCTCTGGCCTTCACCCAACCGTAATGGTCGGCTATCGCCCTTAAAATGTTCAAAATCTCTTCTTCGCCTTTGAAAAATCCAAAGATCGAATTGCCATGCTTAGATTGAATGTACCCCTCTAAAGCATTCACCCGATAAAAGCTGCCCTCCGGGTATTCCTCAGACAAAAACCGCCAAAAATCTGTCTCTACCATCGGAATGTTAGACGGATTGCCAGCCTTCATTTCTTCAAGAATTTTCTCTCTGTCCATAGCCTACACCGCTGATAGTTCGTAAATAACATGACCCTCACGCTCAGCCCAATCGACTAAGTGACGAGTCACCTCTGTCCAGTTCTTAGGAGCCGGTTTATCGCTTGGCCAACCGTCTCCTGCCCAAATCTCTTCCAGCTCTTCACCGTTATTCCAGTCACCGGCGATGAGAACGTTCGAGCTCTCATCCCAGTCACCAAAACAACTGATCCGGTGGCCACGATAGGTAATGACTGTTTTACTCATGACGCCTCCGGATCGAAGTTAATGAACAGGTCGGCCACACTCTCGATAGCCACCCACATTTCATCAACGGTAAAGTCCTGGTAAGACTCAGCCGGTACCAAGTCACCGAAGTCGTTTGAACCATCGGGCATTTCATAAAGGGTCTTCAATGCCTGGTCAGCGGTTACCTCGTGCTCGGCAGGATTGTCACTGTCAGACACATTGTTGAAGAATAAAAGGAGTGAGCGCTTGTTGTAGGCTTCACGTATTTCATTGGCTGTCATAATAGACTCCACTTGCTGTTGCTGAATGTGCTTATATATTACATTGCTGAGATAGGCACGCAATAGCGACCGTTTATTCATATTCCTGCATAACTATCCACTATTTAAAACAAACCCTCGGGGATTTTTCTCGAAAACTGCATACCTACCCACACAAAGTGAATAAAACCCAAGGATTCCACGCATAAATACCCTATACAAACCCAAACCAACCAAGGACGCCTTGGATTAAACCCGACCTGCAGGTAACAGCCGGCCAAGGACTCTACATTCCTATGCTTTCATAGCCTTTCCCAAATTCTGACAGCCAAGGCTCTCTACAAACCTATGCTAACGCAACCAGTCCTGAATTCTGCTATAACTCCCTCACTCAATGTCGTTCCAAGAGCTTCACAGGCACGAGAACACGTCTAAAAGGGAAAACCTAAGCAACCATACCACCCAAGGGCTTACAATCGCTTACAGAGCGTGTCAGGCTTCCTTGGTTCAATCCCACAAGGGCTGGCAGTTATGTTTATCACCGACTGTTGCTCACCACCGGCTGCGTGTTACTATAAACACCGTCATGAAGAGCTGATTACTCTTTTTGATTATTTTAAGCTGTATTAGCCCTGGCCTCACGGTCGGGGCTTTTTTATGGGTATAAGAAAAGACAGTTGGTAAATTTTTTTTGGAAATTTTGCGAGCGCCTGGTTTCCGGCTGTTTGTGCGTGTCCTGACTGGCCTGGGATTTTTTGGGTATAAAAGTTTGAGGGTCGCGCCCAATTTTTTTGTGAGGGAGCGCGTTCAACTAAACTCGTGCCTACTCCAATCACTCACTATCTGCCTACTCTCTCAATCTCCTCTCTATACACTCGTGCCTACTCACATCATTCTCAATCGCCTACTTTCTCATTCAACAATCAATACACTCCTATTCTACCTACTCACGCTCTCTCCCTTCATTCTCCCAATGTACACGTTATGCCTAATCACTCTCTCTATACACGTAAGCTCTCTTCTCTCCATAAGCATGAGCTCTCCCTGTACCTGTGTGAACGTTTGTTCTTCTCCGTGTGTTTCTTTGTTTTGTTTTATCGTTAGCTCCTTTACTCCTTATGATTGTTTGTTCATCCCTCCTAATGTTCGTTGTCCGTGTGAAATGTTTTTACTTTTATCGTTAGTTCCTGTCGGTCAGAACCGTTCTCCGGCTGTTACCTTTGATTGTTTTGTATTATTGATAGCCGAGAGTTTTTGAAATTGTTTGAGGCATTTGTGTTTTGTGTAGCCTGGGTGTTTGTTGGACTTGTTTTGTGAACGGGTTATTCCTGTGTTTTGTATAGTGAGCCGGGTGTTTGCTTGTGTTTGTGAAGGGAATGCTGTGCTGAGCTTATGAGACGCTTATTTGCTTGGTTTTGTTTTGTGTTGTGAGTCAGAATGAGAAAAGCCGACTCTAGGCCGGCTCTGTTAGGCTCTCAATCATTCAAAGTCTCCCTCGAAAATAGCTCTTTTGTTGACTCTGTCCGTGACAATGTCTACTCCGCCTGTGCTATACGGGTCGGCCTTGCATTTTTTGAAATATGATACTGCCTTCTTCTTGTCGGTCGTTCGACCGGCGTAAGTGCCTTGACCTCTTCCATCGGCGCTTGAGCCGTCATAGAGTAGGTACCAGGTTTCTTCAATCATTGTGCACCTCTAAAGCTTTCACTCTTTGACGTAGAGAGTTCACCTCTTTTAGTGCTTCATCACGCTCTTTCTCAAGCTTTGCCCTAAGCTCTTTGCAAAAATGAACGTGGCTGGCGTACTTGATGTACTTGCCTTGTTTGTGAATCTCCATAGACTCACCGTCAAAGCCTCTGATATCTCTCGATGTACAGTTAAAACGTTTCATTGCCTATTCAACTCACTGTCTAAAAAAGTTCACCGGATGGATCTGGTAAACGCCGCCAAACTTTTTCATGAACTCAATGGCGTCATCTTCGCAGAGAAAAGTCTCCATGACGTTACCCATATAGGTAACTTCATAGTAATGTTTTTGGTTGCGTAACTGCTCTAACTTATCTGACAACTCTTGAGTCTGTTCGGTGGAGGCGATTGTCTCACCCTTCTTTGAGAAGTTGTCTTTGAAGTATTCAGCGGCAACTAGCCACTGGTCTTCATGGTTTTTTGGATTGCGAGCGATCATGTCTCCGATTTTAGGAGAGCCCTTCAACTTGTCTTCGCTCGATATGCTGATATTGGCAGCAAGCGTCTCGCCAGGCACGTAAGGTCGCATTTCGGCCACGTTTGTTCGGGTGTATTGTTCAAACTTACTTTCGAGAAGAACCCCTGCGTCGATTAACTTTTGATGCGCCATTCTCTCGGACTGATCAACTCGACCGGCCTCCAACTGTCTCAAAGCGTCTTCTGGCGATTCTGGCTCCGAATAGGCGCCGTCTTTTGAGCTCATTACGCTCTTGGCGAATTCAAACGCCTCTTCCAACGTTGTATCTTTCCCTTCCATATCTATCACTCTCTTTGAATGTTCTGAAACGAGGTTACTTAGGTCAGAAATGCCCTCTACTCACCCATACTTTCTAGCGCTTTACAGACTGCCTCGTAAGGTTCACAGCCCAAACCTTGCTTATGATGGGTTCTACAGGCGTACTTGGCTTTTATGAGTGCTTGCTTCGTCTCTTCCGCCTGAGTCTCCAGCTCTTCAATCCGGCGCTGTTGCTCTTCGATGTGTTTGTCCACCACCGATATACCGCCTATGTAAACGCCGTTGTCGCCTTCATCAATGGCGTATATGTGATCAGCTGCATTAAACTTCTTCATCAACTTGCTCCTTTGGCACTGATAACTCCAACGTTCTGAACTCGTAAATTTCATTCTCAGTAATCTGCTCCGGCTCGATTAAGGCAGTTACGAGCAATTCAATTGCCTGGTTGAATCCGGCTCTTAACTTCTCTAAGTCCGAGCTTCTTTTACTGTAGGCAGAACTGAGCTCCTGGTTTTTCTTCTTCTCGATGACAACCTGCCGCTCTAACTCTTCAATGTCATTGGCCGCTTGGAGTAGTTTATCGGCTGAGCTTGTGCAACCACAATCTTCTTCAGTGGCGTGTTTTCTCAACTCTTCTGGTGTAATTCTGCTCATACTCACTCCATCGGTCTCAAAATGGTTGTTTGAAAGTGCGTGGTCTCCCGATCATTCTCGAAAGACCGCACTACCGCCTTCTTATCGCTTGGAATGTCTATTACTTCTCCGAGAAAGAAGCGCTTAGCCTTAGAACCGGCGTGTATGGTATTAATGGTGTAGACGGTATCGCCTACACTCAAAGGGTTGCCGTGAATGTCATTCATCACTGTTCACCAATTTTCTTATTTCTTCTTTAAGGTGTTCAACTTCAATCACGTCAAATGGGCCAGAGGCGCTTGCCTGGCCAATTGTTCTTGAGTGATTTTCAATAACGCTCTTGGCAAACTCCCGAACTGCCTCTTTCTTCACCTTTTCCAGAGAGAGCTCAGGTATAGAGCCGAGCACCTCATCCATTTCACCCTCAAAGTCGGCATTAAAATCGACACTTTGGTGATACTTAAAACAATCATCTATGTTTTTCAGATGAGCTTTGAGGCTGACTACCTCAAGCCTAGCCTCTTCAAGATGCTCCACCGGACGTTTGCCGTCTAAACGCCCGACCACAGTGTAGAATGAGCCGTAATTTGAACCGTAGTGTTGCTCCAGGTAATTCGGTGCACCACTTTCAAGAAACGCCTCGAATAACAAGGCGGCTGCACTGTTGCGCTCTTCATCAGTGATCACTTCTTTAGCCATTGAGCGCCCCCTGACTTGAGCCGGATACCTGTTTGTCCAGATTTGCGCTGCGACCTGCATTGACGCCCTTCATATAGGCACCGCTTTCTTGCATCGAAGGTTGACGATGACTGCGACTGAACGTTTTTAGCTTACCAAAGTGCTGCTCAATCATCTTTTGCTTCATTGGAATGAGCTCGGTACCTGTTTCGGTAACCATATCCTTCTCACGCTCACGCTTTATCTCCATAATGCGAGTGTTTATCTCGGTAGCGAAGCCTAAGCGGAAGAAGTTTCGCTCAGAAGCGCCTACTGCATCGGAAAGATTAACCTGACGCTCACACTCCTGAACTAAGTAGTCCATCGTGAGCTTGGCCACCACTGCATCTGATGTGAAACCCTGAAAGCGATACTCAACTTCAGGCCGGCTTGTAACCACTGATGTGCAATCGTTCAGCTGACCAACCGCTGATGCCAGGTAAAGCATCCATGTTTTGCGCTGTCTGGTCACTGAGTCAGCTTTCGTTTCAAGAAACTGGCTAAGCTCAGACTCCTGAATGTCTTCTTTAGAGAGTTGGTGTTTATCCATCAACTTGCGAGCCTTACGTGCGGCAATCATTGCCTCGTTCGGGCTGCTTGTGTCTTCCGCCATAGCCAGGAGCTTGCGGATTTTATCAATAACTTTGTCGTTATCACTCATAACTATTACCTTGCTTTTTGCTGAATGTATTTCAATTATGACATACGAAAATAGGCGCTCAAGAGCGCCCTTAATTTAATTGCCTTCGACAACATGAGTAACAGGCTTGCCAAGCATACTGATGGTTTTCAGTATCTCACCTGGTGTTGCGTACTGAAGCTGCTCAGACCGCCCCTCTCTAACGTATCGATAAACAGACATCGTCCGCCAATCCGGATGCTTTCTGTCACTGCAAAGCTTCCATTTGGCACTATTGTTTTCACGCCTGAACACATCTAGCCAAGCCGAGTTGTGACCGTTTATGTTGTAACAGGTTGAAGCTCTTATTTTCACCTGAGAGCCGTCTTCTCGGGTTATTAAAGCTTCAACCTCGCTTACCAACTTTTCTTGATCTTCACTCATGCCGTGTAATACCCCAACTTTTTATCGAAACGCCTAAGAAAATCGGGTACCACCTCCAACGTGCCGGAATTCATTTTTTCAATGACCGAGTCAGACATACCCATCAGACAGTCGAGCACTTCTTCATCGCCAAAGGCTTCAAAGTTTTGATTGATTTTGGGCAAAATAGTCAGCGTCTCGTTGATATTGCAGCGAATCCAAATGCCTTTCATTATCTCACCAACAAAGGCGTGACAGCCTTCTTCATTGTCATAAGGCCCCATACAAACCTCCAAACTCTTCTTCGATTCCATGATAGTCAGCAAATTCCCATGAAGCTAAAGCGTTACCCTTAATCTCTTCGACTTTCGGGTGGGCGCGTGACGCCTTTAGAAGTTCAATCATTGGCTCGGTCATAGGTAAGCGGCAACTTTTCTGAATTGAAAAGAAAAGACCCGTACACGGCTCGGGATTAACCACCTCGCCGGAGTGATCGTGCTCGCTTCTCATGTGACATGGGATAACCGTTTCTGCATTAATCGCGTGGCGGTATATACCTGGGTCGTTTCCACCAAAATAACCACTAGCAGATCCCTTTTGATAAGGGCATTCTTTGCATGGACTTTTGCAACTCATAAATCCAACTCTCCCTCTAAAATAAGCTCGATTTTTTCAATCTCTTTCTGATCTGGTAAGTGATCGCACTCCATAACTGCGATACTCATAATCGGTGTATGGTAATGTTCGTGAAAACTCCAACCCTTCGGGTACTCAAGAGAGCTAAGGCGCTCAAAATCTGGATTATCAGCGCTTTCGAACTCTTTCTCTGGCTCCTCGGCTTCGTATGAGAACGGAACCCGAATGTAGCCACAAAATTCGGCATTTATGGACATAACTGCTCCTTCAGACTTGCCTCTATCTTTTCAAAACTAATCTCGCTAGGAGAACCGTAATAGCCTATGGAAAGTGACAGTCCGGCGTGTCCAAACAGTATGTCAACGTTCTCCAAAACATACCCTTCAGGCATACGGAGATCTCTTAGGTCGAGGTCGTGAGTCACCGAAACTGCATCAAACAAAACCTCCACCTTGAGAGTCACGCTACCTCTATTCACTACTATCGACATCGTGTCACCCCAAAATCTCTCAGGTTTATGGCCACGTCTTCTCGCAAGTCGCAGCCTTTTAGAAAGGCTTTCAGCCACAGCGAACGACCCTCCGGATCGAATCGCCATAACCAGCGAAACGCCTGATACCGGCTCATCGCTGTCACTTTAAGCATTGGAACCTCTGTCAGTGATAACGCACGAATCCAACTTGAAGCGCTCCTGCCAAACCGCCCCGCACTCCATGCACGAACACTCTTGGTGAGCTGCTATTTGAGAGACCTCAACGAATCCACCATCCACGCTTTCTTTGCCGCATACAGGGCAAACATCGGCATCGTTTCTTGCCACTTCTTGTTCTTTCATTTTAAACCTCGCTTGCTTGCTGAATGTATCTCAATTCTGACATATCGAGATAGGCACACAAGAGCTAATAAGCAATTAATTGCCTACATTAACCCTTGTGATTTTTCACTATTTTTAGTATCTCTTTCGCCTCAGATACCTGTTTGTCGAGCCGGTTGCGCTCTTCTCTCACTGAGTATAGTAATTCTCTGAGGTCGAGAGCGTTGTGCATGGCGTCGTGGTAGCTCGTGATGCTGTCAGCTCGGTATTGGAAAGAGAAGTTCTTGTAATTGTTCTGAGAGAAGGCCAGGCGCAACGCTATGCGCTTTTTCTTGACCGTTATATTGGTGGTGTCGGTGTTAACGATAATGCCGTAGGACTCTGGCAACTCGTAACCTAAAGACTCGATCAATTTGCCAAGCTCATTAATGCTGAGCTGATTGCTTGCTCTTTTCACCAACGAACTTTCTTTTTTGCCGCCCTCTAAAGGCTCCAGAAACTTCCATGATGAGCGATGCGCTTGATTAAAGAGCGAATGCTCATCTACTAAGACCACGCCAGTGCAAACAACAACTGTCTCTCCGGTTGGTATGTGAATAAGCTTCTGCTCCAGTCGTCTGCCTCCCATCCTTAGCCTCGCTATTTGCTGAATGATAATAAAAAAGCTTGAGTGCTTATTCTGACATTGCGAATAAGGCACTCAAGCTTTCGGGTTTAATTAATTACCTTCAATCAAAAAGTCTTCGAGTTTATTTTGACCACTTTCGATGCTCTGCTTGATAACATCTGGAATACGACCCTGACCAGTCCAAGTCTGCCGGTCTCCATTAGAGTCTTTGTATTCGTATTTAGGCGGCAATTTCTGGCTCTGCTTTCTAACGCTTTTAGCTTCAACCAAGTCATCAACGGTAAGCCCTGCTGATTTCAATTGTTGATTGAATTCTTCTATCTTTTTAAGCTTTTCACGTTGGGCTTCGAGCTTCTGCTCATTCTCCACATGAATATCTGAGAAACATTCATTCACTTTGCTTTGCAATTGATCAAGGGCTTGTTCGTCCAATTGTCTCAAGTATTTCTTAAAACGATGCTTGTTGGAAATGATGCTTTCGAATTCTTCAAATTCCGACATAAATGTTACCTATTTGTTGCTAGCTGAATAATCTAGGCCGTAGCCTATTTTTCAAAATACCACATCAAAAAGTTTCGGTCTCCCCCTGCTCTCAATATCCTTTTCAAAATAATATCGCTCAGAAGAAGGGGAATTTTGACAGGCTTTATACCACTCAACAGCATCCTCAAATTTTGCCATTATCAATGAGGCTGAACTGTTCTTTATGCTCACTTCCTGGCCAGTATTTTCATACATCCAGTCCACAGCCATAGCCGGTGTCACTTGAGATATGTGATAAGTCTGGTAATCAAAGGAGCCTGAATACTCTTCAGATATTTCATTCATTGTATCTGCGAAGGCATTCAACACAATTTGGCAAGAATCTAATGCGGGATGGCCAGGTGTCGTTCTATCCATGAACTGATACATTCTTTCAATTACCTTTCGGCTAATCTCATGAAACAGATCACCATAAATGTGCTGACCCAAAGCACGAGCTATTCTTTGCTCAACAGTGGGACCTTCATCACTGTAATCATCCTCAATGAACTGAACAATAAAACGGATCTCTGCTTTTCTAACAATGTCCATTCTAATTGTTTGTTCACCAACATTTCTCGCATCCCTTGTTAGAAAAGCGGCAGTCTCACCTTCCGGCGCTCTTCTTTTCATACGTCTTTCATTGCAAACCTTTGCGTTTTGGGCGAGATTCATTAAAACGTTTGCAATACCGCTAGACTCTTTCATTTTAAACGAAACCTTTTTGCTTTAATTACTTTGCCATTAGCCATAACTGAGAAAACGATAGCACCCTCACTCTCGAAAACGTCAATATCCAATACTTCTTCGAGCAATTCAGCGAGCCCCTGCTTTTTCTCTTCTCGCTCACGCTCCTCAGCCAACTCTTCTTCTCTGACTTCTTTTTGGCGCTGACGAATTCTAAACGCCTCTTCTCGATAAGCTTCTTCGTATGCTTCTTGAAGGTGAGACTGTTTGTATTTCACCTCCGGATCAACTTCAGGGCACCCGTCAAGGCGCCCCTGTCTTCTTGCGTGTGAAGGGCTAGTCGGCATTGTCATCACCGACAGATTCTTTCGAACTTTTTAGCGCCTGTTCGTAGACAGCTAAACCGACATTGGCATACAAGTCGCCATGCGCAGCCGCCTCTTTCATCACTTCAGGGTCAAACTTTTCAACATTGCGATCAGACCCAACCACAAGCCAATGACTTTGAACGGTATTTGGTGAAATGAAGTGTGAAAACCTAGCGTTCTTTATCTTTTCAAGGTCAATGAGAAGATCAGCCGGCTCCAAGCTATCTGTTGGCCTTTCTTCCTTTCCTCTGTCGAGCTCATTAACGAAAATGAGTGGCATATAGTGCTGCATACTATTCAGGTCGTCTCGATTCATAATCTCAACCGCGTCCTCTGTTTGATCAACAGCAGCTTTCATGGCCAACTCAACTCTACTAACTTCTCTTTCCTGGCACCGCTTAAACAATTTATCGAATGGTGTGTAGAAGAATAAGCAGCTGCGATGACCATAGAATTCGACATCCGGCCTGGCCTGAACGTAATGAACGTTGTAGAAGCTTAGGTTTTCAGATACCAGGTGACCAAAGTCGTCACAGGCAAAGTGGTGAACATCATCGATGTCCAAAATGACGAAAGTGCCATGCTTAGACTTAACGACAAAAAAGACATTGCTGTCAGGGTTGTCATCAAAAAAGCTGTTCATTACACCAACCGCATCATTTTCGTTGGTTACATAAAACAACGGATTGGTATTTGGGTCTTCGATAATCTCTGTGCACTCATGGTTAGTGTAATCCAGAATGCTCTTCTCCAAGTTAACGACTGCAAGTATTACTCGTGACATAATCATTTCCTGCTTTTTTTGCTGAATGTATTTCAATTTTTACATACCGTAGAAGGCATACAAGCGGCGCCTCAATAAAGACGCCACTGACTTAAAAGGCGTAAACGTCTTCGCTGTCCAGTTCGTAAGACTGAATGTCAGGCATTCGATCTCGAACAACTGCACCCCAGTCAACGTGGCAAAATATGTAGCCAGGAATCTCCACACCTTGCTCGTCGAGTTCCTCTTGAACCTTTTTCTTAAGAGCTTCATCGCCAACAACAAAGTACTCTTCGTGATAGCACTCGATCTCTTCCCAAAACCGCTTCACCTCTTCGTACTCATCATCTTCTTCATCAAGCCAGTCTAAGAGAAGCTCCACATCCTTCTTGTTAAAAGAGCCGCCACTGGTCAAGTCACTGATACACTGAAAATCACCAAACATAACTCACCCCACTGCGTAGAATTGATAACCGAAACACTCATAGCCTGAACTCGACTTCAAACCTGGCTCTTTCCTGAGCCGGTACTCATAAAAGTTAATGAGGTCGATAAGCTCCGCATCATCCTCATCCTCTTCATCAAGCCCGAGCCGGTTTAGCAGCTCATATTTGAAATGCTCTTCAATGGCCTCGACCGTAATGAAGCGCTCTCTACCGTCACTTTCAACCTTAGCCGTGATAGCTTCAGCTTCTTTGTACTCTTTATGGTCAACGCCAACGTCACCGGCTAACCAATGAAGTGCTTCTTTCATCTGAGACAGCGTAAACTTTGGCTGAGTCAGAACTTCGTCAAACGACATCGGTGGATTTGCTTCATCAAACGTCATCACGACCTCCGTACAGCTCCGTGTGCTGTTTTTCTTGCGACTGAGTGTCATTGGGTAGGGCTAGCTGACTTCTTCCCGCATTTTGCTTTGCCGCAATCACAGTGAGCTCGCCACGTCGAGACCCTTCAATCTGGCTACCGCCAAACATCGAGTCTATTTGCTTCTCCACATCGCTTAAGTTCATCTAAAACCTCGTTTGCTGCTGAATGTATTTACATAATGACATACAAAAATAGGCAAACAAGCGCTTTCAAACACTTATTTGCCTATGGTGGTGGATTTACTTAACGGCTAAAACAAGAGTGTCTTTACCGTCATCGACCATCTTCAACTCTTTGCCTTCAGTATTCTCCGGCGTTGGAATTGGAAGCTTCAGTTCGCCGCCCTGAGATTCGACCGCTAACTTCAACATATCAGCCAGGTTCTTTCGCTTGGCGTCTGCATCAGTCACCTTCTGTTCAAGGTCTGACTTTTGGCTGTCGAGCTCATTGAACTCTTTGGATACAAACTGAAACATGGCGCCGACATTCAAAACACCGTCACCAGGCAAACCCAACATACTCACTGGAAGTGACACTTGAGACTGGCAAAGGTCTCGGATAATTGCGTAATTGTCTACTCTACTCAACTTCTTCTCCTAAATTTACTGAGTTATAACGTGAAAGTCGCAAGGCGAATGTCATTTCTTCACCGAAACAAGCGTTCCCCATGACTTTCATTGCTTCAATGATCTTGTTTACTTGTTCAATCGGAACATTCAATACCTTGTCTTCTATGAGATCGTCATCAATGGGCTCTTCGTAAACTTCATAGAAAGTGTCAATAGGTGCCACATCAAGAACCATTCCAGGTCTGCCCAAACCTTTCTTCACAAAGTCATCGAGAAGAATCCAGTCACTTTGCTTGGTCACCGGAGCCATTTGAAGCTCAGCGAACTTGGACATCATCGAGTCATTGAGAACAACCACCTTTTCGTAGTTGCTCTCTACGCACGACATACAACGACCTCGCTGAGACAATTGCGCTGCTAGCTCGTCACACTGGTGGCAGCGCTTCATGTTGCTTGGTTCAAGATCGAACTCTCGGGCGGTGCTCATTAAAGACTCCAATTCATTTCTTCAAAGAATGATTTAGGCAACGAATAAACCGTGAAGCCGGTGGCGTCTCGGTCATAGCGCAACACAGAGATAGCCTTAGACACCTCTTCATGCTCAACACCTTCCGGCACGAACAAAGTGAAGTGCATACCATCCGGCCCTGACAATTCTTCAGAGAAAGGGAAGTTGTTCGCCACCTCGCCCCAACGTGAAGCCCATTTGAATGCACTTTCGAGACCCAAGCGATTTTCTTCAATCAAATGACTTCCATCTAAAATCTTAGTTTTTGGCATTGCTTGGCACCCCCACATCAATTAATTCTGCCGCTGTCTCTTCAGACACGGTGTTCATGGTCAGACAATTGTGGTCAAAGTCGCTTTCGGCAACGGTAGCCACCTCATCATAGAAAACCGCCAGAGCGTCATCGAACGAAAGCGCTTTAACAATGGCCACAACAGACTTTTCATCTTTCTGAGCCACGTAGTACTTCTTAAGCTCCTCAAGTCGGCGCTCATTGGCAGCTCGAATCAGATAGTGAATTTTAGCCCCGATAGGCTTCGGATAATCAAGCTCTCTTAGAACATCAACCAGTCGAGCCCGAATAACTATTCTGTTGCCTGACTCGTCAGCAAGTCTTTCACTTTGAAAGAAGACAACTTTACCCAAGTCATCTTCGAGATAACGAAAGACATCCAGAACGTTTTTGTAGTCACTCAAGGACAATCCGCTAGGCTCCATCAACACCGACATTTCAAGGTCGGCACTTGGCTCATAAATAGCGCTTTCTTCGTCCGCCACTAAGAGCGGTAAGTCAACTTTATACATTTAAACCTCACTCTTAGCATTTCATTCGTAGAAAGGAACACCGGCTTCACGCTTGATATTGACAAGCTTGTCGCCTAGACCACACCAACTTAGCTCTAAACTAGATAGACTCTCCTGTGACGACGCAATGCCACACTCAAAAAGAGTCTTGCGAATAAAGTTGGCAGCTTCACCACCGGAGCTTGCTTTTACAACGGCACACACTGGCGTGTTTCGGCCTTCAACGAGATAGTGGATTTTGAATGCGGCAGACTCTCTATCAAAGATGCCTTTTACCAAGCCAATAAAAGACTTCAGCGAGTTGTGAGGCTGTCCCCAGTATTCTTCGAGAAGATCTTGTACGTTGGCTCGATAAGTTACCCCATCGTAACCAGCCTCAACAAAAGCCTGTTTGTCGGCATAGTCAGAGAAGCGGTGAAATAACCCCTTGAACTCTTCAAGTGTGTCGATAGTGATTTCACCTTCTGCAACCACAGTTTCACCGCTTATGCTTTCAGAAGGGTTGTAAAGATCTAAATCGTTAGAGCAAATATAAATAGCTGAATCAATTCTCATGTTGTTACCTTGCTTGTTGCTGAATGTATTTCAATTTTGACATACAGTTTTAGGCAGTCAATACCGAACAAGACAAAAATTGCCTACGCAAAGTAGGTCGATTTGCCGCATTTAAGGTTCAGCTCCAATATATTGAAGGCTGTTACAGGGTCAAACTCGGTATAGTTTTGCGTTAATTGACTCACTCTATTTATGCTTTCGTCAATGGCGTCATCAGGTATTAGCATAACCATTTCGTTTGCCCTTATTTTGTCGATGACAGCCGAGCCGTTACCCATGTATGGCAAAATCTCTCGATCAGGGTCCAACCGGCTTTCGCTCACAGGCAGTCCCTTCATAACCTCTGCATCAACATCAAATATCACCAGGCGGATGCCGGCCACGTAAAAGTTGCACAGCATATCCCTAACCGGCTGAGACAAGCGAATGTCGTTTGGCGCCTTGTCTTCGGAAATCTTCACCATAGTTTGAAATTCATCATTCTGTATCACAGCAATGCTTTCAGACGATCCTCTCTTGAAGTCCAAATCCGTCAGGTAATCAATGTCAAAGGCTGATAGGTGCAACATCGACAAGGTTACGCATACGTTCGTTTCAAGTTGACGCTTGTAGGCTGCTTTTGTATCAATCATTGCTCTTCTCCCCTTGCTGCTCTTTTAAAGAATTTTCGATTGTTTTGGCCATGAAGTTCCAGGTGAACATCATCATATTCGTCGCCTGAGCTCGATGCTCTTCCGGAATGTTGGTTATTCTAGCCTCAAGCTCTTTAGTGCTTTCAGGTGTCGCCCACATATCAACGGTCTTGAATGGCGACTCCACCGGCTTCATGTCGTTTATTTCTCTCTGAAGCTCGCCAACCGCTGTCTGCAAATCATCAATTTTGCCGAAGTAATGGTCTTTCTCTTCCTCATCCATGCAGTCCAAATCAACGTAAATGTCCTCGTTTGACATAACCCGAACATCGTCAATCAGGCGCTTCAATTTCTCTAACTTGCTCATTGCTTAACCTTTGTTGCTTGCTGAATGTATCTACATAGTGACATACGAAAGAAGGCACGCAAGTGCGTGCCTCAAATTAATTGCCAACCGGATTCCGAATGATCGGGAATCCCATAGGGTGCTCGTCGCTATTCATGTAAACCATGAACTGCTCATCGAACACTGACAATCCAGGTGGATCGTTTTTCAGGAGATAATTAAGTTCATCCCGAACATCAAGCCAACTTTCTTTTTCTGTGTAGAAATAGGCTTCACTGTAAAACTTACCGCTTGGCTTGAAGTATTCAATCTGAACTCGGTATCTATTTCGCCAATTTTCATTTACAAAGGTTTGAACGCAAAACTCATCAGCTACACCGTGATGCCACATTGCAATGAATTTTCTCAGAAGAAGCTCAACCCAATTCCACTTCTGACTCCTTTGCAAGCTGCTGTCAGACAGTTTCTCAAGCAATTTTGGGTGAGTGAATATATTGGGTAAACACTCTCCCATCAAGTCCTCAAAAACGGTTCCTTCTGCCGGCTCTCCCTCGCAATCGAGATAAGCTATCTCAACGGCTCTTTTAACAATCCGAGCTTTGGCATAGTTAATCGACATGAACCCCTCATCAAACTCTGACAATTGACCGATGTTTAATGCGGTCAGGGTTGTTCGATTCCGAGCAGTATAATCGCAAGTACCTTGCGCGAAATAGACTGCCGCCTGAACTAGCTCCATTGAATCTATCTGCTTAATGCTCATAGTGGAATATCCTTCATGAATGGTTCGGCAATTTTCTGCGCTTCACTACGTTGCAATGGCGCACCGATGCGGTTGTCTACACCAACGTTGTATTTTTCCGCCAACAGCTGTGAAACAGCCAATGCTTGCTCGGGCTTTTCAAAGTCAGCCAGAACATTGTGAAAGCCCAATTGCGTCTTAACATAAACGGCATAGGTGCGCTTCTCATCCGGCTCCAAATCTTCAACCATATCGCTGAACCCAACGGCTCCGGCTTTCATCTGCTCGTAGCCTGACATTTCTCTGAGCTCTTCAATACTGTGCTCGATATCGCCACGCTCGATAAGTCGGATGGTCTCAATATCATCCATTTCAAACCAAATCTGAGCACACTGAATGCCGTGTACTTCTTTTGGTAAGACTGGTGCTAAAATCATAACAACCTCACTTGCTTGCTGAATGTATCTCAATTATGACAGAGTTGAATAGGCATAAAAGACAAGTCCAGTATTTATTTGCCTAGCGACAATCGTATAGCTTGGGTAGCATCACCGAGCGATGAAAAATCACCAAGCCCATCAACCTTAAACCGTCTTTCATGCTCGTGAATGATGATTCGCCCAAAGTACATTAGCCTAATCATCTTCATCCTCTATTTCGCTCTGTATGGCTTCGATGTCGTTCATCATGCCACCACTGAGCTCAAAATCATCCGGCGTTACCTTTATATGCACTGAACACCCTTTGAACGTCTCAAGACCACCAAGCAAACCTGCTTCGTCAATAATCGCCTGGTAAGCTGATCGGGCTGAGTCGAATACGGCATAAGCGGTATTCCAGTCTCCATAAAGCTGTTCAGCCTTAACCGCCCCTGCCTCCATGTAAGCTCTCGCTATTTCAGCAAACTCTTCAGCTTCAACGGTTTCATCATTGAAAGTGGCAATGGAGTAGTCTATATCGTCATCGACTTGGCTTGGCTCGTCTGGTCGCTCAATAGCTTTAATCTTTCTGCCGTGTGGATTTTCGGGATTGTGCCCTGACGCTTCAAAAAGCGATTGAAGGTCACTGGCAATGTGAGTGTAGCGACTATGAATGCCCTCATCCAACTCACCGGATAATCCACGAATCCACAGTACGCAACCTAGCGCTTCAAGCTCATCTTCAATAGTTCCGATGTTTGGCGTACCATTGACGTGCTCAACCAGATCGTGAGCAAACGTTAAAGCGTCATGGCTTGGATACGTTGATGACTCATAACAGGAGAGTGGAACAAGGCCAATCTCGCCCGTGTTCTGGTCACTAACAATGAATGTTCCCTGCCTATCAATCATCAGCTTGCCCTCCGAACATACAAATTTCAGAAGAAATGTACTCAGCCAGGTTCTTAACTCGCCACTGAATGTCGGCAGCTTGCCATTTTTCACCTTCAGTAAAGTAAACTCCGGCAAAGTCACCTTCATCCTGGCCAAGATAATCTTGAACTCTAGCAAGTGCCGCTGTGAAAATTACTTGCTGAGGATGCTCTTCAAAGGCGTACTCCATTCTTACGATGACGTAAGTGAGGTTGAAAATGTTGTGGTTCATACCGCACTCAAGAAAGAATGCGTCCAAAGCCTGAAACGGACACTGACAACAATAAACCTCTCTCGTATCGTCAGTTTCGTTGTCCCCAGTATTAACCGGAACCTCGAACTTCTTGTCCACTTCATCAAATAAAATCGAGACCGTTTCACCGTCTTCACGTTTTCTTGAGATAACTTCAATACTCATTATCTTCACCTTGCTTGTTGCTGAATGTATTTCAATTTTGACATACAAAAAGAGGCACGCAAGTGCGTGCCTCAAATTAATTGCCTAAATAACATGATGAGTCTTTATGTCGAAGTGGCGAGACAGTTGGTAGTTCGTCTCAAAACCCATCACCTTCTTCATGTAGCTCTTTGTCGGTCTAACATAAACCCTAAAGCGGTTATTTACATTCAGCTTTTGTATCAATTGCCGAACGTTTGAGAGCTTAACACTGGTAAGAAGAACATAGTCTTCCGGCTCCAATTCTTCCCTAATTTCTTCAGCCTTAACCAAAAATACTGTGTCATAAAAAAGAACGTCAAATCTGGCATTTTCGAGAAGACTGAGGTTACTATCTTCAAAGTCTGCCGATATAAACCAGAACCCCTCTTCAGGTTCAAACTTGTCTATCGCTTCTTTTAATATATCTGCATTGCTCATAGTCACCTCACGCCGCAAATCGTTTGGACAGTTCAATGGCCAACCGGCACTGCTCTTCATCAAACATGGCAATGTGACAAGCCGCAACCGGAATTCCCATCGAGTCTGCAAGCCACGCATACGCATCAGAACGGCTTAAGCCTTCTCGCTTCCATATCCGGTCGAATGCTTCATGGCATTGCTTTCTGAGCTTTCTCAGTGGCGCTCTGGCCACAGTTCCTAACGGCATTCTCGTCTTGTCATGAGAACCCACGTAAGCAAGACACTTCGGGCATCGGTACATGATTTTTCGCTGCAAGTCAGGGCGACCGCTGTAAAGCATTGCACCACTGATAATTTCAGTGTCTACATTGCAGTAGTGACAATCGAGTCTCGGCACGCCTAGCAACTGATGAAGCCCCGCCTGAGCTTTTGCAATTGCACCTTCAGCATGACCTCGATAAATCATGGCACCGCCAGAGTCAGCCAGTGCATAGTCGCCGTTGTACTTCATGTATGAAAGCGTGAGCCCAGGTCGAGGTCCCAATATCTCTCGGCCTGGTATCTCCAGGTGAGGCCCGACACCAGTGTTTTGAACAACTTCGCAAGGAACACGCTTCATGATGTCCTTCAAAGCAAACATAGCCGGATTCGCTATCTCTCCGGCTGTTGGCTGTCTAAATTGGTTCATGCTCAACCTCTCCATGCTTCACTTCAAGCTTTTCAAAAAGCTCTTTCATTAGAGAGCTCATCTTGGTGCTACCTTTAGAAGCTCTGGCACTCGAAAAAGTGTATGAGCCGTTTCGGACTGCATTGAGGTTATTTTTAATCCATCCCAACGTTCTCAGTGGCACCTTTATTTCGTGACGCTTAAGCAAGCCTTCAAAATCATCACCACCAATGAATGAGCCGTTGTAGTAATCAAGCTCCGCCTTGTCGAGACGCTCTTCTGCTGCCTTTTGTTCGGCAAGCTCTATCTGCTTTTTCTCTTCAGCTTCCTTCTTCTTCTTTTCGTTGGTCAGCTGCCAGAATTCTTTCTCGGCCTCTTCGTACTCACCAAGCCGGTCGAAGGCAATAGCCCAGTGTTTCGGCACCATGAAACACTGACCTCTTTTTGCCTTTTCTAACTCATCAGAGACACGCTTGTTCATCATGGCAAAAATGTCTTCACCTTTTTCAACCAACTCTTTCAAGCGATAAAGGCTTTTTGGGTTAATGATCTGAGTGATAACACCGCTTGGCGTTTCAATCAGAACACCGTCCGACCATTCGTCGTCCGCCCACTTATCAAGCTGATATAGTTTGTATTCACCATGCTCGTTTTTAAGGGTTTCAAGCGGTGTAACCCGAGCGTTTTGAAAGCCACTGACAGCCAAAAGTATCTCTTTAATCATTATTTGCTCTCCTCGATGAATTCAGAAAGGTTTAATTCGTTGAAGTCTTCAGGCAGCTTCATATTCACTGCTGCATCGACCAGTGCGGTTTGAGCTTCCAGAAGAATGCTGTCGATAAATTTGAGCTTTTCTTTCATCTGCTCCTGCATAACGCTGAACAGGGATTGATGGTCGTTGCTGAAAATCCGATATTCCTCAGTAAGCATTGGCAGCGTTACGTTGAAGCCGGAATCCAATTCATCCTCTATGAATAGGTCGGTGTAAATCTGAACACACTTGCCTTTGTAGAAGTCCTTACCGAACATTTCTTTGATGACTTCTTTAAGAGCCAATGTTTCTTTCACACCGAACTTTGGTAAGTCGGCTATGTATGGAAAGTAGGATTCGCATGAGAGATCCGGCGCCAACCCGTTTATCTTTTCGATAATGTCTCGGTCACGCTCTTCAAGGATAATGAGGTTAGACTCAACGTGATTCTCAATGAGATCTCGCAAATCTCCAATGTCAGCGGCGCAATGCTCGCTCTTAAAGGCGATAAGCAGACTGTCCTCTGAAATATCACCATTCGCACAGGCGTGTATCGCACGATAAGCCTCAAGTGTGCCACCTGGATAAGTCGTCTCGATAATGAAGTGTTTCATTGCCATTTTGATAGCGGCATCTAAATTAGTCATGTTGTTACCTTGCTTGTTGCTGAATGTATTTCAATTTTGACATACAAAAAGAGGCGGTCAATGCCGCCTCTTTAAATAATTGCCAAGTTATTATTTTCTAACCAGGTTTTTCTTCAACCGTAATAGGTTCAACGTTTAGGTTTAATGGTTGGTCGCTAATGAACGCCTTCAAATCTTTCAAGCTTAATAGTGCATTGCTATTGGCATCGAAAAAGTAATCTTTATTGCAAACACCATTTCCGGCGTTGTAGAGCCCATTTAGGCTTGGAGCTGTTCGCACCACATCACTATGAATACCTGACTCATCAATCTTGTCAGGTGGCGTCATGTTGTTGCAGATATTCACCGGCGGACCCTTAGAAACAAAGTACCCAATGGCGTTGCCATTATCAGCCAGTACGTAGATATAGAACAGCTTGTTAGGCTGATCCATCCGCTTCATGTATTCGGCTACCACCTGTCGAGTAACAAAGTTATTAACGTCAGGCACCGGCACTGCATGATTAGCCTTTGATGAAATTTGAGCTCTTTGTCGCTCTTGCTGTTGAGACGTCGACTCTTTGGCGTCACAACCGGCTAAGGCCAATGCCATGCCCAATCCGGCAATAGCGCTAACTACAACTTCTAATTTGCGCAATGTGTTTCTCCTTCCACTTTAAGTTTTTCTGGTAAACGGTCGTCAAAAAAGCGACCTGATGTATAGCTCTTGCGAGCCTCGTTGTTGTACCGCATAACGTCTCCTGCAACCTGGGACTCCAATGCGGCAATGTTCGTGTAAATTCGAGAGAGGTCTTCTTCATCAGTCGTGACTTTTGCCAGCCTTTTCTGAGCCTTGAGAGACGCCTTTTTCTCGACCACTGTTGAGCACATATCGAAAAATTGCTCATAGCGTTGAATCCGGCTTTCCGCTGACTCAATTTGAACCTCTGCATTCACACGACCCGTCACTTCTGCCGTAAAATACCGCCAAGCCAAATGAGCAGCGGCAATCAACAAGATTAACCCGACAAAAACAACAAGAATCTTTGCCAATGCACGCTTTTCACCTTTCATTTCATACTTACCTCGCTGAATGTTAATGATTAAAAATAATCGTTGAAAAGAGCTTATACTTTGACGCTTGCCTGAGTATATGTCAACACTGAAATACTAATAAGCTCAAAAGTTAATTCCTCAAATGGCGAATATCAAAGCCAAAACGACAACGACAACAACAATCTTCAACTTCTCTTCCGCATCCATAAATCCGCCTAGTTTTTAACCAATAAAAGTATAAGAGTTAGACCCCTCGTTTGACCACATCGTAAAATGGAACATTTTACCACCCGTCTATTCCGAGAAGTCTTGATATATAAGGGTTGTAGGCAAACTGACGGCTGCTAAAATTTTGCAAACACCGCCTACGCTTGCCCACATTCTGCCCACATTTCGCACACAAAAAATCAGAGCTCGTTGACAGGCACCGCCGCCATACCACAAACAAACAAATCAGCGCCCTTTTCACCCTTTTCAAAGAGCTCAAGTGCCCTTTCTTTTGTTGTAGCCACAAACGAATTAATCTCTTCGTCAAAGCGAATGCAGTAACCCTGCGCTCGCAACTTGGGACCAACCGTTTTAGTAACCGGCAGCACCTCGTTTGGCATCTGAGCTATGATCCGCTCAAAATCTGCTGAGGTCAGCTGTAAATGACCCTTTCGAGCCCTAACCAGTTTTTCAGCCAGTGCTCCGGTGACGGATTCGCTTTCTGACTCCATTCGAGACATCATAAGCTCAAGCTCTTTGTTCAGGTTCAACGCTTTGAACACCTTGAACAGCGTCTTTAACCGAACAGCCTCAGCTCGCTCAATAGCGGCAATTGACGGCTGTGACAGCCCAGTCATCGCCGCCAATTCTTTTTGTGACAGTCCGGCGCTTTTCCGCCGCTTTTGTATAAACGTGGCCAGAGCCTCAGAAAATTCTTCAAATTCCATGTTATCAACCAATGCTAGTTAAAAATTCAGAAGACATATTTGCCTTCAGTTTACTACCATCTAGCACCGCAATGCCAAGAGCCGGCATCAATTTTCTCATTTGAGTGGCTTGAGAATTCGCTGTACTCTGCTTCAGCCCTTTCTCCAAGTACACTTCAATAAGCTCTTTACGCTCAAATTCTTTTTTCTCTTTGAGGTGTTCAAGGGCAATCAATGTGTATCGAGACAAAGGTTTTCCGGCCTGAAGCGCTGCAATAGCGTTTTTCGCCTTGTCCTGGACTTTCTTGGGTAGGGACTCAATGTCGTAAGAGCCGGTTGAAACAGGCGCTTTCTTTGCGCTCTTTTTCTTTTCCGTCTCAGGCTTGGATTCGGCTTTCGCCTTTTTAGCCTGGCTTTTGGCACGAGCTTCATCAGCCTTCTTTTTTGTTTCGGCTTTCTTCTCTTGAAGCTTAGCTTCGTCTTCCGGTTTAGTGGTGGGCTTCGACGCTCCAATTTCTTCCTGAAGCTTGTCGATTTCTGCTAATAGATCGTCTGACATGATACACCTCTTGCTTTTGCTGAATGTTTGTATTTCGATGCTGATATACTAAACGATCCGAGTAGGCAATCAAGCGGTTTTTGATTTTGTTTTTTCCAATAAAAAACCGCCTTCCCAAGCAAAAGAAAGGCGGTCTACATTCAGCAATAGCAAGCAAGGTTTTACAAGAAGTGCAAAATCACGCTTACTTTGCTCATTACAGCATAAACCCTGGGCTGCGACAAGTTTTAATGCTTAATGCTGAATATCGGCTCTATTCCTTCTTAGCCTTTCGCTCTTTGTAAGACCGATAAAGCTCTTTTGCCTTTTCCGTTCCGCCCTGAAGCAATGGCTTGCTAAAGTAAAAAGGAACAATCCAGACCAGAATCGAGTTAATGTTTTTATCCACGATCTCCTGCAAGTCCTTCACAAAGTCAGCGTCAAATACAGCACCACCGGCTAAGAACAATACACAGACCAACCAAGCAAAAATCACAGCCACTACAATCGCTCGCCTTGAGACGTTCTGCCCCTCAGTGTTCTTCATGTACTTACCCAGGCTGTCGATAAACTGCCGGTTCGCCTCTACCCGCTCTTGATCGCCAAAATGAAGCTTGTCCATTCCTGATGAAACAGTGTCAAAGACGCCCTTCGTTGACTCAGGTGTTCCGAACATAGTACCGAATACGTGTTTAATGCCATTCCACAAACTCATAAAAAAATACCCCTGTTAATGAATAACAGAGGCATTTTATCAACTATCTCAGTATTGAGATACCTAAGTGTAACGAGAAATCTTCTGGTGCGACTTCAATACCAACTCCCAGGCGGTCATTAAAATCAACCAAATGCCGCAAGCAATCGAGAACAAGCCGAACAGAAGCGAATATCTGGCCAATAGCTCAAAAACATAACCATACCCGCCAAACGCTTCTTCGTTCCACTGGCCAAACACGCCCAAAGGTATGCTTGCCAGTGTAAACATGACACCAAATAACGTGAGCTTTATTGCGTCTCGCATGAAAGTTCCTCCAAGTCTAACTTAAAATAGCCTTTCTTAAGGCCGTAAATGAGAGCGTCCATCATTTTCTCGGTATCGTACCAAGCTCGGTGAGCGCTAACCTCATCAAAATCTATCCGACACGCCCGACAAAGCTCAGCCAGTTTTGGCACCTTGCCGTTAGGAGTAGCCCATCTGCCGTTTTGCATCGTACAGAAGATCTCAATATCCGGCATTTCGAGTTTCACTTTGTTCATCATGTGGTACATGAACGGCGCATCGAAATTGGCATTGTGAGCCACAAAAACGTCACAACCGTTAATTATTGACTTCACTTTGGGCGCAATCTCATGCCACTCCGGAGCACCCTTTACCATGTCCGGTGTGATACCTGTTATCTCCTGAACCTTTTGCGGTATGCTGCGCTTCGGATCAACAAGTGTCGACCACTTCTTTCGGTCAACGGCCTCCATTGTCTCGGTGTCGAGTTTGACAATGCTTATGGCAATCTCAGTTACCATGTGACCGTCATCTGCATCGAAACCTGTGGTCTCTAAATCCGTTCCGAATAATTTAAGTATCATATTTTTCCCTCAACTTTTTGACCACGTTTTTAAAGCGCTTACAGGCGTCACTGGAATCGCTTATGTTGATTGACTTCACCGGCTCCGAGATCAAAATGCGCATTTCGCTCGGAATGTAGTTTATGTGGTATGGGCCAGCCCTAACGGTGTCCGTTGATTGACCCACAACCTCTTTATTAAACTCGTGAAGCACGTTAATCAAAAAGTCGTCCTTGTCGTATCCGTTCAATACCGAATACAGTGCGTGAATAGCTTCATAACCGGCGTTGGTGGACATATTGCCAGCCTCAACAGCCAGGCAAATGTTCTCAATCTGTCCGGTTATCTTTCTCTGAATGCCGTCCTGAAACTGTTCGAAGTCTTCTTCAGCGATTTTAAGGCGCTCTCTCAACCTCTCTATTTCAGTGATTGACTCCAGTTCTTTCATGTCACTCATTGCTCTTACCTTGCTTGCTATTGCTGAACGACTTAATACTATCTCAGCAATGAAATACTAATCAAGCAACAAAAGCACGCCGAGTTAGAAAATAATCCCTCTCCAAGTTGTGCACCATCATGATTGCACGTCTATGAATGGATGCGCTTGGAATTAATCGACCCATTTGCTCACTGGATAGCGGTGCGCCTGTCACTGACTGATAAAGACCGACCATCATTGCGTGTATGGCAAGCTGAGCGGCTTTTGACGGCTTACCCTTGCCCTCGACTGCACTGGTGTACTCCAATGGCTCACAGACGTACACACGAAAGAATGGGCTAAACTTCTTGTAGAATTCGGCACAAGTCTCAAGCATGGTTGTGAATACATGGTCTGCATACACTCTTTCGTTTTGTCGAACGTTGGCCACCGTACCAATGTCAAACATCATCGCTGTGTAAGCCAGATAGTCCAGAGGCGAACGGTCGGCTACATAAATTGTTTGGTTGCCGTCCTGCAAAAGCTCGATGTACTTTTCCATCGCTATGTAGAAAATATGCTTCTGACGCTCAATAACTTCAGAGAAGTCGTTGGTGTGCATATCAAAACCGGCACCCTCGATCATTTCTCCGGTATTCATGTATAACGGCTGTGCATTGTTCAGCATTGGTGCTAAGTTTTCAGCCAGTGTGGTTTTCCCTGAGCGGTGAGCTCCCGCTAAAAATATAATCTTTGACATAGTTGTTACCTCAAACAGCAAAAAGGGGCACGAATGCCCCGACATTAACTTGTTTAAACGATTAGCCTTCCATCACACGGTAAGCTTCGTGGGTGCATAGCTTGTCGAATGCTTTTTCAAAAGCAATCTGCTCACCAAGCTCCTGATCGAAGTCATCAGGGTTCACGCACGAAGAGTCGCCTTCAACAGCAAAGCCTGACGGCATTTTAATGACACAAATTGTCATCGTGGTTTCAGGCACAATAGTGTACTCAACACTGGCAATGCGAGACTTAAGCTCATCAACATCAATTGCCTTGTTACGACCATCGTTGTCGTTAACCTGGTCTTGACCGGCTACCTTCGCATCGTAGTATTCGAGCAAGCCTTTCTTAATAAACTCTAAAGGCTCTTCTTCTAAGGCGATTGTCTCAGCCATTCTGCCGACAAAATCAACCATGACTTCGTTGTCTTCCTGGCCGTTCCAGATTTTGCGGTACTCACCTTCTTTGTAGCCACGCTCCTGACGAACAAAGTTTAGGGCGTTTTTACCCATATACATTGAATAGAAGGTCTCAAAATCACCGTAAAAATCCATCACCATGTCGAACAATATAATATAGAAATTAAAGGTCGGCACTCCAACCGTAAAATGCTCGGTTAACTCAGCCTTGCCATAAGAAATAGAGCCCTGATTAGGCACCGTTTCTGACCATGCTTGAGAAATTGCTCCCGCCAGATAATCAAGGGCTTCATCAAAAGACTTGTAGCCTTTCATTTCATGTTCAATGCTTGCAGACATTGCAAAGTGGAATATATCGACCAACTCCATTGCTGCCTGATCCAAGTCCGGTGTCTGATTCTTCCACCACTTGTAACCCATGTGGTCGTGAAACTCACCAAACTCTACGTTAATGGCTACTGCATCTTCACGCTTAACTTTTGGGTTAATTGGCCAATCCTTGTCAATTTTTTGGTTAAACAAGGTTTGAAGCTCTAACATTTTGCGGAACTGCTTCTTGTGCATAATTGCCTCTATTGCTGTAATGTTTTTGTTTGCTGTTTTGGGTAATCTTTCCCTGCTTCAATCACGGCATCAATCGACTGCTCGTAATTGTCGTGGTACTCAATTGCGTAAATGGCGTGAGAGAACTCATCAAAGTCCGCCACGTCACAGGGAATCATATCGAACGCCACTGTCGAGAAATGGTCAAGGTTCTGATAACGAACTTCATCCGGTGACCCAGTGCTTTTGTAGTCCACCGATGATGCGTGTACCGCCTCAACTCTTCCCGATCTAAATGCTGCATCCCAGGCACCCGGTCCACCGATGACAAACCACTGCTTATCAAGCCAACGGTTCATATTGGTGAAAGCCTCCAGGCTTTCTGCATAAATGACGGTTTCGCCATTCTCCTGCACCTCAGTGATACCGTCAAAGCCACTGGAAAGAACGACATTGATACGGTTTGGCAAAGGAAATTTTGGTAACCCCATGAAAGTGCCTTTGCCCATAATGACAACCTGGTTCTTCGTTGTCTCTTTGAAAAGCTTCAGCTCTTCAGAAATGTGCCAGGGTAGGCGGTCACCTACCCCAACAACATATTCCTCACCGAAAGCCATTATGACTCTCAACCCCTTCATACAGAGATTTCTCCTTTAATAGCTGAGTGAGGTTTATAACCAACAAGCTCCACCATATCCGGCGTCAGATTGTCGATGGTTGCTTCAGAATCTAACTTCACTGAAGGCAAGCTCTTAGGCTTGCGACCTAATTGCTTCTTAACCTGGTCTACGTGATTCAGGTATATGTGAGCGTCACCAATCGTATGAATGAACTCGCTAGCAACGTGACCTGTCATGTTCGCCACCAATTGCAGCAGAAGCGCATAGCTTGCGATATTGAACGGAACCCCCAAAAACAGATCTGCGCTGCGTTGGTACAGCTGCAACGATAAGTGACGGGCACCATCAATTTCATAGCTCTTAAACTGAAACAGCGTGTGGCATGGCGGTAACGCCTGATTGCCTTTCTCTGCATTCTCAGAAGGAGACATTGAGGTGTCCGGTAGTAAGGCCGGGTTCCAACCGCTTACGATGATGCGGCGGCTGTCAGGCTCTTCTTTCAGCTGACGGATCACTTCACGCAATTGGTCGAAGCGCAAATCCATTGTATTCATGCCGTGATCGATCTTGTGCGGCCAACTGCGCCACATTTTCCCGTAGATAGGGCCTAGCTCCCCATCTTCAGTCGCCCAGTCATCCCAAATTTTTGCACCAAGCTCGTTCAGTCGCTTAGCGTTGGTACTTCCTTCTAAAAACCAACAAAGCTCCGCCACGATAGCGTCAAAGTTCACTTTCTTGGTGGTCACCAAAGGAAAGCCTTCTTTCAAGTCGTACCGAGACTGAGTGCCAAACAAGCTGATGGTGCCGGTGCCTGTTCGGTCGCCGGTCTCAACGCCTTCTGTTAGCACCTTGTCCAATAAATCATGGTACTGCTTCATACTTCCTCCTACGTTATATGTAGGGAATGACTGTTTCACTTTCAGCTATCTCAGTGAACAACAGGTAGCTACCATGAGCTCTCATGTCGTCCTTGAAATAGCCCTTCTGAGCGATGTCTTCAGAAACGCCTTTCAACGTTCTCATAAAACACTGAACTAACGTTGGGTGAGACTTTAAAAGGCCTGTTAAAAAGCCCTGCTTCACCTCTTCGTCGTAGCCCATTATGTTTATCGACTCCAACAGTCTTCCTACTTGTTTTTCAACGTCTTCAGTTACTTTTTGTTTTTGCTTGTGAAGATTTAAGCCTTCTTTATCCATGTTGATTACCTTGCTCGTTGCTGAATGTATTTCAATTCTGACATACTGAACAAGGCAATCAACTAGACCTAAAACAAAAACCCCTTACATTTTTACCTCGACCTTGAGAGGCTCTATTTCATCTGACCTGATTTTGACAGGTGTTTTATCCTTCCCATAATAAGTATGGTTGGCAAGGACAATGAATACTCCCAAGTAAAAAAGGAGAAATGCCACTCCAACTATGCGCCACTTCCTTCTATACAAATAAGCAAGCACAGCCTTTCCCAAATTCTGCGAGGTCAGTCGAAAATCGAAACCCATAAGCCTTTATTGTCCCACATCTTTCGCGAACGATGCTCAAGCCTGATCTTCTTAAAGTTGTCCCAGGCCACAATAACGCCCATTAAAATGAGAACCGTCGATAACAGCATACCGGCTGCCATTTCCAGCCCCTTATCACTACTTGAGGACAGATAAAAGGCTAATAGCCCTGATGTAGCGGTCATAACGCCACAAATTAAAATTACAAACAGTCGAAACATAACCACCTCTATACAAAAATAAGCAAGAACAGCCTTTCCCTAATTACCACTCGGCCATGTCATCGTAAGTGTCACGCTCTGACTCAAAGAAGTTTGTTTCAAAGGCGACATCATCAGCACGCTCTTCAACAAACGGAGCCGGATCTTTTGTAACACCGGGGTAGATTTCACCCAGGCCTAGCGCTTTCGAGTATTGGTTGGTCAGATACTCGATGTAGGTCTCCATGAGCTCGTTCGATAAGCCCATAATGCCGTCACCGATGATGTGATTGCCCCACTGCTTTTCAAGCTCAGCCGTGTTCTTCAGAATGTCCTTAGCACGCTCACGGAATTCCGGAGTGTCTACTTCAGGGTTTTCAGCCAACACGTCTTTAAACATGGCATTGAACAGGCGCAAATGGTTATTTTCATCGCGGTGGATGTAACGAATTTGCTTAGCCGATTCGGGCATTTTTTTGTTTTCTGCCAAAGCGTAGAAAAACAAAAATCCAGACTGGAACATAATGCCTTCTAGCGCCTGGTTTGCGACTGTGGCCAAAGCAAAGTTCTCGGTCGAGAAACCTTCCGGCATCAACACGTTCATCACGCGAACGTACTTGTTCTTTTCGTGAAGAAGGTCGTCAGTCATGAACATATTGTAAGTTTCGATAGGGTCAAAGCCCATTGTCTCGATCATTAAGCTGTACGCCATGACGTGCATGGACTCATCAAAAATCTGACGACTCAACGCCATGCGGTACCAGGGCGAAGTCACATGAGAGTTAACCACGTTCAAGTTGTTCAGCTGAAGACCGTCCAGATTTGACAAGAACGCCAGGGCTTTTTGGTAACCGCGTTGCTCAGCCTCAGTTAGAGAGGACCACTGTTGAACGTCACGGCTCATGTCCACAGAAGACTCATTCCAATGGTCTTCACGCATCTTGTCGTAAATCGCCATTGCAGCCGGGTGCTTGGCCGGTTTGATCTGCATTAACCCATTGTCAGGGCCATTAATTACACGATAATCGTCTAAGTTGATGATTTCTTTATCAGATTTCACGTCTATTCTCCGCTACTAATTACAAAATGAGAGGGACAATAAGTCCCTCAACAACAATCACTGACACGCTTCGCAAGCAATCTCTTCGTCAGCGTCATAGTCGGTCGCTTCAGCAAGCTCAAAGACTACTCGCTCGATGCGACTCTCATCGTCACCAGTAACCCGGTTTTCTTCCATGCCATAGGCAAAGGTCATTACCGTTGGTGCCGAGCGGATATTGCGCAGATGCAAAAAGCCGTTATCCACGTCTTTAATGTCGATTTTGATAAAGTCGATACTCTGATGAGTTTCTTCTAACTTTTTCAACGTGCGCTCTGCACTTTGGCAGGGTGCACAGTTTGTAGCGCAAATCATGAGGACCGTAGGACGGCCCTCTGTTAAACGCTGTACCATTTTTTTGTGATCTAACTGTTGCATGATTAAGCTCCTACTTTTTTAGCTGCTGAAGAGGTTTTTTGCTTCTTCAGGTAATAAGTTGATTTCAAACCTAAGCGCCAAGCCAGGTCGTAAATTGCAGCGACTTCTCGCCCTTTTGTGTCCGCCTTGCAATAGATATTCAGACTTTGAGACTGATCTACCCATTTCTGGCGAACCGCAGCCGGACGAATCTGCCACTCCGGAGATATTTCATAAGCCGTCTTCGTTATTTCAGGCCGGTTGTATTGCTGACACGGCTCTACAACACGGTATAAACCGCCTATGTTTTCTTTCTTGAATACACGGTGCTCACTTGCTTCAGTACAAGGCGTGGTACCGGCTATGTTGGCGATGGTTGCCGTTGGTGCGACCGCCATTAGGTTGCAGTTGCGCATACCTTGTTTAGCCAGTTCGCGAACACGGTCCCAAGCCTCAGCTGAGTACACGTTTGTTTCACGGTTGCGAGCGGTATCAATTGGCAAAATGCCCTGAGACCACAAGCTACCTTCAAACGACTCGTACCGGCCTCGAGTTCGAGCCAACACGCTTGAGCTAACGATTGAGTGATATGAAATAACCTCAAACACTTCGTCTGCCCATTTCAGGTGCTCTTCTGACTCATAATCGATGCCACATTGAACAAGTGCTTCTGCGTAGCCCATGACACCAAGACCGATTGGGCGATGACGCATATTCGAGCGGCGAGACTCATCGCTTGGGTAGTAATTGAGGTCAATTACGTTATCCAACATTTCGATAGCGTCAGAAACCGCCTGGCCAAGCAGGTCAAAGTCAATTTTTCCGTCAACAACCATACGGCTCAGGTTGATAGAGCCTAAGTTACACACGAACGTCTCATTAGTGCTGTTGTTCAGCGAGATTTCAGTGCACAAGTTCGAGTTGTGAATCATTCCGTCGTGCGACTGAGGATTACGGCGATTATGCTCGTCCTTAAACGTCAGCCACGGCGCACCTGTTGTCATGACGCTCAGAACGATTTTCTGCCAAAGCTCAGCTGCATTAATCTGGTGACGCGCTTTACCGGCCTTCTCAGCTTCAATGTAAAGGCGCTCAAACTCTGCACCGTAGCTCTCAACAAGCTCGGGGCACTCGTCAGGGTCAAAGAACGACCAGATTGCTTCCGGATCTTCTTTACGCTTCATGAATAAATCGTTCATGAAGAAAACAGGGAAAATGTCATGAGTTCGGCGGCGCTCATCGCCTGTCTTCTTCTTCAGATCGATAAAGGCTAGAGCGTCTGCGTGCCACGGCTCAAGATAAGCCGCAAAAGCTCCCTTTCTCTTACCTCCCTGGTTAACAGCTACAGAGGTGTCGTTATAAACTTTCAGGAACGGCACAATCCCTGAGCTTCTTCCATTCGTTGCGCGAATGTGTCCACCCATCGACCGTACACCTGTCCAGCACGTTCCAATCCCCCCGGCATACTTCGACAGAGCGGCGCACTCGGTCATCTTTGGGTAGATACCGCCCTCATCAATCAAGCTGTCACCAACAAAGTTGCCGTAACATGAGCTCATTTGGCTGAAGTTGGTGCCTGAGTTAAACAAGGTCGGTGTCGAGCTCACAAACTCCAGGCTGCTCAGCCGGTCGTAGTAACGAATTGCTGCTTCAGTGCGCTCTTCTTCACTGTCAAAGTTCAGGCTTAAGCCCATTGCGACACGCATCCAGAAGTGCTGAGGCAGCTCAAACAAACGACCCACTTTTTCATCACGCAAAGGTTCTTTACGCATCAAATATCTTTCTGTCAGTGTTGACATACCGACAAAGTCAAATAAAGAATCACGCTCCTGAACGATAGCGTCATTAAGGTCGTCCATGTTGAAGCGCAGCATACGCTTGTCAAAACGGTTCTCTTCGATACCAGTAATGATTGTCTCTTCAAGGCCTGGGTACCGTAAAGAGCCGCCGGTCACTTCTTTGAAGTTGTTCATCATCATCAGACGCGCTGCCACAAACGTGTAGTTACGCTCTTCTGATACTTTCTGTGCTGCCGAGATAATCAAGGCATTTTGAATGTCAGACGTTGGGATGCCGTCAAAGAATTTAAGCGTTGTGCTCATTACAACGTCATCCGGTGAAACGTTTTCCAGGTCACGGCACGCGAATTTTGCAGCGGCGGTGATCTTGTCGATGTTCAACTCTTCAAGAGAGCCGTTCTTTTTAGTGACTTGCATACTACCTCTAGTGTTATTTCTTATATCGAGTTACTAAATGTTGGGGTTTCGTAGTATCTCAGCGTTGAAATACACAATCAACCCCAAAAAACGAATTACAATCTGCTAATTTTTAACAGGTGCGAATAAAACGCAACAAACGGATAAGCAATGGCCGCGTTTATCAACGCATAAGCTGGCAGATAAACCGGGTCGAGCGTTTCTATAAAGACCAACCCTAATGGCCAGGCAATGACTGCCACCGCCATATTCACGAAGATCCAGCGAACAAGGTTCCACGATCTGCGAGCCATATAAACATTGCGGTAATTTTCCGATGCTTTTGCAAGCGCATAGTCTGTCGCTTTTCTGGTGCCAAGAAACAGGTCGCGCATAAAAACAGACAGGGCAACGTAAAACGGAACAAACCAGTACGGGTTCATTTCGTGCTCAGTCTGACAATATACCGGCAGTAGCATCATCAACACGATTATAGCGAAAACCTGCATGATTACGCTCCTATCGCCATTTTCAGCGCATTTCTGAAATAGTTAAACTCTTCGGTTTCCAGGCCGGCTTGAATCGCTGCAATAGCGTCTGCGGCGTGCTCATTGAAGCCTTCTGTGAAAACCATTTCACCGTTTTTCTTGTGCTTCTTCCACGGTGCATTAGGATGCACTTCGCGCACTGCATCAATCATGGTTTGCTTGGTTATAGCGCCTTTAAGACCCATAGCCTTTTTGTTTTCAGCTTCACTCAGTTGAAATACCGGCAGACCTGTCTCGTTTGATACAGCGGCCAATACAGTAATGCACATGGCATAGCTCAACTGGGAGCTAGCGTTTTGCGAGCCGTGTGGCATTTCGACGAACAATGCTTTCGGCTTGTGCTCGTCAATAGAGGCCATAACCTGTTTGTGCAGATACTTGGCTCGGTCAAAGTTCTGAGAGCTTTTGCGCACCTGCTTTTTCTTGGACTTATCCAGTTTATTTTTAATGACGTCGATATGAGTCACTTCAAATTCCAGATCTTCAATGTCGAGGTTGGCTACCGCCAAACCCCAGTTAGTCATGCTAGGGTCATAACCCATCACTACTTGCTGCATTTTATACTCCGTATTTTCCCCAACTTGGAATGCGCTCTCGCATTTCTTCGTTTTCACCACGCTTGTAAAGCTCAACTGTGCTTTCAAGCTCCTTTTCGACAATCTGCTCAAACTGAACAAATTGCTCGACCGTTGCTGAATAACCGAGCTCATTAATAATGCACTCTGCTATTTCAACGTTTTCCGGTTTCTCCAGGTTCGCTCTTATGCGTCGAGTTCGTATCTTGCCTTCGACATAAAGAGTGCCGTTCTCATCGACAAGCCTCGGACTTCTAATGACGGCGCCTGGGCCAACTGTTGACTCCTGGTAACCATGCTTTTCTCTGAAGTCCACCAACAGCTGAGCCGCATTAACGTCTAGCTTGCCTAGCGACTCAACTTTTACCCCCCAGTCATCAATAAGGGCTCTCAGAACTATCGGCTTCAACCTTAACCTCCTTTGCCTTAACAACCTCTACATCATTCAAATCAACAATTCCGGCTATACCCTCCTCGTCAATCATTTCTTGAGCTATGGCGGCATAACCTCCCCTCAAAAACGCATCATCCCGAGCACAGGCATTGTTAATTCGAACCTTTACGGTCACCTCAAGATGCTGTGTTTCATTGCAGTGCGGTCTAAACTGCTCGCAGTTTTTCTCTGCACGATCTTGCTCATTAAGCCAGTAGAAGACCTTGTCTTTGCTCTGCTCATCCGGGTCTTCTACGACTTCACTGCCTGGCACCAACTGGATCTCACTAACTTCGTCATCAGGAATCCCGAATCTCGACTTAAGTGGCCAAAAAGATGTTCCGTTTGGAAGGCACCACTTAACGACCTCACCCTTCTTGGTTTTTATGTTGTAGAGGTCTTTGTAACGAAAGCCGGTGTACTCGACCCAACGTCCAAAGTCATCGTATCTATGGTTTACTTCGTTCATTACTCCACCAATGTTGCTTGACCGTCACGTTTGACGACCGTTACTTGTTGACGAATCCAGTCTCTAAGCTCGTTATGACTGATTACCAGTACTGTTCCGTGTGTACGTGCACGTTCATCAAGTACATTCATCAATCGCTCAAGGCCGGCTGTATCGAGTGCATGGTCTATCTCATCACCGATATACAGATCGATGTTTTTAACAGCTCGGGTAGACACCAGATCTTGCAATGCCAAGTTTGTTGACAAGCGAACCTTGCGCTTCTCGCCGCCTGACAGCGCCTTGAATGAGTTGCCGCCTGTCTGAGATTCCACATCAATCGTGAACTTCTCAGTCAGCTCGCCGTTGGCCTTTTTGCTTAGTGTTTGCCATGTCGCCGTAATGTTGCCGTCTGACAGCGCTGACAAGTACTCCGCCGTTCTCTGGTTAAGATAAGGCGTTACCGTGTCGAGAATATGAGCACGAACACCCGAATTCCCGTAAACTTCTGCAACTTCCTTCATCACCTCAACAGTCTCAGCTTGCTCTTCAAGATCACTTATGACCTTTTCATAGCTCTTCTTCTGGTCAGCCAAACGCTTCTCAAGACGCTCAATACTCTGCTTGTGAGGGTTAGACTCATCACTTTTGGCGTGCTCGAGCTGTATCTTTTTAGAGTCAATTGACTCCTTTTCGCGCTTAAGGTTATCAACCGCTCGTTGATATTCGTTTCGCTGATTGAAAAGCGCCACGATCTCAGAATCATCGAACTCCGGCGCCTCTCTTCTGGCCACATTCAATTCTGTTTGAGCATCGTCAAGCTGCTTCTCAAGGTCGGCAAGCTTTGGCTTCTCCTGCTTTATCTCGGCCATTAACTCGTCAAGGCGCTTCTTGCGGACTTCAATGACATCAGCCATGTCATGCTCCGAGTAAGGCTTGCCACACTCGCGACAATCAGTGCCAATTAGCGACTCACTGTTGTCTATTTCACCCTTGAGCTTTCTCGCTTCATTGGCCAACTGACTCAGCTCAGCCCGAACCTTGCTGTGCTCAGCCTGGACTGCAGAAAGGTTTGCCTGTTTCTGAGCCTCATAAGCTTTGTGCGCTGCTTTGGCTTCTGTTCGAGACTCTTCAATTTCCTTTATCTTGTCTTCAATTGAATCGTCTTTCTTACCCTTCAGCTCGGCTGCTTTTTCTCTAACAGAAGCGGCCTTTTCTTCAATTTCTCGCTCAAGGTCTGCCACAACCTGCTTTTGGCGCTCTTCGTGCTCTTTAGCCTGAGACTTGGCTTGCTCCAAATCTTCTTTTGTTGTCTGCAAGCTGCGAGCTTCAAACTCCTTGCTTTGAGAAAGTGTTTCGTAATCCCGCTTTGCATCCTTCAGCTTGTCTTTGGCCAACTTATAGGCGTTTTGCAGTCGAGTGATTCCGGCTGCTTCTTCAACAATGGTCTTTAGCTCTTTATCGGTCATGGCGGGTAAGTCCACCTGAGCCTCTTGAGCGCTATACACGGACGCATTGAAGATTTCTTGACTGCAACCTAAGACTTCTACAATTTTCGCCTGAGTGAGCTTGTCTGTGCCGCCTGTGAGCGATTCTTCTTTGCCGTCAGCAATACGAACAAGCTGAACCGAATTTTTGAACTCTTTGTGCTTGCGATACCGGGTTACCACGTACTTGTCGTCACCGTCGATGATCTCTACCGACACCGAGCAATTTTTCTTGGCTTTTCGGTTAACAATGTCGGTAGGTGAAATGCCCCGAGCTGTCACGCCAAACAGACACCAACTTATTGCATCAGCAATAGTTGATTTACCGGCTCCGTTTGAGTTCTGACTTTCGTCATGCTCGTTCTCGCCCTGTATCAACAGAAGCCCTCGTTGCTGAAGGTTAATCGATGCTTCACCGATTGCCATGAAGTTAATGATATTTACGTCGCCAAAGTGCATGATTAAGCCTCCACTTCCTGCAGCACTGCCAGTGCTTCTTTCACAACACGGTTCTTGCGAATAGAATCGCGTGATTCAACATAGCTCTCAATTGAGCCCTCTAGCGTCTCTGACTTTTCAGTATCAACACTGTCCTTGCGCTCAGTGACGTTGGTCTTCGGTGTAGCAACAATTGACACACCAAGTGCGCCCCTCTCTTTCATGTCGTTTTTCAGAGAGCTTGATTCTTCAATGCTTAGCTCAGAAGCACGAACACGAACGAAATTACCGGGTACGTGGTAAACAGCGTCTTCGTAATCTTCCTCTTCGCTTATCAAGTCCATGTTCACGTCTACGAATTTAGGCGCCTGAGTTTCAAAGTGCTTGACGCTGTCACCTTCAACCAGTATGAATCCGGCTCTGGAGCTAATATCGCCAAAGTTCTGATGTGTTAACGCACCAACAGACACAACCGACTTGTCATCGTCTATGTCAAACACTTTGTGATTGTGGTAATGACCAAAGTAGAAGCGCTTGGCTTTATACTTCGCAAGCTCTTCGTATGAGAAGCCGTGATCGGGTATGCCGCTAATCACGCCGTTCAATTGCGCGTGCAGGTGAACATGAGCGTTTCCGTTACTATCATCCAACTGATTGCTAAGCTCTTCACGCAAGTCATCCAGGTTTGCAAACCAGGGCATTAATAGCGTTTCTTCGTCAATCCAGGTTGGTTCTGTCACAACATTGACACCGACACCCTGAAGCGCTGAACTGGCGTTAGACACCCACTCTGAGTCACGACCTTCTAAGTCATGGTTGCCGGCTATCATGTGAATGCCGTCTTCAAACTTACCTTCGTACTCTTTGTACAGGTTTAGTACCGGGTTCAAAACGCTCGGAATGATTTTTCCGCGAACATGAAAGCAATCGCCGTCATGGATAACTCGGGTAGCACCCTCTTTCAGAGCGTGCTCAAACGCTTCTCGGGTTGCCTCTATGATATGCAAAAGTCGGCTGTTAACGCCGTCCACAGTTGTGCTGAATTGGTCGAAATTGTGATAGTGAGTGTCACTTATCAAGCAATCGAATCTGTTCATCTTTTAATCTCGCTTGTCTTGCTGAATGTATTTCAATACTTACATAAATTAAGCTCGGGTTAAATAGATAGCCGTTAATTTGTTTGACTTTAAAACCCAATTCTTTCCATAACTTTTCACCAGTGCATCAAAAACAACCGGCACAAAGTGCTCATCTTGGTTGGCCAGGGCCATGTGATTTCTCTCGCCGTGTTCTAAAAGAACATTGTCGAAATCACCGGCTATCGTCATCACAACGGCGCAATCTAACCGCTCACCCTTGCATTCCAGTGTAATGATGTCACCCGGCTTTAATCGCTTATGCCATGCACTGTGAAGCCGCATTGTGTTGAATATCTTTTGATCGGTTCCGTCCAACCATTTTATCGGCAATATCGGTCTCATTTCCTGACACATTTGAACGTCACCTCGAAACTCGCAGTTTAAAGAGCATTCACTGCAAAGCGTTTCCGTCGATGACGTTTGAAAACCTGCTTCCATGCGTTTTAGAACTCTCATCACTTCTCCCGTAGATATAAAAAATGCGACACCGTTAGTGTCGCATTTAATTAAAGGTAATCAATACCGATTGTATCTATTTAACTAGATATTTTCCTTAAGATGCTTGATGACATCGCCGGTTAGGTCGTTGTCGTCAATATGCTTAATCAACGTTGCGCGAGGGTAAGTTTTCCCGTCAATAAACTTGATTCGATTACCGGCTCTCTCCAGAAAACCGTTCTCCTTCATGTAATCGACAAGCGCCCCGGTTGTGTCGATACGACCGATTGACTTCTGACCGGCTCCGCTGCGCTCATACGCAATGTTCCACTTAACTTTTTCACCGACCGACTGCGTCACTTTGTTCTTAATGATTTTCGCCGTGATTTCATGCTCATGCACGCGACCCTCTTCCGACTTCACCTTCTTGCCGAGAGAGATACGCACTGAAGCG